ATGTTGCTTTACTTTTTTCTTTAACTTCTTCACTTTGTAGGGCGCATTCAACTCCATATCTTTCCATATTTGTATTTTTTGTTTTTTCTCTAATTTCTGGAACTTGTGAAACATGCTCAACACCATATCTTTCCAAGCATGTTGCTTTACTTTTTTCTTTAACTTCTTCACTTTGTAGGGCACATTCAACTCCATACCTTTCTTTATTAGTATCCTTTACTTTTTCTATAATTTCCGGCACTTGTGAAATAAACTCAACGCCATATTTCTCCACATTATTACTTTTCATTTTATCATATAAATCTTTGGATTGTGTAGTATATTTTACACCATATTTTTCTACCATAGTTTTTTCTGCTTTTTGTCTTATTTCTGGAACTTGTGAAACAAATTCAACACCATATTTTTCATTATTAGTTCTTTTTGTCGCTTCCGTTCTTTTTTTATAAAAACATTTTTTACATAACCCACCATATTCTTTTATTAGTTTTCGAAATATACAATCAAAATTATTATTACAACCTTGAACTTTACATTTTCCTTCTATTCTTATTTTATCTACTACTTTTTCTTTTGAATAATCTTTATTTAAAGTTATGTTATTTTTAGAACAATAACTATCTAAAAATCCTTTTGTATATTTGCGACTCATTATGGTATATATTCAATGAATACATTTAAGTCAATTTCATTGATAAATTTCTAAATGTGTAAACGTAAATCAATAGTGGGAGTGGTTGTTTTATAATTATAATTATAATTATAATGATTTAAATTTACAACGTTAATTAATTAAAACTATGGAAGGTAATATAGAAATAATAGATAATAGTGAATGTACTATATCAGAATTACATAATAATAAACACGAAGGAAATAGATATGTATTATTAAATAACTACAATACGTACCATACAATAAGTGAAAAACTGCTTTCAATATTATCGCATGTATTTATTATGGTTTGTTTTGCGACTTATTTCTTTTTTGAATATGTGATAGAAATAGAAAAGAAATTATTACTTGATAAAATTAATACATATTTTGATGAACTGAATGAATATTATAAAGACCAAGACGATGAATACCAAGAGGTAATAAAATATATATTATATTACGAGAATATTAATGACAACTTATATGAAGAATATAAAAATGCCCAGCGCGTACAAGACAAAAAACTAAATACGTTAAAAGTTCAAGCGGGTATGATGGTTGGTTATGTTGGTATATGTTTCGTATTGTCATTAGTAAACGCAATACGTATACGAAAACATATACATTGGACGCATATTGTAGTTGAGAATTTATTAATGTTTTTGTTATTAGGGATATTTGAATATTTATTTTTTACTCATATTATTATGAGTTATACACCTATTACCGATGAAGAATTACGATATGTGTTGTATAATAATGTAGAACAAATAATAAATGGAACTTATAGCTAATAGAAAAGATAGAAAAATATGGTTCGGTTAAAATAAATAATTTTAATATTCTATAGATTTAAATAAATTAATGTTATAGTGAAGAAAAATATTGATAAACCATGGGAATGGGATTGTCTAAGTTTAAACCCAAACATTACATGGAATGATGTAATGGACTCACCTAATGAATTATGGAATTGGCACATTATAAGTGGTCGGTTTGATATTGATTGGGATACTGTAGAACAAAACCAAAATAAACCATGGAATTGGGGGCAATTATGCCGTAATAAATTTACAAAAGAAAAAGAAATGTTTGAGTTAAGAGTTAAACACCAAAGGTTCGTGAAAGATAATTTATTTGAAGAATTTGTAAAAATTGCCATGCATCCGAAAAAAATAGAAAAATATTTGAATATGGGATACTCGATTGATGAACTTGATGATTTATTATAAATTATTTATTATTACGACGAGTTTTTGTTGGTATTTTCTTCTTCTTTCTTAATTGTATCAATAATTGTATCTGAAAACTCTTGATTCTCCCAAATATAATGGTCCGCATTATCCATAATTATGTATTCTTTCAAATTTTTATCGTTTTCAAATATTTTTTTTTCTTTTTTACTACTTTTAAACCAATAAATTTGATGTTCTTGTGGTTGAGAAGTATATGCTCTAAAAAATACTGTTGGTATATGTAATTTAGTATCATAGTATTTTACATTATCTTGATTTGTTTTATATTGAATTAACCTATGAATATCATTAATTTCTTTATTCTTTTCTTTTATACTTTTGCTATTTTTAATTATGTTTAAACTTTTTTTAAGTTCTTCGTTGTTTGAATATTTTTCAATTATATCTGAATTGTTTTTTTCAGAATCATTTTTAAAAAAAAGGAAACGATCCAATACGTATGGAACATTATCTATACAAAAACATAAAACGCAATCCTTTTTATACCATTTTGAGAATAATAATGCTAAAACACCTCCATAACTATGACCAATAACTATATACTTTTTATTATTTCCATATTTTTGTTTTACTGCGTTATATGTTTTTTCACAAATATTTTTATAATCTATATCTTCTAATGTAAAATTTATATTAGGTGAATAAGGTTTGTATTCGTTATAAATTTTCCCCCACATTTTTTTTTCTTTTTGGTCATCTGGAGTTGAATAATAATTTATATTGAAAAATGGTTGATTAAATGTATATGTTTTACCTATTTTTTTAAGTTCATCTAAAAAATCAAGTTTTCTTAAGTCTGGTTTATTTTCAAATGCGTAATCCCAATATATTTTTGATGACCCATAGCCATTAAATAATACTATTACATAATCGTCTTTATTCATCCTTATATAAATAATATAGTTTAAAACAATTATTAATATGGACTGAATTATTATTATTATTTGTCAGATGAATAACTTGGTTGGTTTATTATAAATTCAGATTTTATAAACGCATCAAATCGTTCTTTTTCTTTTATTTCAATAATTTTAAAATACGAATGGTATATATCATATCCATATAATTTATCCAATTCGATTTTTCTCTCGTTAATATATTTTAAAGCATCATTTCTATTACTGAATATGACATTTTCATTTTCAAACGTCATATGTTTTACAATATAAAACATTATTGTCATTATTATTAAATTTAGATATTAATCTAATTGATTAGTATCTAATTGTATCATTTTTTAGTTTGTTTAAATAATGTAAATAAGATGTGTTATGTTTTGTTTACTGAAATTTAATAAAGTCTCCATAAAAAAATTTCAAGTATGGTTAATTAAACTCAGTTAAATTACATTCCACCGGGGAATCCTACTAAATTAGCACCAATACCTAATCCAGCACCGGATCTGGCAGAAACACCCATACTAGGGATATAAGTGTCAAGAATGCTAAAGGTAGCAGCCGCGGTAAGGGCAAGTAAAACAATCTCATCTCTGTTCAGGGACTTCTTAGGGATGGCGTAGGCAGCAATGGCAATGATGATACCCTCGACCAAATACTTAAAAATGCGTCTAACCAGCTCGCGAATATCGATAATCTTATCAAGCATGTTTGTTATATTATATAATCATACAATAAATTATTAAATAAGGGTATAAATAAATAATTTGTCTATTAATTATTCATATAATTTTATTAAATACAATGCCTCGTGAACTAACCCCTGTATCTAAAACTGACTGGTTGAGAGAAGACCAGCCGATTCCTGGACAAAATTTTGTCTGTATCTCATATGTTGCCCCCGAAGATATTATTAAAAAGTATGAAGTGTATTGCTTCGAAGAATTCCTAAAACGATGGAACTTTAATAAATCTATTGAGGTGTTTGTTACTTTTCTAAATTTTGTTTCCTATAAATATAAAGTTTCAGTTGACGATCTACATACTGACTTCAAAGAATTTGTTGAGTCGGAACGAGAGAAATTACAAGACAGTAATATCTCACTTGACCTAAAGGATTATATGACCACAAATCGCGACCAGCTTTTGTCATCTTTTGGGAAAATTCACGATTTTCAAACAAGTGTTCGCGGAGTGAAAGTAAGAGGCGTTTATAGCACTAAAGATGACGCAATTGAAATGGCAAGGAAACTAAACGAAAATGATAGAAGTATTAGTGTTCATGTTGCCGATGTTGGAAAATGGTTAGCCCTCGATAATGTGGTTGGTAAGGATGTAAAGTATCAAGAAAGTGAACTAAATACTCTTATGGAGGAACGAGAGAAAAATGACATTAGAGCAAAGGCGGAATTCGATAATCGTGTTGAAACGGCTAAACGCGAGGCAATGGCTGAGAATATTAAAAAGGCCGAAAAGACTGGAAATGTGTTGACGCAAATGATTGATGAACATGGACAATTGACTGGTGTTGGAAATATTACCCAAGAGCAGCAATTTGGAGACAGTGATAAGTCAGTTACTATTGATGAACTTAAAGAGGAGATGTTTGAAGGTGATAATATTGTCACATCTTTAACCGACCATGGTCAAAGTAAACTCAAGTCTGGACCATTAGCCAATAAAGATAACATGGAACAGTCAGAGAAAGATACACAATCCTCTTAATTAAAATAATTCAGAACCATATTAACCCCGAATATATTAACCACCATAATTATAAAGTATTATGTAATTATTGTGATATGTATGACCATTGGGAAGAAAAATCATGTCATTCATTAATTGAAAAAGAAAAATATAAAATAAAAGAGAGAACATTTGATACACAATATCAAGGGGAAAAAATAATCAAAATAATAATAATGATACTAAGTCAAAATGCTGTATATCATAATTTAATATATTGCAAATTTATTCATTTACGCTTTCTTGTGTGAGTATATCTTTTACACATAATACATTTACAATCGGGCTTGCATTGGCGTTTTTTTCGTTTCTTTTTTCCACCATCAAGCATGTCAAATTTAGCATTTTCATTTCCTTGTGACCCCAATTCGGCTAATTGCCCTATTATATCATTAGGAGTTTGTCCTGGTCCCCCAGTTGATGTATATGGTAGATCCATTGTAGGAACGACAATCTCACTTGCTGATACGTCACTGGTTCCACCTATTTTAATTATTGATTTAGCTTTTGTTTTTGTGTTTCTTCTTTTACGAGTACGTTTTCCAGATTTCTTACGTTTCTTTCCGGCCTTTGATTTTCTACGGGATTTTGTTTTTTTATGAGACTTCTTGATACTTTTTCTTTTCTTACGCGTTTTACCACCAACCGCAGCACGAAGGTCTTGGGATGCTTGATTGTGTTCACGTGAATTATTAATAGCAGCATCAGCATGAGTTTGCCCTCCGACGCCCGTTACAGTAGGTATATTGATTCCGGCTACCATTTAATAATATTTATTATATTAAAACATGAAAATAAATATAATTTAAAGTCGATTACAATAAAATGAAGAAATCGAGAGAAGTCATCTCATAATTTATATTCTAAAAAAAATGATTTAAAGGGAACTATATAATTAATGTATCATACAACTAAAACTCTTCAACTATGACTTCTCAATCAACTTCTTCAATCTTGACTACTAAGGACCTCGCAACGGCCGAGTTTACTTATTCAAATCCTAAAAAGAATGCTAATGGAGGCAGCGTGATGAATATGTACACTAAGGGCACCAAGAGGTACACGACTATTGCTACTCCCCTAATTACTACTTGGGGAGCACGTGAATCAACTGACCAGCAAGGAAATCCTACTGGAAAGTGGGAACTATCCCTTCAATTTCCCGGAACTAATTATCCCGACGAAGAATGTACCGCATTTTACGAAGGAATGATGGCTATTTCTGAACGTATCCGCGACGATGTTGCGAATAATTCAGAGGAATGGTTAGGAAAGAGAAAGAGTCGCGAAGTAGTCGATGAAATCGTTGGACCATTCTTTAGGTTCAGTAAGGACAAGGAAAAGGCAATGCTTAATGGTCCTACTATGAATATCAAGCTTCCCAGATGGAAGGGCGATTGGCAAACTGAATTGTACGATGAAAATACAAACCCATTGTTTCTAAAGTCATACAATAAGTCAACGGACGGTCAAGTGCCCACATCTCCTATTGAATTCTTGCCTAAGTTGTGTAAGGTTATGTGCCTAATTGAATGTTCTGGAATCTGGTTTGTCGGAAATTCAATTTATGTGACCTGGTCGCTCAAGCAGGCAATGGTTAGAAACCCCGAGCAACCTGAGGTTATTGAAGGGACTTGCTTTATCAAGCCATCTCAATCAGATATTGAAGGATTAAAGCAATCTGAAAATGTCAATATGATTGAAGATGGGGGTGAACCTAAGAATCAGGAATCAATCGCATGTGTTGTTGAAGATGATGACTCAGATGAGGACTCAGATGAAGAGCAAGAGCCAGAACAGGAATCTACTGAAGTGGTTGAAGAACCCTCACCTGTTAAAACCAAGGCAGCTCCTAAGAAGAAGGCAGCCCCTAAGAAGAAGGGCGGTAAGTAAATAGGTAAATAGTTTAAATAATAAAATAAAAATTAGTATGTGGTGTAATGTTTATAATATAAATTTTTAACAAATAGATAGTTCATGTATATATTTGTTTTTTTGTTTGTTGATTAAAAAAATGAATTGGTCAAATATTAATATTACTATTGTATTATTAATATTAATTTATATCATTCCTATGGGTAAAAAACTATTTCTATATTGCGCACAGGAGATGCCTCATATTTACTTGATTGTATATCGTAAAGACAGAGAGGCATGGCAACTAATTCACTGGAATTCAAAAACAAATACATTTATAGAAGGACAATGGCTACTTGGACGACAACTTGCTGTTTATCATAGCTGTTTATCACCATGTGGTGGGTACTTTTATTATTTAACAAATATATATAATTGTTCCAGAAATGACAGAGATGATGTTGATTGTATGGCGGTAAGTAATGTTCCTAATTTTACTGCTTTACTCTTTACAAAAAAATGTGTTGGAAGATATGACCTTCCAGTTGGTTTCAGTAAACATAATAGACTTCCAATATCATACATTCCATTTGAACAAAAAGGAAAAAGAAAACTTAAATATACATTAAAAGAAACATGTGTTGGAACAAACGAGTGTTTTCCAGTTGGACCCATATTACGCCAACATCATACAGATTACAGAGGAAGAAATATAGTGGTGGAAGGACCAACACTATGGCGTAATGGAAAACTTATTTATGATGCTTCCGAAAACGAGTTTGAACCAAAATCACCCATTACCATTTGACTTACACTTAAATAATTCGAATAATACTTTATTGTCTTCAACCGATTCTTTGGCCTCTTGTGTATTTATAAAATCTATTTTTGTTTGTGAACCTGAATGAGTATTTGTCTTTGTACTTGGTGCTCTTTTTTTAGGAGCCCTATGTGAATAATCGTCAACCCGCTCTTCTTCAATAACCTTCCATAAATCAAGTATTTGCTGTAGACCTGCATTAAACCACTCACGGTCTCGTTTTACCAAAACACAACTATACACTTCCAGTTTCCAATAGTTTTTCATAATATATGTATAATTATAAGACTCGGATGTATATTGTTCAACTTCATTTGTCGCCCATTCTCTAAGTTCTTCCATTGTTGTATGTGTTAGAGGGTTAAACACATAAAATGGAATACCATCCGGTTTAGTAAAATATATAACCATTCCTTTCTGTTTTCCCTCGTGCTTTGACTTAAATACATTGTTTTCATCTGAATCTTCTATAAAATCTTGTACGTTTTCATATTCAATAAACTTTGTTTCCAAAAAGTCGCATTCTTCCAGGTCACATACCTCCATTTGTATTTGCATCTGAACCCAATACTCTTTTTTAGGAACGCCAGTTATAACACGAGACTTTACATTTTTTATTTCAAGCATACGACCATACGAGATTGATTTAGGATTAACATTAATACCATCAGGTGATGCGCCAATACATGCGTATTTATCATGACGAATACACCCAAATTCTTCAATGATAGCATCAGTTAAATGCTCGTATAGAGATACAGACATTGGTTCATATTTTTGTCCCCAGTGCATAGCTGTATTCACGTTAACGGAACGGGGTATTCCGTCTGTTTCTGGCTCACAAAATGGTGTATTAAATTGTGTACATTTCTCATAAATAAGCTGATTTTGAGCCGCTTGAGACCCAAATACCTTGTATAAATTACTCGCTGTTAAAAGCAGACTTCTAAATATGTACCATTCTTGCGTTCGTTGGGCAGGTTGAGGGATTAGGCGAAGTTCATCAATACGTAATGAAATGGAATCTTTACTACTTTCACTTTCCACCATATTGTCGTCATCAATCTTTATTTCATCCACTATATTGGTAACATTACATTCAAAAGATGTATTAGTTTCAAATAATTTTGTTTCTTGATACATTTCTATACCAACTATAATAGCGGTCGTAAGTGTTTCATCACATACAATGGTAGATGGAGCCATTATAGAACTTTTAGCATTAATGTATTCTTGTGTATTCAAATCTCTAATAGACAACAATTCAAATATTTCAGTTTTAAGACTTGTAATATAATTTGATAGGTCCGCATTTAACCAATCAGTTGGTGATGTTATAGTATCAAGTAAGTGCATAACAGTTTCAATTAAATCAATCATTTCATTATTTGAAACGTCATACAATGTTGAACTAATGTCAATTGAATCAATGTTAGCAATAATATCATTATCGTCATCGATGAATGTATTTTCATCTGCGTCAAGGTTTGATAATACTGATAAATATTCTGAAAACATAATGTGTAATATACACATTATGTATTTATATTAAACTAATCAATTTTAAACTGATAAATAAAATGATAAATGTATACGCTCTAAACAGGAATCGAACCTGCGACCTCCCGGTTAACAGCCGGATGCTCTAACCAACTGAGCTATCAGAGCAAAATAAAGTTTCGTAATGTAAAAGTGTACGCTCTAAACAGGAATCGAACCTGCGACCTCCCGGTTAACAGCCGGATGCTCTAACCGACTGAGCTATCAGAGCAAAATAAATTGCGTAATGTAAAAAATATTATGATGTAAAAATAAAATTAAAATTAAAATTAAGTAAGGTAAATGAATTAAGCAGTTACAGAAGAAGAGGCAGCGGCAGCAGCAGCATCCGCCTCAGCCTTGGTCTCAAAATGACGAGCCATATATCTCTGAAGATTGAAATAGGTCAAGCCACCCTCCAAATCCTTGGGGACCTTAAGAAGCTTATCAAGGCTCTCATCAACCTCAATAGCACGTCCATGCTTCAGATTATGCTTAGCAGCATACTCGTTGATAAGGACAGTCGCGGCAGTTCTTGCCAATTTAGTACCATGAGGCAAGTTCAAAAAATTAGCAAGCTCGTCACTAATCTTGGCAGGCTTCACAAAACCAGCAGGCTTGCGAGCACCGTTCTTGTTGGAACGCTTACGAACCATCTTATGAAGGGTCTTAATAGTAGACTCATGTGCCTTAATTAGCTCCTTATGCTGGGTCTTAATACGAGTTCCATGAGCCATGTACTCCTTAAAATTAGAAGCAAACTGAGAGGCCTGCTCGTTAAGAGCAGAAATAGTATCCAAAATCTTGTCATCGGCGGACTGGGTAGGCTTACTCACGGGCTCAGAATCGTCAGAAACCTCGGGCTCCTTGACCTTCTCCTTGGGCTCCTTCTTCTCCTTCTTCTCCTTGGGCTCCTTCTTCTCCTTCTTCTCCTTGGGCTCCTTCTTCTCCTTGGGCTCCTTCTTCTCCTTGGGCTCCTTTACCTTCTTCTCCTTGGGGGTCTTGGAGGCCTTGGGTGACTTTTCCTTGGGGGTAGTATCGTTGGTGGTTGCGTTCTTAGTCATCTTATAATACATTAAGGTATGTATACTTTTTAAATACTTTTTACGCAATTGTTAATTAATTAATTATATTCTAAACTGACTGTATAACCATGGAAGTGCGTTTGATGCGTCATCATTAACTAGTGTTAAAGCCCCTAAAACACATATAATTGCTACATCCATATTATCGGTTTCATCACATGCTGATAAAAAGGAATTAATAGTCGATAATATAACAAGACGAGCAGTGTTAATAGATGATGATATACTAAATAAATGGGACATATTAATCCTAAAAAAAGGATGCCCTGTATAGGGATACATTTCTCTTTTTCGTCGTAATGTTAATCTTGCTCGATAATCCCATATATCAGTCAGCTCTACTGAAAATGTCTTTAGTTCTTCTAAAGATAATGCCAAAAACCATTCATGATTACTATAATACTGAAGGCGACTAAATAACATCGATGCTTCGTTTCGGACAACTGAATCGGGTGTTCGAAATTCTCGGTCGCTTGTAATAGAGTCGGGTGAACAATATGATAAATGATAAATATCTTGTCCAAGTCTATAAATACTAAGAGCTTGTTTTATAATATCGGTGGGTATTCTCTGTCTTGTATAAGGGTTAAGCACACAAACATTTGACGACCCTGGCTTATTTTCAGATGTATGAACTAAAAGGTCCTTAAATGATACAAGTGTAAATGCGTATATTTTAGAATTTTCTTGAAATGAGAATATTTCATATGGTTCTACTTCATAAATAGATTGCATTGATGCAAAGTCTTCGTCATTCACACACTTATTACGATAAATAAAGGCTGGACCATGTAACTTGTTAAAATTGCGTATTTGACGTATTCTAACTAATCTTTGAATACGAATAGCGAATTTTGAAAAAAACAAATATGTATACAGCAAATATATATAGTCTGCTTTTTTATAACCATTAGCACGTTCTGTAATAGTACTCAAATGTGTATTAAGCATGTATTTACATAAAAACTGGCGTATAACTGGCATAAAATGAACTCGTAAAACGATTAAATGTGCGGTATCCGGTGTAGGAAGAACGTTAATGGCTCCAGCCATATTAAGTGTAGATTTAGATTGTTTAAGTAAAGATTTTATATTTTTTAAATTTATAAATGTTTGATTAAATAGTAAACGTGACCAATAATAATTCATTGTTTGATTTCCTGTCAAAGCAAATGATAAAATATTATTATTATCTGTTAAACTCATCAACAAATCTGTAGATTATACAATATATTGATATATAAATAAAGGGGCAATCCCCTTTAACCCATTCACACTGATTTTTTATAAACTACACATGATTTACTGTAATATATAGACATTCATGTTCCAAAATTTTAAAACGCATTAATGAATTAGTTTAAAAATATAATACATTAAATACCCGTTTTCCTTGTTCATTATACTAGTTATAGTAAAATGAAAATAATTCGTAATGGGAATCATAAGGGGTACGCCCCTTATTTAAAACGCCTTTGACATATTATGACTGTACGGATTGTCCCAATATGCATCCAAAATAGCCGGGTCATTTCGGTCGATCTGAATTGTCTTATTATATGAGTTGTCATTTACTCTCACATGTTTAAGTGGTTTGGGTCGGTTAAATGCATTTCCAAGATTAGGACCATTAATTCTCCCATCAAGAGTAGATGTATCTTTCGGTAAATTTGTTGGGTTAACATTCGGTGTAAATACCTGAGTTCCACCCTGATTTGTTCTCCCATTTATAGTGGAAGATTTAATTTCGTTTTGGGACTGTCTATAAGCAGAATCATATGTCATAACACTACCCGTAGAGTTTCCGGCACCACCAACATAACTATGAAGGGTTTCATCACGTAATGTTTGAGACGGGGGAATAACATTATCGGTATACGACCCCTTATTCTGGGTATTGTTAATCATAACGGGTGGTGTATACAAAGTAGTTTCTTTAAGAGACGTAGCTGGGACAGTCGTGTTTTGAACATACCCTCGGGGAACAGACGAACCAGCATCCCCATAAATACGCATGTTGGACACAACATCCTCTTTACGTGTTGGCTTTAATACATCCATAAAAGGTGCCATAGCAGCTGTAAACCCACTCACAAGTCCACTTCTTATTCCATTTTGACACGACTCGTTTTGATTAATTACTCGATTATTAGTACGCATATTAAAAGAGTCCATTGGGTTAACCTTTTCCGAAAAATGTTGATTACCAACCACATTGGGCATTGGAGCCATCACACCAAGATTATTACGTCGCGATGGTATATGCGTTTGAGAAGCAGGACCAACATGACGGTCCGTCGCACCTGCGGGCCCCATATAATTCGTTTGTTGACCAGTACGACTACTCTCTTCTTGGATGGGACGAAGTGTATTTCCCTGAACCGCACCAGTTGTGGTTAACCATCTATCTGACGTATTTTCGAAATAAGTATCGGGGCGTTTTTTTTCTACTCGTCCCTGCGTTTCAACTGTTGCGGATTTTTTAATAACAGAATTAGCTGGTCCCGGCAAGTCCGATACATCATATGTCATTTTCGGGTTAGTCGCGATACGCAATTCATCAACAGTTTTGGGCATATACGCATCTCTTCCAGTAAGACCAGTATGAAATCCATGGTTTCCACCAGTTGTAGTAAATCCCTGATTAAGACCCGGAGCAACTCGTTGCTGTTCAAAAGGCAATATACCATTAAGTGAATTTCCTAAATTTACACGGTCTTGCATAAAATCACTGCGATTAGGTTCACCATGTATCCAATGAAGATCTTTAGATGGACGAATCAGAGCTCCTGGTTCGGTCTTTTTAATATCATAACTTCCCGCACCCGTCATTCGGTCAAGTATCGCAGTATTACCCTCACCTGTAATATCTCCGTAATGCTCAAGGCGTTCCTTTGAACCACCTGTAAACGGTGTCATATTATTATGTCTAAAATAACTGTCATCTACCAAATCATCTGACGCCGAATATATTTGATTAATAGTTGAACCAACTGGTTTTCCTCGTCGTTCGGCATTTTTAAAAGCATTTTGATTGAAAAAGTCGGCTGTAGATGTTGTCGCATTTGTATTGGGTTGGTTCATGGTACGTAAATCCGAATCAGACGTAATCGGGTAAGGAGTAACCCCCCCAGTTGTGTTTGGAAGATTAGGATTTCCATTTACCCCAAGACCAGAAAACGCTTCTGAATTATTGTTAGTGTTTGTATTAGCATTAATAGAAGTATTTTTATCATCCGGTTGATTGGAAATCATATACATTCCACCAAAAGCAATTAACGGGATAGCTAGTTCCATATTAATTATACAACTGATAATATATTTATTTATTATATTATTTTACATCTATACCTTTCTTACTTTTCTTCTTATATGTTTGTTTATTCTTGAATAAACAAAAACTAAATTTAATAGTGTACTATTTTCTCTCAATTATTCACTTTCAAATTAAAATAACGAGAGAAATATGGAATATACTTAATTATAATTTTGTTTGAATGTTCCACATCTATCCTTTTCCAAATTTCGCGTATCAACATTTGTTCTAAAGGGCATATGTATATTTGATTTTCTTAAAGGGTCACTAATTAAATACATTGATTGTAGTTGTGTATTGGCATGTTCTCTGATAGTCCATGCGGGTGCAATAGCACGAGATTGTTCCGTATAAAATGTATCATTAACTGGACAATCAATTACTTTACTCGTGCGAATATATTGGTGGTATTTATTCTCTTCTTCAATACAATGGCTTCCATGTCTTCTATTAACACCCCTTAACTCTGAATCGATATCAATTGCGTTATGCCTTAAATTGGCTCCCCACTTTTGAATACGAATACATGGGTCGGCAATATAGTCAGGTGTTGGACCATTTCCGGGTACATTGAGCATCCATCTTCCAGGGTCAGTTGACTGCTGGAGGGCATTGCGAATTCGTGCTTCATCATTACTAAATCTTGTAGATGCCATAATTAACAATTTGTTTATTTGGTTAGTTATACATTAAAAATATAAATAATAAATAGATAAAGAGATAATGTGGCATATAAAAATGTTCTTCAGACAAAAAGTTAAATAATAAATTCATCAAACTTCTTATTTTTGTATTTCCCTCTAATATTTACAATAATTTCTGCGATTGTAACAATTTTAACGTCATAAATATCACAAGTATCAACTATTTTTTCACAATGTTTAAAGGAATTATAACACTGTTTTGCTGTTAATTCAGAAAACGTTTCCAAGTAAATACAATCTTCCATAATATATTTTACTAATTTCCAAGCATAAATAGGAACATCGAGAGACATTGATTCAATAATTTCAAAAATAACTTCCGCATGAAATTGGCATGATTTTGGAGAATTAATATTATACTTATAACAACAATTTAATAAACAATAGGTAAAATCTTCACATTCTTCTTCAGATATGGTGTGAAAATTAGTTGTACGAATTACATCACAAATAAGATTCCACGTTTTAATTGATTCATTTTTGAGAGGTGTTTGGTTTACTATTTTTTTTACAACACGATTTTTTAACCATTTAATTCTTCTGTTTCCAAAACACTGGTTCCACCACATAGTTTAATACATTCAATAGAATTAATATTTAAGTATATTAAATATGTTAAGATGATTAGTATAAGATGTTAAAGCCTAAAACAGTTTAAATGGATTAGTATATTATATACTAATCATATGATAACCACATCTCAATATAATACACACGAATCAGAACCCGATACCGAAACATCATCACATGTTAACATTCAGTATCCAAATATTGAAAATGAGAATGAATATTCCCAGTCACAACCGGTGATTCATATTAGGTTTGGTAATTTTAGTTATTATGTTCTATACGATTGGTATAGATGCACTTATTTAATTAAAGGTCGCTATAAGAATAATAATAAGTATACAGACTTCAAATATGTTTATTTTCAAACAATAACCTCTATGGATGTTGCTAAATTTATTAAAATGTTCGAAACTACGGAAAAGGTTACTGTTCATTTTTACTCGTGTTCTTGTCTACCATATGACGTGGATGACATTTCTCATGACGACTTGTATAATATGTATGAGTCTGATGGATTAATGATATATGGACCAAGTATTTCAACTAATAGTATTGATAGACTTTCTAATCTTATTAGATTGACAAAAAGTGTATTTAACTAAATTTATATTATACCCGTTTAATTTATCTACAATATTTTGATAATTAATTTTTTACTTATCAAAAATAATATTATATTCAACCTTAAAAGAAATAAACGGACCCATTTTTTCTAAGTAGGTCGTGTTCCTTTTATTAATACATTCTTGGCAACATGTCTCACTATTTTTGCATTCACCGTATCATCTGTTTCACATGTTTCACGCACAATTGTTTGATATGTATCAGAAACAGATGAGGAAGCATCATTAAATCCTGGATTAGCATCACACCACGGTTTAAGTTGTCGAATGCTTTTATTTGATATACGATTAACGGCATTAGATAGTTTTGGATGACCTACTTGTTCTTTGCCCCATTCATCATTATCTTTTACATAAAGAGTTTCGCGTTTAACATCGCTACAATGAACTGGACGACGCGTCTCATCTAAATTAGCCAGATTTTGAACAATAATATTGGTTATTCCCTTTACAAATCCATTATCCCCAATACTTTCTAAGTCTTTGAGAGAAATTTTAATTCCATCAATAAATTCACCAATATTAAGTGCGTCCTTACACGTTTCGTTTAAAAATATTTGAAGATTAAGTGTTTTGTTATTAATTATATTATTCGTTGTTGTATTAATAATATTTTGAACAGGCTGATATGTCACCTTTTTAGATAGCTCTATAACTGCTTCTCTCAATTTATTATTTTCCTCACTTAATGATAGTTCATTACATGTTTGTTTATGTCTTTGAAGACTACATTTATGTTTGTATGATTTATTACATAAAGAACAAACAAATTGAGTTTTGGAATTAGATAGTAAAGATATATGTTTATTTGTTGAAAGGTGTTTTATGTATGTTTGATGAGAATAAAATGTATATTTGCATGTTTCACAATAATATTCACTTGAATTAACTTGTTTTATATGTTTTTGCGTAGCTAAATGTTTTATGTAATTTTGGCGTTTAAAACATGTATAATCGCAAATTTTACAATAAAATGAACGCTTTATTATTTCTTGTTTAAGCGTGTTTATTTCTTCATTATTTGATACTATGTTTATTTCTTCATTATTTAATATTGTACTTGAATTATTTGACACTGTACTTGAATTATTTATGTTTCTTTCATGTTTTTGAGTAGATAAATGAGACGTGTATTTTTGTTTTGTATTACATGTATAATTACATATATCACATGTAAACATTTTAAAGCACTTATATATTTTATATTATAATAACCTTTTTTTATACTTTTTAGCCAAAATGTTAAATAATGTTAAGCAAAGTATTTTCAAAAAAGTTTTTTGAAAAATTTTCAGTTTTTTTCAAACGTATTACATAATACAACCTTTTGACTGAAAAAACCTTTTTTAGGTATATTATTTTTTTAACATTTAATGTTAAATAAAAGTATCCCAAAAAAGTTTCTTGCCAAAAGTGGCGCGTTTTTGGACCTCTTTTTTGACATGCTAACAAAATTATTTGGTAAACAAAAATAACACAAACGTTGTTAGTTTAATAAATATAGTGCCGTAAAAAATGACCAAATTTCCACGTTTTTTAATGTTTTTCCAATTCTATTTTACAAAATTAAAAAATGGACATTTATAAATGTCCAATTTTACTTTCAACTTTTTCAAATTGGTAAAAATACCTTAAAAACGCGCCATTTGGTAATTTCTTTATGAAAGTGAATAATGATTATATTAATTATTATTTATAGCTTAGTTGCTTTAAAATAAGTAATGATAATTTAACCTAATAATGAACTCATATGACGTTATTATTATAAGCGAGAGAATGATTCATTTAATCTCAACCATCATTTCACTTATTATTTCGTGTTTTATATTGTTGTGTATTTTGCGTATTTTTGGATTTATTGTAAGAAACGAGAGAAACGAACAAGTCCCAAATAATCATTATCAATATCGTCCACATAGACGCGTAACATTTACATTTAATCAATAGATAAGTTTCAATATAAAAAAATGAAATGTTATTATAGTTAAATATATCGAGACAATATTAAGGAATACTTAAAATGAACTACTACGTTACCCCTGTTGAAGTCCTTCAAAATATTTCATATTTGATGAATGAAAATATACTTAACAACTACTTGTCAAAAGAAGACTTGATGAAGTTGAAAAACTTAAATGTCGGTCATATCCACACTAACACGGGCAATGTTATTGACGAATATGAAAGACTATTTGAAAAAGCAAATAAAAAGTTAGAAACAATCATTGGCGTGAACACAGTAACATCAATTATCATATGTAACGACACACAAGAAGAGAGCTTATTCGACCTAATGAACATGCTATATGAAATCATAGAATCACTTAAAAATAGAAAGGATGCGATCAGAAATATCACCATGGATGTACTTAAAAAGAGAGAAGAATGCTGCTGCTACTATTAAGTGAAATATAATAATCCATAATTCCAAATAACTAATTAGAAATTCTTTTTATTTGTTTTTTTATTAATAATCCATTATTAAAAAAATGAAATGAAAGTGTAATAAACATAATATAAAGTCTTAATTAACTACTAACTGATATTATGTATATTGGATTTCCTGTATCGTTTGCCGAATTATGTCGTCTCATTTCAACTAATCCAAATATTACACTTCTTGACCAAAATCCGCAACCTAACATTAGTTACGAACTAATTAGTTTGTAGATAAAAGGTATAGATAATAGTAAAATGATGTAAGGTAAAGCAAGAATGAACCATGATATGTTTGTATAGCCTAATCTGCACAAATAATTAAGTATCCATGTCCAGATTGCAATAAATATTATATTAATAACGTATTCACTAATAGTGCTTTTATTCTCGGATAGCATAATTAGGAGTCTAAACATAGACATTACTAAATATATAAAAGCGGGGGTGCACAAGTTTTTAACAGTATTAACTATTTGTGTTTTTGTTTCTTTAAATCTTATTCCTATTTGATTTATTATTTGTCAATGTTTTCTTTGTTTTCTTGATTTTCCTTGATTTTCCCTTTTTATTTTTCATCCTTTTTGTAGTTCTTTTATTTTTCATCCTTTTTGTAGTTCTTTTATTTTTCACCCTTTTTATCCTTCTTTTCCCACCGTTTAAAATCCCTAAATCAATTAACTGGGACATAACAGTTGATGTTCTTGGAATAGGCAGTGACGATTTAAATGTATTGTCGTCGACGATAAATATATCTTTTATTATATCTAATGTATTTTTTTCGAGATTTTCATATAGAGTGTCCTGTAGGATGGTTATTGTTGTTGGATCTACTAAAAAACGAGTATAATTACACCTTTCACGTAGTTTAGTTTCTAATATTTCTAAATATATATCACCATTTTCATGATATGTTAAATATTTGTTTTTTTCTGTATTGTTTAGTTGATTAACAGCAAGTTCAAGTGTTTTTAACTGAGTTAATTCAATATTTTCATCTATTTTATAAGTTACAATTGGAATTCCATATTTTGTTGCCTCTTGATATATTTGTTCCCTTAAAGAGTTGTATAATTCCTCTGTTATTTTATTATATTGAACTCTTTCCCAAAACCCATCTCCAAATTGAAAACTTATTACAATCTCATACAAGTTCGAAAAATAACTAGTTGCTATTTTAGTTAGCATATTATAAATCCACGAAAAACATATATAATTAATTATATATTCATAACCACTTTTATACTCATCTGAACTTGGAACTTTGCCTTTTATTTGTTTTATAGTCTTTTCTGCTTTTCTAAATGTATAATTTTTAATAATATTACACTCAATAAAGGCTTTATTTATTATACATGTCCATAATTTTTTAAATGTAAAGAGTGAGTTTTTTTTATCTACAGGTAATGTTTTTTTAATAATAAGTCCATCGGGTTTATGATGATTATCTTCTTCAAATAATATTGTATCATTTATAGTGTAATATATTTTATTGTTTTCGTTTGGTAATATTCCAAAACAAGGTAAAAATGTATCACTAAATATTGGTGTCTTATTTGAAGTTCCAGAACTTTTATAAAACAGAATACCATCTACAAAAAACATAAGTCGTGGGGGTTCATTTCTATATGCATCATAATTAAATAATTCATTAATAACAACTTGACTTGGTTCTTCATATGTAACTAATTCGTCATTCGACTTACTCATATTATATAATAATTGTATATAATAATATTTTGAGGTGTAAATAAAAACATTTGAAAGAAATAAATGTAACCTTGTATTATTAATTGGTTTATATAAAAAATTATAAATCGGTATTATTATAATCCATTTGTTGAGTTCGGGTTGAGTTATGAAATAGTTGATTTCCTACTGTTGGGAGCTCACGTGGTGTAGATATTGGTGTAAAATCAACAAATGAATATTTAGATGTACCAGACACAGACCCAACTTGGTTATTCTCTTTTTGGGACTGTTGTTGTAATTGAGGAAACGTTTGAATAGTTGCGTTTGAGTATACAGGGTTTGTGCTATCTGGAACATATATATTATCGGGATTATTTCTAATTTGATGAGCACGTGACCGTAAACATGATTCAAAGTCAATGTTAGACGCGTACCCAGACCATGGACCTTTTTGGGTTCCCGGGTAAAAAACTTGTGACGTGTCAAATGTTGGGATATAGCGAACATCTGGGGTTGGTTCCTGGTACCCATCAACAATGGGTAATACAACATACTTTGTAGGAATGGGTCGAACACTTAAATTAGGCTGAAGAGGTGCTGATGGAAGATTTCTTCTGTAAATATTCTGGTTCATATTCATATCGCGTTTATGCGTTTTTGAGCATGATACGGCGTGCATGTTAATATAATAATATTTATATTTTGTTTATTATTATAGTTAAATAAAATAATAATAAATATTAATCTTTCTTTATATTTATATGATAATATATTATGCATATATGCCATATATGTAATTATTCAACTTTTAATAAAAAGGATTATTGTAAACATGTTCAAACACGAAAACATACATCAAGGGTAGGACACGCATCAGATATTGTACCAGTTATTACAACTAATTATCATTGTGAATGTGGAAAAACATATAAATATTCGAGTGGATTATATCGTCATAAAAAAAACTGCAAATATGAATCAAATAATACCAAGGCATCATCCAATAATCCATTATCTGTACATGATATTTCGAATAACAGTAATACAAATAATACAAATAACAATACAAATAACACAGATAATATGATTGGTGTTGATATGATTAAATCGTTCATGAAGGAAAACAAAGAAATTAAATCCTTAATGAGAGAAATTATTCAAAACAAAGGAGTTAATCAAACACAGATTATCAATAATACATATCATTCCCATAAAACCTTTAACCTACAGTTTTTTCTTAATGATACATGTAAAGACGCTATGAATATTAGCGATTTTGTTGATTCCCTTCAGATACAGTTAACAGATTTAGAGAATGTAGGTAGACTTGGATTTATTAATGGAATGACAAATATTATTGTGAATAACTTAAATTCATTGGATGTTACAAAGCGTCCATTACATTGTACAGATAAAAAGAGAGAAACTGTTTATGTTAAGGATGAAAATAAATGGGAAAAGGAAATGAGTGAAACACCCAAACTCAATAATATGATTAAGCATGTGTGTGATAAAAACATTAAACTTATTAGTCGTTGGCAGGACACGTACCCTGAATATTCGAATATTCATTCAAATAAATCAGATGAGTTTCAGCACATAATTATAAGCGTAATGGGAGGAGACGAAGCAACTGGTTCTTCATCTGTAAGTTCTGGTATTACTTCTGAAAGAAAAATAATTAAAAATGTACTGAAGGAGATAACAATTGATAAATTGGAACAAGGATGTCCTCCTATTATGGCTCCCCCGTAATAGTTAATAATACTCTATATAATAAAATATTTACATTTTATTATATTTTTTTAATCTAATCAAGTTAGAGGCACGTCTTATTAGTTATTTATTGTAGGTTCTATCGAAAATTTTGTTCCAATATTAATTACTTATTGATAAGATATTTGTACATTTTAAGCCCGACTACGGCACCCAACACCTCAACAATAATGTAAGGCAGTAAATCTCTCTGACTTAACTTACCGGCCATGTACAAGGCAGTGGCAACGGCAGGGTTAAATGCACCTCCGGATATGCGTCCACCCAGTAAAACGGCCAACGCTAAAGCGGCACCAATAGCAAGGTAATTACCCGTGGCAAAAATAACAAAGGATAGAAGAGTTGTTCCTAAAAATTCGACCAAGTATCTGTTCATAGTGTTGTATTTATATATATACTTATATAATATAAATAAAAAGAACAGTATATTAACTATTAAGAAATAAAAATAATAATAATGACATCATTTAAAACAACGTACAGTTTTGAGAACCGGTTGAAAGAAGGAACCCGAATTTTAAGTAAGTATCCAGATAAACTACCTGTTATTTGCGAACGCTCTAAATCTGAAAAAGTAATTGCGGATATTGATAAACATAAGTACTTGGTTCCAGTTGATTTGACACTTGGTCAGTTTATTTATGTTATTCGAAAGCGATTAAATTTGGGGGCAAATCAAGCATTATTTTTATTGATAGAGGGACATAGCCCATCTCATAGTACACTTATGGCTGAACTGTATAGTAAGTATAAGTCAACTGACCAATATTTGTATATCACTTATGCTGCTGAGAATACATTTGGTTGAACAATTTTCGACACTTGTTCATACAAGTCTTTCTTTTTTAATTGCTTATTTGTAATTGTGTTAATTGTTGGGAGTTGCAATGTAATGCTCATATTTAATAAATCATCTAATTTATAAGAGGATATACTTTTTAAAGGAGTGTTTAGATTTGTTATTTGAAGCATATGGGGTGTATATTCAGTAAGTTCATTGTGATTAACTTGTTTGTAAGAATATAATGGAGTACCACCATTATGTTTTCCATTACGATTTTTATTATTAGATGTATTATCTTCGCATTTGATGATATACCATGTAGTTGTTTCAGGATTACACTCGAGAAGGTAAAAGAACCGGTGTTTACTTGAAATAAAACACAAATTATGCTTATCACCAGCACAAAGAGATGCGGCCGTAGTTATATTTAAGTCATGTGTATGAACTAATGATGTTTCAATATTTTCAAGTGTACTAAGCTTATATGGTTTTACATTTTCTTTATAGGTCTTTCTAATTTCTTCTACACAATCAATTTTTAAATTTGTTAGTATGGACATGGAAATGGGTTTCCCTTTATTTAACATTTCATATTCAAGTTCTCCCTTTTGTATCATATACACGCACCAAAATAACGAGTCTGATTGTGTTGGACAGTAAAATCCATCTGGAGTGGTTATTGCGTGGGATATATTAGACATTATGCGATTATGATGAACTGGAACTGGCTTTGGAGTTTCTTGAACCGAATATTGTTTGTTATTGTTACTATTATTCTTAGTATTATTCAGTTCTACTCGTGTATACATATGTGCATTTGAGTCTGGGTTTGGGATTTTATTCTCTCGATGTATGGGATTGTATTTTTTATGTCTTTTCACATTTATTGTTGTATGAGTAAATGGTCTCAATGAATTAATAATGTGGCTTGGGTGCGATTGTTGTTCCATAATAGTAATAGTAATTACATCTACGCTTTATACCCGACTTATTCATTTTTATTTTTTTATCATTTTTGTAGACAAATATTGTGTTTATTTGCCATTATTATTTTATTTTGCACATTATTAATGAAACAAATTATTTGTCAATTAATAATAACAATTGGCTATGTATTAATAACTTTTGGTGTTATGTTGATGTGTTGGGGATACTTGTATGATCGAAATAAACACACTAATCACTCGCAATTTTTAGTGCGTATCTTTGATTACATTGCCTTGTTTTTATAATAAAAATGATTAATTGTCTAACATATATAAATTCAATATACTATACAATATTACAGTGTATAAATTAATGTATAATCGTAAATTCAGCTATAATAAACATACATCTTTTCGCAATAAACAAACATGCAATAATTGTGGTAAAATGGGTCATTTTATAAATAATTGTGATATGCCAGCTACAAGTAATGGTCTTATTGTATATAGAATAAACGCTCATAAAGAATTAGAATATTTAATGATATGTAGAAAAAATACATATGGATACGCAGAATTCGTTAAAGGATGTTATTCAACAACGAATGAATCTTCCCTTATGCAACTAATTGATGAGATGACGGTATTAGAAAAACAAAATTTATTAAACACTACGGATTTTTTCAAATTATGGTCGGATATGTGGAATTTGCCGTATACTGGACCTCCCGCAACGAATGTTAAAAATACAAATAAGCTATATAAAAAATTTTTAGCCATTAAAGCTGGCTTAGAAAATACGTCTATTAGAGATTCTTCGTCAAATCCGGTATGTATTACATTAGACGACCTTGTACAAAAAAGTACAACATCATGGAAAGAACCCGAGTGGGAGTTTCCAAAGGGAAGACGTTTATCGGGTGAATCGGATATTACCTGTGCTTTGCGCGAATTCAAAGAAGAAACTGGAATTCGTTCACAATTTATTAATATTATTGAAAATATTAAACCGTTTGAAGAATCAATTATTGGGTCTAATATGAGACCGTACAAAAACGTATATTATATTGCCCAACTTTCATCAACAATGTCAAGTTCGAATGATATCGATTTGTCTAATTTCCAAAAAAGCGAAGTAAGTCAATTAAAATGGGTTACTTATGACGAATGTATAAAGGACCATATACGCCCATATAATATTGAAAAATTAAAAATTATAAAAGATGTGAATAACATTCTTTTAAAATATTTACCTTACACGGTTTGTTAAGTCTCAAAGTAAAAAACATTAGTTCCTATATTATTTTTTACTTTGAAACTTTACTGAAAAATAAAAATGAATATAAAGAGTTAACTATAGTTATTATAATACTATTCTCTATACCTTAAATGAACATGAGTAATTTTAAATCTTACCCTATATCGTTTGCTGAGCAATCGCACATAGCATATAGTTTTAATCATTGCTTTCCCAAATTTTCTTATACGCCAAAAATAGTGGATAAAAAAATTTACCAATCTGATATTGTATGTGCTGTACCAAATGGCACCCTTTGTTATATGTGGTTCACTTATTTGGCAATTGATGAACCTTGTTGTGTACTTTTTGAAACATCTCCAATAAATAATAATATATTACCTGAAAGTATACGCATAGCCCCATGTTGTTTTCATCCTTCAATTGCGTATGGAATCGGTACTCTTATGTGTGGAACAAACCATACAATCGTTTTATCAAACCGGCTTTATTTTACAATTGAAACTATATACTCTTACAAAGGAGAAGTTGTCATAAGAGAGCCTTGGAAAACTAAGTTTGTTTATATACATGAGTTTCTCTCAATAATGATTAATATACCCGTATTATCTTCTTCAGTAAATACACAGTTATTAATTATTGGTCTTCCACTAATGGCTGAAACACTTAAACAATTATTTCACGAGATTCGACAGAACGCAGTTACATACCCAATAAAACATATTCAATTTATTCAACTGGAGATGGCTCATCATCAGAAAAATATGTATAATAATAAAGGGGTGCGTTCCTTTAAACAACCACAACAAGAATGGGGGTATAAGAATTCTTATAATACTGGTTATAACAGTCATCATAATAAGTTAAATGAATGCCATAACCATAATAGCAGTGGAACTCATAAGAAAGATGTCCCCGTACAAGTATTTCTTGTAAAACCCACTGAAACAAATGATATTTATACTTTATATAGTAATGACAAAACTAAACAACGTGTTAAAATTGGTACAGCGTGTATTAAAACATATGAAACCAGTGTTTTAATGAATAGTTTGTTTCGTACAATTAAAGAAAATGAAAACCTTGACGCACTCGAAGAAAGTGATGATGAAGATGATAATCTAAATAATGATGATAGTTTTGTCCATATGGATAGAGAATATGAAATGGTATGCGAATATAATAACCGTTTTAATAAATGGTGTCCAATTAGACTTGCGACAGAAAAAGAAAAAATATTTACAAAATAATTTTATGATAATCGAATAAATAATAAAATAAATTCGGGTATGATGTATTGTTTTAAATATAAATAATCTAATTGTGATATAAATAGTATATACGATATATCTATATCATTATTTAATGGAAAACAATACAATAACTAACATGGAATGTGATAATATTCCACCAACTCAACCACCAGTTGAAACTGGTAATAAAGATGATACTTCTCCAGAACAATATTATTTTAATTCATGGGATGAATTAGAAACTGATAATAATATTTTAAGAGGAATTTACGCATATGGATTTGAAAATCCCAGCGAAATTCAGAAAAAGGCAATTAAGGCAATTTGTTCTGGGAAAGACGTTGTCGCCCAAGCTCAATCTGGTACAGGAAAAACCGCGGCATTTTCAATTGGTGTACTTAATAAACTCGATGTATCCAAGAATAAAACTCAGGCAATTATTATTTCCCCTACAAAGGAACTAACAAATCAGACAGCAAAGGTTATTCGTTCACTTGGGAGTATGGTTGAGGGGCTTCGTATTCAAGAGTTGTTTGGAAAATGTGATATTGATGAGGGTAATTCATTTAATCGCGTTGTTCCTCATGTGATTTGCGGGTGCCCAGGAAAAATATTTGATATGATGTATCGAAACAAAATTTCTATTTCTCATATTGGTATTGTGGTACTCGATGAGGCTGATGAGCTTTTATCACGTGGGTTTATTGACCAGATATTTTCTATTTTTCAGAGATTTCCCAATAACATTCAAGTGGTGCTAAGCAGTGCGACGTTTCCTACTGAAAATTCCGATATTGTTTCAAGACTAACTCATAACCCTATTCGCGTAGAAGTAGCAGCCGAGCAACTTACACTGAAGGGAATTACCCAATATTATGTAAAGGTAGATGACGATTTGGAGAAGTACGCAACACTAAAAGATATTTATGGATTTATTTCTCTGTCTCAGTGTATAATTTACTGTAATAGTATTTCACGAGTAAATGAATTACACGAAATGATGACACTTGATTCCTTCCCCGTTTGCTGTATCCATGGGGGTATGGACAAGCAAGAACGAAATGCGTCGTTCAATGAATTCAAGAGTGGTGAAAAGAGAGTATTAATTTCATCAAATGTAACGGCTCGAGGAATTGATATTCAACAAGTAAGTACGGTTATTAATTTTGATGTTCCCAAAAGTCCTCACACGTATTTGCACCGCATTGGTCGAAGTGGACGATGGGGGCGAAAGGGAGTTGGAATTAATTTTGTTTCACGTGAAGATGTTTCTGCTATGAAACATATTGAAAATCACTATCAAACGGAAATTAATGAATTGCCCTCAAATTTGGACAATTTGAATGTATGTTAATAAAGGGACGTATTCCTTTAGAATTATATGATAAAATATATAAATGTAATCATTTAATTAGTACATTTACTGAATTAATTAAATAATGCCCCACATAGAAACAGAAGTAAAGTTGGACTTTAAAGATGTCCTATTTCGCCCAAAACGTAGTTCATTAACTTCAAGAAATGATGTTATGTTAACACGAGAGTATAAATTTGCAAATAATTTATCGTGGTCGGGAATTCCTATTATGGTAGCAAATATGGACACAGTTGGGACATTTAAAATGGCTTTGGTGTGTAGTAAGTATAAAATGATTACATGCGTTCATAAACATTATTCAGTTGCTGACTGGGAGAATTTTACTAACTCGTTAACCGAAAGTGAATTAAGTGATGTATTCCCTTATATTGTTCCAACCTTTGGAGTAGATTTGAAAAATATTCATGAAATACTATCAGTGTTTCCAGCAACGATGATTTGCTTAGATGTGGCGAATGGATATACAGAGGCGTTTGTTAATGTTGTACAAAATGTCAAAACTATGTTTCCAAATAAAATCCTAATTGCTGGTAATGTTGTAACAAGCGAAATGGTTGAACAATTAATTGTTTCTGGAGCAGATATTATTAAATGTGGTATTGGGAGTGGTTCGGTATGTACGACGCGAAAGCAAACTGGTGTTGGATATCCTCAATTATCAGCAGTAATTGAATGTGCTGATGCGGCACATGGTTTAAATGGTCGAATTATAAGTGATGGTGGTTGTACGTGTCCAGGAGATTTTGCCAAGGCATTTGGAGGAGGAGCCGACTTTGTTATGTCGGGGGGATTTTTCGCAGCACACGATGAATGTAATGGTTCTTCTTCAGACGTGGATTCGTCTTCGAAATATTCATTTTATGGTATGTCATCGGAAGAAGCAATGAATAAATATTCTGGTGGTGTTTCTTCTTACAGAAGTAGTGAAGGAAAATGTGTATCTCTTACCAGAAAGGGACCAGTTGAAAATACTATTCTTGATTTATTAGGCGGAATTAGGTCGGCGTGTACTTATACGGGGTCAAAAACATTAAAGGAATTACCCAAACGAACTACATTTATACGGGTTACTCAACAATTAAATGATGTTTATAAATAATAAGCATACATTTATTTTTATTTATTGCTCTTATATAATATATAGTAATAATGGCTTCCGTTCAAAGTTCGGACAACTCTGTTAAGGAGAATAACACACGTATATTAAATGATATACAAAAACTTCAATCAATCGAGCAAAGTATTTTCAAAAACTTAGAATCGTCTTCTATAAATGAATTATCACCGGAACAGCAAATTAAATTAATTGAAAAGATTAACGCCATTTCTGATATGCGTATCAATTTATACCATACATTAAACGGATTAAACTCGCATTATAAGAACGCAATGAACACCACTCAAAGTATTCTTAAAAATCAGGAAATATCTGTTCGTATTGCTGAAACTGAATTAAATCGTGCGAAAAAACAGTTAGAAACACTTGAGTCTCAACGGGTAAATAAAATTCGAATGGTTCAAATTAATGATTATTATGGAAAACAATACGAAGAACATACTCAGTTTATGAAAATATTGATTTATATGCTTATCCCAATCGCCATACTATTATATTTGAAAAACGCAGGTATTTTACCCGAAAAAATATATTATGGACTTGTTGTGGTTATATCTATTATTGGGTCGTATTATTTATCAATCGTGTTTTATTCAATCATTTCAAGGTCTTCCATGAATTATGATGAATATAAATGGAACTTTAACGCTAATTCAGTGGAAACATCAGAGGATTCAACAGAAGAAGAATCCGACCCATGGAAACTTCCAACCGTTGGTAGTTGTTATGGCGCTGCATGTTGTTCAACTGGTCAGTTTTACGATTCAGCCGCAAGAGTATGTAAAATAGATGAATCATACAAGTCTGATGTAGAAAACTTTGAAACACAAATAAACAAAAACCCGGGCATTTATTCAAAGAAATATTATAAACCCGACGTTAACCTATAACAGGTATTACAATTTCTTTATATTATTTATAAAAAGACATAAAGGTTTATTATATATATAATATAGTAATTATCTATAGCATTGCTATTATATATCATCAATGTCTATTTCATATAATTCAATCTGTGATATTATTAATACAAATTTTACATTTTCTATCCCAGGCAGCTTTCTTTCTAATTTAGAAGATGCTACTCGTTGCGTTGATAGTAACTTTACCACTCCTATCTCGTGGATTGAATCACTTGATACCGGGATTGATTTTTGTTCGTCAACAGTTCCCACTCGTTCTTTATCATTGACGTCAACAACCCCGTTTAGGTCTAATTCTTCTTCTTCGAATAGAGAGAACGGGTTTGAAGTTGTTCATAGACGAAAAAAGTCTTCTCGTAATAGTAATACCAATAGCCATAATCATGGTGGTAATGGTAATAATAATAAAAGAATGAATTCATCATCTTATATAAATTATTCTCATGAGCAATCAACATTTACGGCTACAAAATTTAAACCAAAAACAGGTACGGAAGTGAATATAGATGCGGTTCGCGTACTTTTGAATAAGTTAACTAATAAAAATTATGGTACCATGATTGAATTAATTACAGTGGAAATTAATAATATTGCCCAATCTGATTCAGATGCGGATGGTGAATGTAATATTGGAATAACAAGTAAACAAAAAATCGGCGAAATTATTTTTGAAATCGCTTCTTCAAATCGTTTTTACTCAGAAACTTATGCAGAGTTATTTTGTGAGTTAATTAAACGGTATCCAACTTATAATGATATTTTACAAACTAATATTGATATTTTTATAGAAATGTTTTCAACCATTAAATTCGTTGATCCAAATGAAGATTATGATTTGTTCTGCCAGAACAATAAATTAAATGAAAAAAGAAAGGCTTTAGCTGCGTTTTTCGTTAATTTAATGAATAACGGTCTTGTTCATATTGATGTAATTGCGGGTATTTTGAATACACTTTTATCTCAAGTTTTTTCTGATATGATGGATGCGGACAAAAAGAGTGAAAATGACGAGATTTTTGAAACAGTTGGTATTTTATTTAAGTCCGTGGTTGAACATCAGTCTGCTCCTACTCTTAGTGTAGGCGAGTTCGATACTGCTGTTGATTTTATAAAACATGTGTCAACTGTAAAGACAAAAACAACTCCGGGTATTTCAAACAAGTCTATTTTTAAATGTATGGATATGCTTGGTATTTAATACTCATTAATATATTATGTATTTCATTGACCTTAACGCGATTATTTAATAATTATTATACTCAATTTTGTAATAATTATTTGTTATTTATATTCATTTATATTTCCAGAGTTTCCTAATATTTATTGAGGTGCTCCTTTAACGGGACCTTCGGGTATTGACATATCAGGGTCAACATCAAAATGATTGGAGTTTTTACCGTACATGCTTCGTTCTAACTCAAATGTATTAGTTCCTTCTAATGCGTCTACGGGATACCCTTTGGGTACTTCAACTTCGGGAAGAATAGGTGCATATTTATCATCATCGGTAAATTCTGTTGGTTCAGGATGTTCTGGTCCAATAAGAGATGCCTGATGTTGCATTTGAGATTCGGTTAATAATAATCCAGATTCATCCGGAGTTTTAAAAGGTTCATACGTATATAAATGATTGTAAATTGACATTAATATGATTGCTGTAAATCCTCCGAGTAATATATGAGTATGGCTACACAAGATAAGTACAGCAATCAGTATTCCACGCCCTAAATAGCTTTGGAACATGAAATTATGAAATTTCATACATCCGCAATATGTTACAATTGCGAAGAGTGTAAATATAACAATCAACTTAACTATCTCTTTTATATCCATAATTAATTATTTACTGTTTATAGTATTATAATATTTATTTTTCTAATACATATTTTATTAACATACTATAAATGCAAAGTTCCGAGTTAATTAATTCATCCTCAGTTATTGTTAAAGTCGTTGTCGGTATTTCGGCTATTGTGGTTGGACTAATTGTTCTACGTTTATTAACCTCCATAATATCCAGTTTTTTCGATGATTCAGGGTCACCTGTATTAATTGATGGTATGGTGGACGCCAAACATTTAGTGATTTATCCACAAGACCCAGCAGAAACAAATTCAATGACTATTTATAGGTCTGTTGACGAAAATAAAGGTATTGAATTTACTTGGTCCACTTGGATATTTATTGATAATCTCCAGTATAGAAAAAATGTATACAGAAATATATTCTATAAGGGAAACCGTGACCTTCAAGCAAATGGTCTTAATAATGTTATTCATGCCCCTGGCCTGTACATTGCTCCTAATACTAATGCGTTAGTTGTATTTATGAATACATTTGAGGTAATTGATAATGAAATATTAATTCCAAATATTCCACTTAATAAATGGTTAAACATTATTATTCGTTGTCGAAATACAACATTAGACATATACGTGAATGGTACAATTACACGCAGCGTTGAGTTGATGGGAATGCCTCGTCAAAATTATGGAGATGTACATGTAGCAAGTGGTGGTGGATTTGACGGGTTTATTTCAAATTTGCGTTACTTTAATAGAGCAATTGGAGTCATGGAGATTGATAAAATAGTTGAAGCTGGCCCCAATACTGATTTGATTGGAACAAGCGAAGTAGAAAATACTGGAAATTCAAGTTTCTTGTCTCTTCGTTGGTTTTTTGGTTCTAATTTTACTCCACCACCATCAATTAAGAGAATACATTCCGTATAATTTTTTTAAAAAAATTAGCATGATACAAACTAATAATGTGAATATTATATTTATATTTATATAATATATACGATAAATGACTAAAACTAAACTGCGTACAAAAAAACACAATATTAGCAAGTCTAAACATAACACGTCATCCAAACGTGTTATAAAAGTACTGGGTACTAAAAACGTACCATCTATGTGCGGAGACCCAGACATGACCTTTTCAGAATGTGAATTGGCCATTTTAAGAACCCAAGTAGATCAGGCCCAGGAAAAACAGGCCAAGCGAATTGTTCAGTCGAAAGACATTTCCGAAATCATCAAAATAACTGAAGATTTTATCAAGGATAAAAAACTCATATGTTATGGCGGAACGGCAATTAATAATATTCTACCTGTTTCTGACCAATTCTACGATAAAAGTCGAGATTTAGCTGATTATGATTTTTTTACAGCAAATGCTGTGTCAGACGCAAAAGAATTAGCTGATATTTACGCCGAGCGCGGATTTATCGAAGTTGAAGCAAAAGCAGGACAGCATTATGGAACTTACAAAGTATTTGTTAACTATATTCCCGTGGCAGATGTAACCAGTATTCCACAAGAATTATTTGATAAGCTCTCTGAAAACGCCATCAAACGAGATGGTATCTTGTATGCACCGCCTAATTTTTTACGCATGTCCATGTATTTGGAACTTTCACGACCCTCTGGAGATACAGACCGCTGGGAAAAGGTAATGAAACGCCTAACTTTATTAAACAAACATTATCCACTTGATAATAATTCATGTAAAGATAAAAAGAGTAAAGTTCAATCAATCAATAATTATATTAAAAAAATAGTTGTAGAAATACTTACAAATAAGGAAGTTGTATTTTTTGGAGGAGTTGCGTTTTCAAAATATTTAAAACATAGCAATAATAATAATAAACAAGTTTCGAATCATTCAAATATATGTCTTGTTATTGCTCGTAATTCGGATAGGGTAGCAAAAGAATTAAAAGACGAATTGAATAATAATGAAAAAATAAAAAATAAAGAGTTAGTGGTTGACATCGTTAAACATGATAATGTTGGTGAAATTATCCCCGTTCATTATGAGGTTCAGGTAGACGGATACGCCGTTGCTTTTATATATGAACCAATTGCATGTCATAGTTATAATATTGTAAGTGATAAGGACGGTAAATTAAAAATAGCCACTATTGATACTATGTTGAGCTTTTACTTGGCGTTTTTATTTACTGACCGCGAATATTACAATAAATTATCTAATCGTATTTTATGTCTTGCTTATTTTTTGTTTACACTTCAAAAACAAAACCGTTTGGAACAAAAGGGTGTATTAAAGCGATTTAGTATTACATGTTATGGTCATCAACCAACCATTGAAGAAATACGGGCAAATAAATCAAAAAAGTTTAATGAACTTAGTTCTAAACGAAAAAGTAAGGAGTATGAATCGTGGTTTTTAAGTTATAGTCCTGGTAAAAAGAAAACAAAGTCTAAAACTAAAGCAAAAACAACAGCAAAATCAAAAACAAAGACTAACTCTACTACCAGAAAAAAAAGTAAAGCGTCTTCAAAAAAGAAGTAAATCTATATTTAACTGGATAAATAAAAAGTAAAAAAATGATTTTAATAATAACTAAGGTACTATTATTAAAAGCTAATTATGTCAGATTACTCGTTTATGAAAAGTGGGTTTAGTAATATTGTAAGCAATGATACAGAAGATGTTGAAAAAAATGTCACTATATTTATAGCTACATTTACCAGTGAAGGGTTAAAACACGCAACTCGTTATATAACTCATCATAAAACCCGTGATATAATAACATCGGAGGATATTAAACGAGGAATGATGCTTGAAATGTTCTTATTTAATAATAGGCCTAACCTTCTTGATAAATTTGAAGAAATTAAATTACTTATTAATGAAGATGAAGATGAAGATGACGAAGATGAAGATGAAGATGACGAATCTAATAATATTCAAGAAAAAGATGACGAAGAAGTAGCATTTACAGAAAATAATTGTGAATGTGCAATATGTAAATGTATGAATACGATATACACACGTTGGGAAAAATATATACCTACAACACGATTGGAAACTATTATTAAAAATAATATTGATATAATTAGATTAAATTAGATATTAAAGAGTATCGATGTCAACGTCATCTTCTTCTTCTACAAATGCCGCATTGGACCATCCTGTTTTTTTATGTGAACCAAATTTTTTATCCATCGCCTCGTATAATTCTGCCATTTTAGGCATTCGCTTTCCACCATATTCATTGTTATGCCATAATTTGTAAGCTTCTCTAACCCCAGTCTTACCAATTTTATTTGAAACATCATCTGTTTTTACAAGACACTCTGAAATAAAGGATGAAATATTATCCTGGGTCTTTCTGTATTGGTTTGTCGCTTCCATAACTTCAGCACAGTCGACAACAACGCCCTCTGTCTTAAACGCACGATTTACAAGCATGCTCATAAATATTGGAGCCATTTTGGGTAGTTGCTCAGACAATGTCTTATCCTTGGGAAATATATATTTTGCGTTATATTCATTAGTGTCACCTTCATCAATAAACTTAGATTCGAACACACACTTTCGAAGACGTCTCCAAGTACCCTCATCGACTGTATCAATCTCAAACATCGAATTCGTGCAAACAACCAAATTAAATTGAGGCTTAAAAGATTCTGCCTCAGCGAACAACGACCTACCAGTCAAAACATCACCTGATGTGATTTCCTTCATAGGTCCTTCGTTCAATTTGGTGTTCTTGGATAATTCTTGCATAACCGCATACCGAATATTTTTTAGTTTCATTACTTCCGACGATGTTTGACCAATTCCAACACGTTTTTCAGTTACAAGCGATACTGGAACAACCTCTTTGTACTCACCAAATCCAGCCGACATTAAATCAACTGCGATTGATTTCCCATTACTACCACTTCCATAGTAAATATTAAATGTTTGATTTTTTACAACACCAATCAAGCAAGAAGCAAAGTGGTCCCACATGTAAGTATTCATATTTTCATTAGGAAACAATTGTTTCATTAACTCAATAATTTTAGAAGCGATAGCCTTGTCATTATTATTAAGTGAGTTATAATCAATATAATTGATACCAGTTGACTTTGTAATATAATCTTGGGGATACCCAGGTCTGAATTCTTTGGTTTCGAAATCAACCACTCCATTTTTGAATCCCATCAAGTATCGGTTTGTATCAACCATTGTAATAAAGTTATCATCGTAAAACAATTCCATTGCCTCGCGTATAATATTATTTTTATCTGCTGTTTTCTTGAGTTTTATCATTAACTTTCCAATACACGCAGCTCGCTTTTTACATTTATCTTGACGCTCATCTCCTGCGTCGTATTGTTCCAACTCGGCTAAAATCTCGTACTGCTGAGCAGAATACAGTGTATATAGATGAGTGGACACAGCCTTTCTAAGCGACAACCCTTTATCTGCCTCCCACCGATGGTTTTTAAATGTATACCACAACCCCTTTCCATGAAGACTAACACAAATATATGTTGATTTGTACAGTTGATAAAGAACGTTTGCAATGTCAAACTCAGTTTGACCGTCGTAAATGGAAACTTGCAAATAATGATTAACTGTATTCATACGCACACGCTCGTATTCTTCTGGTGCGTCATGCTTTGCCCAGTAAAGAATAGACCGCTTTGTAAGTACACCGGCTTGTTCGTTTATATTAAAACGTTGCTTCCACATATTGTATAATTCCGGAATAGTTGCGTAATCAAAATCGTCTGCTTTGCTTCTTAGCATAACCCACGATAAGAACAATTTTGAGCTTGTATGCTTAAGAGCAAAAGCAACATTTCTATTTAATACGTGTGAACCGGGTTCATAATACTTTTCAGGAAGTATTTGTGTGTATTCATGAATTTCTTGAATTCCATACTCTTCTTGCTTCAGTTTTGACAACACATTGATTTGCATCGCGTTTTCTAATGATGATTTATCAACTATTGCGTTCAATGGTATATACGAGTCATCACCTACTACACTTTCTGAATCTGAATCAGATAGTAGTGTTATATTTGTTTTTGGTCGAACTCGTTTCTTTTTTGTGTTGGATTCTTTATGTGTGTTATATTTTGTTTCAATGCTGGGATGAATACTGGGTTTAATAAATCCAGTATATCGAGCAGAACACTTATTAATAAGTTGTAAATTAGAAATGGTTGAAATATTGGTTTCATCTACTTGGAATTGAGAACATTCAGTATTGTATGTGCATGTAAACATACAAGTCAACCCGTACGTCTCGTGTCCAGGTTTTCCAGAACCATATACTTGCCATCCAACTGTTCCTCCCGATACTCCTTCATCTACAACATCACTCCACGTTTGTCCTTCTATAAATGGTAAAGCCAATGGGTCATCTGATGTAACATCAGTCATATCAACTTGGTCTAACTCCTCTAATATCATTGAACGATGAATTATCTGCATTACTCTATCGGAAGATACACCTATAACAATATGAATTCCATCTTTTGTATAAGTTCCATCAGATAATTGGTTTACATTTGGTTTTTCTAAAATATAAATAGGAACAATATCGCCTTGATTAAATATATAACACTTTGTTAAAGATGATAAACATATACTTAAAAAGTCTATAATAAATTCTTTATTGTGCTGACGTGTATCGATTGACGAATTATATTTCATGTCTAAATCTAATACCATGGGTCCACCTCCTAAACTAAGTTGAAATGCCGTCAAATATTCTGGCCTTTTCTTAACAAATCGATGATTGTGATATAATTCATTAAATTCCTCCATATCTTCATCTGGTATGTGATAAGACCCTCCAAATACTTTCGGTTGAATTGTTGAATTTTTAGAACTACCAATTCGGGAATGTGTTACTGGGCGGTCAACATCACCTTTTTTAGCACTGTGTGCTGCTAAGAAAGACGATAAGTCAGAATATTTAGGTGAACTGGGAGACAAGACGTAGGACTCGAAGGATGATTGCCGTTCAGTCATTATCTATGTATTTTATACGAATAATATAATATCTATTTATTTCATTTTTATTTCATTGAATATTTCACTCATTTTTTTTAGTTTCAAACGAATAATAAATTTTACATAAGTTCGTTTAAACTTGTAAAATTTAGTATTTTTGTATTATAATAATTTTAAATATGTCTGCGTCATCTGAATCAAATATTGAGATTATGCCTTCGGCATCGACCCTTGCACATGCTTGTAAATTTTCTCTTCACAAGGATAAACCTATTATAATGGACTATTGGGAAAGCTCTCTTAATCAATCTTCTATTATTGCTATTTCCGAGGAAGATGAAAAAATGCTTGTTAAATCCTCTACCGAATACACAAGTCCAATTGAAGAATCGTGTAAGTCTGGGTCAGAACTTATTTTAATTACACACAACTCAATTTATATTGTCCACAATAGTATTCCAATTCGCCGTCTTTAAATATACATTTAGCGTTTCTTGATATTTTATTTAAAAACTAAGATACAATTCAACATATATAAAATAATTTTTATTACAAAAATTATTTTATAATACTTACCAGTATTAGTATTATTTATTTTTAATTTCATACGAGTCCTCTGTAATCGAGAGAACTGAAGTAGGTAAAAAAGTTATCATGTCGGCGGAATTATCAATTAGATGTATTGATGTATTATTTACGTCGTACTCAATATTTGTATAATAATTTTTAAATAAATAATCAAAAAATGTAGAGTTAAACGTATTTCCGGACACATAAAAATTATAATATTCATCATTTAATTCAAATGATTCTTCTCCTACACTACATGATATAAATTGATTACCCGGAGGGTTAACACCATTCATATTCATAAACTGTTTAAGACGTTCATGTGAATACGCGTATATTTCTAAAAAATCACGAGGGTATATTATTTTTTTAAATATAGTCTTATGAGTATCACAAGGTCTTGAACAAATTAAAAAATCATATTGTGAATTTAAAATAGTAACTTTCGGTTCTATAGAATTTATTTTAAATATTTTTTCTACTGTTGTTGTATAAATCACCTGGTTATTTTTTATATATTCAATAGGATAATGAAGAAAAGATTCTAATTCAGTTTTTTCCTGTGGTGATTTTAAAATAAAGGGTGACAATTTTGTCACAAATAATTGTACAATTGGAATAGGGTGAATATGAGTGTAATATAGGTTAATTGCATGTGTACTACTTATTTGAGTATAAGTTACACCAGTAATAAGCAAATCTCCTATAACAAAAAAAGCATTTTCTATGAGTGATGATAACATCATAATTATAATTATTTATTATTTCTATATTTATATAGGTATTTATGTATTATTAATTAATTTAGTAATATATTTATTTATCTGTTAAATATAAGAATTGTATTGTTTATTAACTATATTAATAAATGCCATATAAGACAAAAAAATATAAAAGATTATGTAATCGTAAAACTCTTAAGAAACATAAAAAACCAGAAAAGTTTAATCAAAGTGAAGAGGCTTTGAATCGAGTTGTTCCATTTGAACATAAAGTTGCTGAACGGTTTAAACGAAAAGGTATTGATTTTACATCTGTTACATACAGTTTAGAACAGCAATTGCTTAAGGATTTTAAGAAAGCTGTTAGTCCGTCTGATATAAATCCCAATAATGATTATTATTCTTACATAAATGATAGATGGTTGTTAGATTTTGAGGTAAATAAAAACCAAGAATACATTGTTCAAGTTGATAATTTTAGATTAACACAAGACAAAGTATTTAATGAATTGTTGGACATAGTGAAAGAACATATAGAAAAGAACGCAACACCAAACTGGTCCAAGAATCATGCTGGACGAATGCGTGATTTATTTACATCATTGAAAACACCTATAACTAACACCGAGTCAACTGCGTATTCCAGACAAATACTTAATAATATCGATACAATTATTTCAACACCCGAGTCATCCGCGTGGGAACTAATTGGAGATATTAACAAAAATGAAATTATTTCGTGGGGGTCCCCGTTTGTTGTGAATATTGCACCTGATAATAAATGCCCGACCATATCCCAATGCTATGTGTCTTCTCCAAAATTTACTTTAATCGACTTAAATATGTATTTTAATGATGGAACAAACGTCGCATATAAGAATAAATATAGAAAACGGTATTTTGATTATTTGAAAGACCTTTTTGAAAACGCATTTGGTAAAAATCATCCATTTAATATCCATGATGTATTTGAGGTAGAAGTACAAATAATATATGCGATTGGATGTGAGGTTAAAGAAGCTAAAAAGAGGTCAAATGAAGATGACCATAATATTGTCACAAAAGAAGATGCTGAAAAAATATATGGATTTAATTGGACTAAATTAGCAACATCACTTGGGTTTGATACACCACCCGATATGTTCATTACAAGCAATCTCCACTATTTGTCATGTGGAAGTAAATTATTAGAAAAAAATTGGCGGTCCCAAGAATGGAGAACGTATTGGGTTTATTTATTTATTCGTCAAGAGCAGAGGTTTAATAAACGCGGACGCAATAATCATTTTGAATTTCATGGAAAGTATGTACACGGACAGCAGGAACAAATGAATAATGAACTAGGTTCAGTGTTTGGTCTGGGATATGCATTTAATGAGTTTTTATCCAAAAAATACATAAAAAAACATTTAGACATGCCATCGGTTAATTACACGAACGCAATGGCTGAAGACCTTAGAACTGTATTTACTCGCATTATTTCACGTAATAAATGGTTTGACCCAAGCACAAAAAAAACTGCTCTCAAAAAGCTCAATAAATTAAAGATGCAAATTGGGTATCCGCCAAATTTAATACCCGATTCATCCATCACGTTTTCCCCCACAGATGTATGGGGAAATCTTTCGGCAGTTTCATTATGGAGACATAATCTCGCTATTAATTCGGTTGGGTCTTCCCCAATTGATTTACCCGAAATAGATTGGTCGCTTTCTCCATTTAAGTTTGTTGGTTCACAATCATACGTTGTAAATGCTTCTTATATCGCAAGTGAAAATAAAATTTACATGCCATCCGCGTACCTTCAAAAACCGTTTATTGATTTAAATGACAGAGGGGTTGAATATAATTTAGCACATATGGGATTTACAATAGCCCATGAGCTTTCTCATTCGTTGGACGATTGGGGGAGTACATATGATGAAAATGGTGTACTCTCCAATTGGTGGACTGATAAGGACCGAAAAGTATACAAACGTATTCAGAGTGATATTAAAAAGCAATATGAAACGTTTGCCAAATATGACGGTCTTAAGTTTGACGCAACCTTAAGTATGGGAGAGAATTTAGCAGATATTTCTGGACTTACCATATGTAGGGAATATTTAAGAGATTTCCAATTTAAGAATAATGATATATTACCAATTCAACGACTATCGTTTGACGTATTTTTTGTTTATTTTGCTTTTCAGCAGAGACAACATATAAATGAGGCCGCATTAACTGCCCAGCTTAAAACTAATCCCCATCCTTTAGATAAATATAGAACAAACGTTCCCTTGTCCAGACTTCCTATATTTAGGGCAATGTATAACATAAAAAAGGGAGATAAAATGTGGTGGCCAAATAATTCACGCGTTTGGGAATAATAGTATTATTATCATATTTAAAATATTTTTTTGTTGTATCATAATATAATACTATGAATTCTGTACAAGCTAATTCCGCTCATTCATCTTTACACGGAGGTAAAAAGCGTTCCATGAGATCCATGAATAGATCCAGATCTGCCAAGAGATCTGCTGCCGCTAAGCGCAGTGCCAAGGCCAGTCGTTCTGCGGCCCGCGGTCGTGCCCGTAGTGCCAAGCGCTCTGCTTCTCGCACCGCTTCTCGTGCCGCCGCCGCGTCCCGTGCCGCCGCCGCTGCTGCTTCCCGTGCTGCCGCCGCGTCCCGTGCTGCCGCCGCTGCTGCTTCCAGATCCGCTGCTGCTTCCAGATCCGCCAAGAGATCTGCTGCCAGACGTTAAATAATTAACACACTATTTTAACATTTATTGTAAATTTATAATACTGAATTATTATTTAGATATATATTAATATATTTTTGTATATTAATAAATATATACTTATGGCGTATAATAAAACTAAATCTAAAAGTCGTAAACCAAACTCGCACGTCCAAAAACCGCGTAAAAATACCTACAAGCATAAAACAACCAAAAAAAATAAAGGTTCCAATAATAAAAAGCGTGACCCCAAATGGGTAACAGCTTTAGCCGCGGCCCATAAATCACTAGTTAAGACTGGCTCTGTTAAAAAGGCAAAAGAAACACTTCGTCGACAAGCCCTTGCCAATGCCAAAAAATTATTTGGTCGTAATCTTAAATAAATACACAACTTCCTTTTCAATTTTGTTTTGTTATTATTCTATAAAATAATAATAATTGTTATTATTCTATAAAATAATAATAATAATACATAAAAATATCCATGGACACAAATCAGAATGAATACTTTCAATTTATTCTCAAGTATTCTGATAAACCTTGGGACTGGTTAGAGATAAGTAAAAACTCAAATATTACAATTGATATAGTGGAAGCAACCCCAAATAATATACCTTGGAATTGGTGGGGGTTAAGTGCAAATCCAAATATTACAATGGAATTTGTGGAAGCAAATATGGATAAACCTTGGGATTGGCAAGGATTAAGTGAAAATCCAAATATTACAATTGAATTTATAAAAGCAAATATAGATGAACAATGGAATTGGTGGAAATTAAGTGGGTCTTCAATAATTACAATGGAATTTGTGGAGGCAAATATAGAACAACCATGGGACTGGTTAGGGTTAAGTGGAAATCCAAATATCACGATTGCTATGGTACAATCAAATATAGAACAACCATGGGATTGGTTTGAGTTAAGTGTAAATCCAAGTATTACAATGAGTATAGTTGAATCAATACCAGATATACCTTGGGACTGGTCAGGGTTAAGTGCAAACCCAAATGTTACAATAGAGATTGTGAAATCAAATCCGGATAAACCATGGAACTGGAAATGGTTAAGTCAAAACCCAAATATTACGATTGATATTGTAGAAGCAATGGGTATAGTGGAATCATCAGTAAATACTTCTTGGGACTGGTCGTTGTTAAGTAAACACTTAAATATTACAATTGATTTTGTAAAAGCAAATATAGATAAATCTTGGGATTGGTTAGAATTAAGTCGAAACCCAAGTATTACAATGAATATGGTAGAAGAAAATCTGGATAAACCTTGGAACTGGTCGGGGATAAGTACAAATCCAAATGTTACAATGAGTATGGTAGAATCAAATCCAAATAAAGCTTGGAATTGGTCATTATTAAGCCAACATTCAAATATTACTATGGATATGGTTGAGGCAAATCTGGATAAACCTTGGAACTGGTCAGAGCTGAGTCGAAACCCAAATATTACAAAGAGTTTTGTGAATTCCCATTCAAATGAACTTTGGAATTGGACTCGTTTGAGTTATAATAGCAGTTTAAATTAAAAAATAAAAATATTATATAGTCTATTATTATATGAAATTAATAATAGAATCTATTGCTGTAGGAATTATAACTGTAATTGTCGGTACACTTTCAGGATTATTAATAGGAAGATTATTTTCTAGTGACCTTCCTAAGGTATGTAAATCGTGGAATAAAAATCATGTTATGGAAATAAGTTTATTCTTTACAGGCGTTCTTGTACATATAATGTGTGAATTATTAGGTATTAATAGATGGTATTGTGAAAATGGACGGGCTTGTAAATAGTATTTATTTAAATACCCCACTTAAATCAGAAATCATGTCTGGCGTATACATTAATTTACCAGTTGGTTTGTATTCAGACGTTGAACGATGCTTAGTTTTTTGAGAAGATGACTCTTTATTAAGTGATAAATTATTATTCCTGGTAGTATGTAAGATGTCTTGATTAATATGAAGTGGTCGCATATCCGATTCTCTTGCTGGACGAGGAGGGTCTAATCGTGTAGAATAGTCAAATAAGTATTCTGCGTGAGGATTAATAATTTCACCTTGTTCCGATACATTAACACCTTGTTTTTTAAGGCCAGGTCGAGCATATTTAGGTACATAATGAACCCATGAAATACATAGTAAATTAGGACTAATGTAACGGACTTTACAACCATCTTCCGTTAATGAGTCAATTAAAAACGCAATACACTCTCCCATGTCGTAATTATGACGCCCGAAAACAAAATTGGGAACGGTATACCAGCATAAATTATTAAAGTCCCTGCTTTTTGACGTGTTTTTAATTTTTGTATGAACTCTTTTTAAAACCATATTATACGTGTCAGATATGTATTTTCGTTTATCTATTTGGGCGTCGTAAAGCTCGTCTAAATTTATTTTGTCGGGTTCAAGTGGTATAAATTCCGAATACATTTATATTTATAAAATGAAATTATTAAAAGTAAAATAACCCCAATAACAATAAATATATTGGGGTTATTAAAAATTTTAAATAACTTTTAATAAGTTGCGTTATAAATAATCATAATTATTCATTTGTTTATTATAATATTTGAAGTATATTAATTAATGGCTAATAATAATAATAATATATTTGACTGGAGACGATATAAGTCAGAATATAAAGATTTACAACATTTAGGAACCGCATTAAGTGTATGTAATCATTTTATAAAATTCGGGATTAAAGAAAGACGATATGCGTATGTTTATATCCCAAGTAATGATACTACAAGTACTAAATTAAATGTACATTATTCCCATAACTTTGACTGGAAAACATATAAACAGTATGAAATACATCAAGGAAATTATAATGCGCGTATATGGTCAGAAGTACATGCGTTCACTCATTGGTGTGAGAAAATGTATCACATATTAAAAAATAATAAGTCAGACGTAACACCCCTATTTAATAGTTCGGATTCACTTAATACATCAACTAATAATCATGTACGTACTCCTAAGTGTGATATAATTTCTGTAATAAACACAATGGAAAATAATGCGGAAGTTCATTTATTTCCTGAACCTAATTTATTTAATGAATTAACCGATAAATATGATAATATTGATACGTTTATGTCATCTATTGCTTCATATAAAAATATATTATTTGTAAGTGGAGACGTTCCTGGATATGGTGGTTCGGCAACATTATGCCACTATCTTCAAAAGTTTATTCAATCATATAAACATAATACACACTCTATTTATTTTAAGTATGATACCCAAACATTTGGACAATCATTTGAACAATTAAACGAACCGAATATTTCATCATCTACATTTACTTCTGTAAATATGTATACCGCTATAAATAAAATTTTTGATTTCAAGCCCGATTTAATTATTTTCAAGTCTCCACTTCAAATTCCTTTTAATAAATTACCAAATTGTCATAAAATATTTATTATTGGAGGGATTTACACAAATAAAATGAATACGTATTATACAAATTTAAAAACAATAGAAGAACATAAGTATTTTATAAATCCCGATGTTATAAATACTGTTCAAAATTGCCATGTATCGTATACATCTTGTAATCATACACATGATATCCTAAAACAGTGTTATGGTATTGAGGCACCTGTTATGTACAGCACATTTATTCCATTTTATAAAAAATCTATACCTGATGTGTCTAATACATTTGATAATCGTCCATACGATTATGGACTTATTGTAAGTGATTTTACACGACCAATTAAAAACATTGCCAAAAGTATTGAATTTTTAAAAAATAAACAACGTGTTATTCTTATAGGAAAAAATAGTAATATTTACAGCAATTACGGAGATAATTTTAAATGTATTGAATTGCTGAACCATAATGATTTAAAGTCTTATTACAGAATGATAAAATATATACGCCAGGATAGTTTTTATGAATCTTGTAGTAATGTAATGGTTGAAGCAGTGTTTCATGGGTGTAAAATAAGCAGTGAATTATCCCAGATGACAGTTTCATTATTTGACGACCATTTAATTGATGTACCAAATACAGTATCTATTGGCCAAAAACTCATTTATTCTTTATCAACTACAGTTCCTTATATAATTCCAATTGACTATAAAGATATTGACAAGTATATTTTATTTAAAAAAAACACCCGTTATATTGTTGGAAATATTCATACTTTTTACGACATAAATATGGATAAATTATTTAACGTCGATAATACAACAACCCGTTCCGATAATATTATTATAAAATACTTAGTTGATACACCAAATATTTCCGAAATAGCAATAGCTGTACAAGTCAAAGAAACATCTATTATGAATATGAGAGAACTATTAAAAGTATCATCATTTTCATCTACTATTATTGGAATGTCACCGTATTATTATGAATTAGACGATGAATGGACAGATGATTCGTGTCATGGATTGATTGTTAAAATATATTACCTTTATGGTTCTGTTGGCGTTTCTCTCAATTCACTTGGATTGAATTTATTTTATAATGAATATATCAAATGGCTTCCAAATATATTAAGTAAAACACAGCTTGAACGGACATTTAATCGAAAAATATTTATTTTATGCTGTGCGTATTACTATGGAACTCAATTAGATAATCAATATTTACAGAAGGTATGGTACGCATTAAATAATGTACCTTTACATTCAAAAAAAGCATTACTTTTATCTAAAAAAATACTTGGTTATGGAGGTGTTCAAAAAACATCCCAACAAATAATTGAAATACTTGATTGTGAATACGACGTAGTTGTTTTATCCCAATCAAGACCTGGAGAAAATAATTCATCTCATACTGTCCCTACAATATTTTTATCAAAGTCATCATATAACTTTGAATATAATCGTATTAATCAGGATATCCCCAATTGTATTATTGTACAACATTCAACTCGTGAACATATTGAAAAATATATCAATAATACACCATTTGATTGTATTATTAACAATAAACTGAATGAAGCTCTTTCGTGGAATTTAAATAAAAAAATTATTTGTTTGTGCCATAATTCTATGGACCCATTTAACACTATAATTTGCAAAAATCAAAACAAAATTCAAGCTGTTTTAACTATTAATAAATTTCATGCGAATTTACTTAGGTACAATAAGCTTGAACCTAATATTTATTTGTATAATAATTACGCATATGAGAAAAAGCCAAATATGATTACATCCAAATGCGAATTTTCATATAAAATTGCGTTTGTTGGACGATTATCTAATGAGAAAAATGTACAATGTTTAATTGATGGAGTTAATTTATTTAATCAAACAACATCTCAAAAAATAACATTATTAATTGTTGGAACTGGTACATGTGAATATACAAATCTGACAGATCAAACCATTATGTTAGGGTATTACGATAAACAAAAATTAAATGAATTATATGCACAAGTTGATTACGTTATTTCAGCATCCGTTACAGAAGGTAAACCATTTTCCGTTATTGAAGCTCAATCTATTGGTATTCCATGTATTCATAGTAATATTAACGGGATTGGCGAAATTATATTCGATGGAATAAATGGATTTACATTTGATTTTGCTGGAGATATTTATGAATCTATAAAAACAGATATGAACTTTGATAATCTTGGTAAGTTATTTGATGAAAATAACAAGTATAACGTAGCAAATGTATTAACACGGGCATATAGTATTACAATAAGTGAATGGAATAAAATGTCATTGGAAACATATAATCAATGTGAAAGTGCATACGAAAAGCAAACATGTACGTTTAAAAATCTAAAAACGGTTCAATCTATTATTTCAGATGACTCCAATGATACAAACGTACATCCCGATGGTGGAGATTATAAATTAGTTACTAACAAAAAGCGTATTTTTATTAATTTTAAACCAAATCCATCAGTAGCATATGGAGGAGGGAATATTTCAGTACATTATATTATGACACGCCTTAATTCAAATGTAAGTGAATTCAATGTTGTGTATGACTTATGTGAAGATATTGACGTATATATTATTGTCGACCCTTTCAAGTCTCGAGATGGGTTTAAAAAGTATAGTTTGGAAGATGTTGTTAAATATCGAAATAGTCAACAATTAAATAATCGTGGAAAAATAGTTATTCGGGTGAATGATTGTGATATAACTCGTCCGACTGCGACTGCTTCATCTGGACGGTCCAGAGAAACAGAAATTATTAAATACTTTTCTGAGATTAATTACTTTATTTTTAATAGTCAATTTATCAAAGAGTATTATGTTTCAAAACTGAAAAAACTTAATATGAACATATCAAACAATAATAATACTGTTATTATAAACGGATGCTGCCCAAATACATTTCAAGCATATTCAAGAAATGATATTTGTATGGATAATATAAATAGTGAAAATAAATTAAAAATAGTTACCCATCATTGGAGTAATAATCCAAATAAAGGATACCAAACTTATTATAATTTATGGAAATATACACAGGATAACCCCGACTCAAATATTGAATTTGTATTCATTGGTAAGTCGGCTCCTGATGAATTTTCAAAGTTACCTATTATTGGTCCTCTTGTACCATCACAAATTAATAAAGAACTCAATTCGTGTCATATGTATTTGACTGATTCCCGATACGATTCGTGTCCCAATCATGTTCTTGAAGCAATATCATGTGGTCTTCCCGTTTTATATTCAAATGCTCCAGGTGGGGCTAAAGAATTATGTACTATGACATCTTATACAATAGGTGAAATGTTTGAACCACAATCGAGCTCAGTTGAAAACTTGATTAAAAAAATAAACAAAATTAAACAAAATTATTCTTTTTACACAAATAATGTAATAAAAGCACGAGAAACATTTCATTCTGAACGATGTACAAGTCAATATTATACAACTCTTTTACAATTGACAAAGGCAACATCTAATTATGCGAATAAACTAAAAATTTCTGTCCCGTATACAAATAATATTATTACGGTTACAGTTAAAAATACAGATGATTTGTTTATTCAAATTAATGGTACATCAACTAAATTACTCAGAGGAATTAATGTATTTTCTCTCAATATATCTTCTGAAACCAGAGAAAATGTTTGTGTATTTATATATGGGGATATCTTAACGCATATAAAAAACATACATACAACAGTTAGAGATTTTGACGACCGTAGGGCCAATACAACTAACTCACATGAAACTAATTTATTATCGAATGGGGAGCAACCCAATATTGTTCTTTGCTCTGACCAGAATTATTTAGTTGGTATGTTTGCGGTTCTTCATTCAGTTGTTATAAATAGTCAGTATACAGATAAAGCTCGTTTTAACTTTATTGTTCCATTTAAATGTTGTTATTCGCGTTTTCCAGCAATGATTTTAGAGTTCAAGAATAAAATGAATATTGAAATGAATACTGCTATTATTTATATAACACCTGAAATTCTGGACCCAATTTTATTTCAATCAAAATGTTATAACGGAGGTGGACATTTATTAAATCTTGGAAACTTATCTCGATTGTTATTGGGTGAATTTACTGAATACAAAAAAGTAATGTATCTGGATTCCGATTCAATTGTCCAATATGATATAATTGAAAAACTATTAATGTTTGACGTTGAAGCTCCAATGTATGCTGGAAAAGCGGACCGTGTATGCTCGAATAATAAAAAGCAAATTATTATTAAAATGTCTTCTATTTTAGATTGTACTCGAGATTGGAGTGATTTAATTCATGGCGTAACAACTATAGACAACGACGAATATGTATTTATGGGTGCACCATTTATAGCAAATTGTACATTGTGGAAAAATGTATATCTTGATATAATTCGTATTATTAATGTTCATAATCACACAGATGGCGGTATCTATAAATTATTTACTATGTCCCTCCAAAATATTGTATTTTATGATAAAATAAAAAATATAAATGAAATTATTTCAACTCTGCAAGACCTTGGTTCAATGCGTAAATCATGGAACCAAATAGAAATCGTAGGAACTGATGTACTGGATTGGTCTGGAATGTATAAGCCATGGTTTAAAAATGGACTTTATCGTCATTTATGGATTAATCATGACATTATGAATCTATCAATCATATACGGTGAAGTAGATGGAAATAAGCATAATAAAAAAATAGAACAATTTTCAACTAATCAAATAAGTGATATAATAGGTGAGGCGTATACATTCACCCATATAAGAGCGGACCATTTTGATAAATCAGTCCCTCATAATATATTGATTGAGTTTGATAAATATTTAAATTCGTTTACTCAGACATCTATAAGAAAAGATAAAGGTAAAATTAATGATGACATGATTCACATTGCTTATGTTTGTGATGCCAAGTATTGGATGATTAAAATGTCCAGAGTACGATTTTGGGTTATAGAAGAACTTGGGAATCGTGATAATATTTGTCTAACATTAACTGGTCCAGGGTTTTTAAATTATAGTAATGACATAACGCTCCAAATGAATGTTATTCGGTTAGGACTTCCATTTCAATTAGTTATGTGGTATAAACCATTAGATACTCATTATAACTTCGACCCAGTATTTGAAACAACATATGGAAGTGCGTTCCCATTTAAGACGTGTTTAAGATATAATGAAATGTGGGACAATGAATGGACAAATAAAGAAATTAATAATAGTAAAACAGATATTATTATATGTCATCATCATAATGATTATAAACGGTACCTGACAGCAGCTGAAAAATCTAATGTAATTAGCCCACAGTTCTTTTATATTCCACATTGTGCTAATCCATCCATTTTTAAACCATGTCCTAATACAACTAAAGATATTGATATTCTTATTTCAGGAGTAACAAAACAAAAGCATTACCCTCTTAAACATCGACTTAATAAGATTTTACTCAACGATAAACGATTTAAAAAATTTAATGTTCATGTATATGCTCATCCTGGATATTCAGGATTTACAAATTTTAAAAGTGTTGCCCAGAATGATTATAATAAGATAATTAATCGAAGTAAAGTGTGTATTGCTTGTACGTCTAAATATAAATACCGTCTTGGAAAATACGTTGAAATACCAATGGCTGGTGGAATTATTGTTGGTGACGAACCTGAATATGACGGTCAAGACAAATTTAATGAATTTATTGTTCCTATCCATGACGGAATGTCAAATAATAAAATAACAGACATTATTACTCGAGTGGTTCAAAATTTTGATAAAGATAATATGATTATTAATAAACGTAACATAGGTATGAACTGGGCAAAAAACTATACACCTAAAACGTATGTAGATACATTTATTAAAACCGTATTCCCTAATAAACATAAGATATTTATTATTTCTGATGAAATACGAAAAGACCATCCAGAATTTAGAAACGAAAAATGGATTTGTGATGTACTTAAAGAAGAATTTTATAAAGCATTTCCAGAATCTACAACCCTCAATCCTATGAAAGCTAATATTATTTGGTACCTGGCTCCGTGGAATTTAAGGTATACACCACCAAGAGTTAAGAGGGAGACATGGCTTTCATATTTATCATCTCCATCCGTAACAGTTATTTTTACTCAACATCATATTGACCCATGTAAACTTAAAATAGGACAACTCACAAATCAATTTTCGTTTATGAATACATATGGGTCACATTTTCATGCCATTTGTAGTAATACAATGAAAGATATGCAACCTTACTTTCCTGTAGAGAAAACAAGTTGTAAGTTTTTATGGATTAACGATAACAATTATTTTCCAATTATTGATAAATCAAAACTTCGAGAAAACTTTGGGTTTAACTCATCTGATTATTTAATTGGAAGTTTCCAAAAAGATACTGAAGGACAAACAAATATGCCCAAGTTATCAAAGGGTCCTGATATATTTGTCAATATTATTAAGGATATGTTTAAAACAAATCCAAACATATGTGTAGTCCTAACGGGGCTACGTCGTGAATATATTATTAACGAATTAACAAAATCTGGAATCAATTATAAATATTTTAACATGGTTTCTCTCGATATAATTAATCAATTGTATAATTGTTTAGATTTATATTTGGTTGCTTCACGATGTGAAGGTGGTCCAAGAGCAATTGTTGAATGTGGTTTGACAAATACACCGATTATATCAACACGTGTAGGAATCTCAACGGAATTAATGGATGAACGGCTACTGTTTGATGTGGAAAATTGGGAGACTTATAAAAATGCTATGTATTTCAAAAATTCGACTGGACCGCTTAGAAACAAAGTTTTGAAATTATCCAGTGATAAATACATGAACGAATTTCATCAGTATATTGAAAACACGAATAATTACAATAATTAAAATAATAATATATAATATAATCAATATGTTTAATAACGATACATTTACAAATGCATTGTTTGATTGGAGTGAAGACCCAGAAAGTGCTACACAAACACATGGACATATTAGTACGTGGGATGTGAGTAACGTAACAAACATGTGTAATGTGTTTAACTTTCCTGAATATAGTTCATTTAATGAAGATATTAGTAATTGGGATGTTTCAAATGTTACTAATATGAGTCGTATGTTTAAAAATGCAAAATCATTTAATCAAGATATTAGTAAGTGGGATGTTTCAAATGTTACTAATATGAGTAGTATGTTTGAAAGAGCAGATACATTTAATCAAAATATAGGAAATTGGAATGTTTCAAAGGTTACTAATATGAGTAATATGTTTTTTGGGGCATACGAATTTAACGGAGATATTAGTAATTGGGACGTTTCAAATGTTACTGATATGAGTAGTATGTTTCATTTAGCAGAGGAATTTAATCAAGATATTGGAAGTTGGGATGTTTCACAAGTTACTAATATGAATTCTATGTTTAAGAGTGATGATATAGATAATGATGATGGACAACAAATATATTATAAGTTTAATCAACCTATTGGCAATTGGAATATTTCAAATGTTACTAATATGAGGATGATGTTTGAAAATTCAAATAATTTTACTCATTCTCTTTCAAATTGGAAAGATAAATTATCAAAAGAAGTCAAAAATACTATTAATTATAGTTCGGTTAATAAGAATAATTATCCAACAGAATTTAGTATACTTTTTAAACCAAGTGACAAACCAGTGTTTTATAATGATACACTTGCACAAGCAGTGGATGATTGGTGTGAAGACCCAGAAAGTGCTGAACAAACACATGGACATATTAGTACGTGGGATGTGAGTAACGTAACAGACATGAGTAAATTGTTTATATGTAGTACATTTAATGAAGATATTAGTAATTGGGATGTTTCAAATGTTATAGATATGAGTAATATGTTTGACAATATAAATTCATTTAATCAAGATATTGGAAGTTGGGATGTTTCAAATGTTACAAATATGAGTTATATGTTTCACAAAGCATCTTTGTTTGACAAACCTTTAAATAATTGGGATGTTTCAAATGTTACAGATATGAGTTATATGTTTGACAATGCACATTCATTTAATCAAGATATTGGAAGTTGGGATGTTTCAAATGTAAAAGAAATGGACAATATGTTTTCAAACGCAACTGTATTTAATCAACCTTTAAATAATTGGAATGTGAAAAATGTAGAAAATATGAATGGCATGTTTGAAGACGCAATATCATTTAATCAACCAATCAATGATTGGGATTTATCTAGTATACGTTATAATGTGAATATGTTTCGAGGTAGTACTGCTTATTCGTATGAAATTCCTGAGGCTACACGATCCCAGTTGGATGATGAAATTCCTGAGGCTGAAATAAAAAATTTATGGGAAGGAGAGAAGAGTACAGAATTTCCACTTCTCACAGAATTAAGTTCAGAAATACCCGAAAAAATAGGCAAGCTTACTACAAATTATATTATATCCGGGATAGAGGAACCTATTAATGAAATTATTTCAGACTTAATTGAATCTGATTTTAACCCTATAGTATTATTAAAACCCGATTTTAAAAACTTTGATGTTATTGGTATTAATTGGCCAACCAATAAAGTATTTGTGGAATGTACAGATGAAGCTCCAGATGAGTGGCAAGGTAGAACTTCATATAGTAAATATATAAATCAACCACAAACAACTTATTTAAAAATTCCATTTAAGGGATTTCCCATTATGGTTGCTACACCTGATTGGTGGGGAACACGTGATAAATCAATCATTGATACAATATTTTTTAAGTTAGTTGAACGTCCGAAAAAATTATTTAAATTTATGGATTATGCGTTGACAAAAGTAACTGAAACTAAAACTCAAAATGGTAGTACGTATACGAACGAATATATGGATGGTGAAGCCGGTGCTGACCATTGTAATCAAAGACAAAATGAAAAGCAAATATCATATGACCTTGTACCTATATCAAAATCTGAGATTGATGCTATGGAAAGTACTATTGGCGGACGGGGGGTTAAAAAGCCACAAAAAAGAGTAACGCGACGACGTAAATATAATAGTAAAAAGAAATCGTTTAAGCGTACTATTAAACAATCTGTCAAACATAAAAAACGTCCGAAAATGACAAAAAAAAGAAAGCCGCATTATAATCGTTATACAAAAAAACAAAAAACAAAAAACAAGAAAAACAAGAAATAAAGATAATTAATAACACGAAACTATTGAATAATAGCAGATATAATATAATATAATTTAATATACAAGTATTTTAAATACCTGTATATAATTATCTATCCAAACAATAAAATAATGGACGAACCGCGTATACAACTAAATAACAAAAGTAAAAGCGATTCATTTATCAACGATGGGCAATTAGCAGACAGTTCTCTCAAACTATCACATAATAGTTGGAAATTAATTGATAAATACTTTATAGACAATCCTACAAGTCTCGTAGACCATCACTTAGAATCATACAATGATTTTATGAATAACGGAATACAGAGAATTTTTACCGAAAATAATCCCATTCGAATTATCGAAAATGAGGGGGAGGACGTTAATTCGGAAACTCGAAATGAGTGCTTGGTTTATTTAGGAGGCAAAGACGGAACAAAAATATATTACGGAAAACCCGTTATTTACAATGAACAACGAACTCAATACATGTACCCAAACAGCGCAAGACTTCAAAATATGACGTATGGTACAAGCATTCAATATGAAGTAGACATTGAATTTATTTATTATGACGTGAATTCCGAACGACGTGTATTTGAAACAACTCTTCCCAAGATGATGACGCTTGGACGATTTCCTATTATGATTAATTCCCAATTATGTATTTTACATGGATTAACGAGAGAAGCCAAGTTTGGTTTAGGTGAATGCAAAAATGACAATGGTGGGTACTTTATCATTGATGGAAAAGAAAAGGTTATCATGTCACAAGAGAAATTTGCCAATAATATGATTTATATCCAAAAGCACGCAATTGATGATACGTACAGTTATACAGCCAATATTCGTTCTGTTTCAGAAGATAGTTCTAAACAAATACGAACAACCGCAATAGGAATCGTTTCAGGTGGAACACATGATGACTCGCATCAGCTTGGTGTTCCACAGGGTCAAGACAGTAATAACCCAGCTGACGTTAAACGTACTGGAAACCCAACTACTAAAGCATTTACATATAATAATATTGTGGTAATTGTTCCTAATGTAAGAACACCGGTTCCTCTTTTTATTTTAATGCGTGCCCTTGGAATTATTTCCGATAAGGATATTATTAATACATGTTTGCTTGGATTTGAGGGAAATGACGATTTGGTTGATTTGTTTAGACCAAGTGTTCATGACGCATCACCTGTATTTACTCAACGTGCGGCTCTTGAATTTATTAAAACGTTCACAAAAATAAATTCTATTTCAGGAGTACTTGAAATTTTATCGGATTATTTCCTACCTCATGTAGGCGAAACTAATTTTATTGAAAAGGCCTACTTTGTAGGAATGATGGTGAAAAAAATGCTACTTACGTCGGCTGGGTACAACCTTCCCACTGACCGAGACAATTTCAAGTATAAGAGAGTAGAAACATCTGGTAATCTTCTTTATGATTTGTTTCGAGAGTACTTCTTAATTGAAAAGAAAAACATTACTCAGAAAATCGGAATTGAGTATAATAATAATATTGGAATTTACACGGATACAATTGTACGGGGTTCAGACTTATCAGAAGATGATATGGGCGACCATATGTTTTACAAGCTAATGACGCCTGAGTCAAATCTAATTGAATTTTTCAAAGATAAATTACTTGAACAAGGTATTACAAAAGCATTCAAGGGTAATTGGGGGTCTCAATCGTATACAAAACGGCTTGGTATTGTCCAAGGACTGGACCGTCTTAGTTGGTACTCCCATCTTCATGCTCTTCGTAAATTGATATTACCGCTTGATTCAAGTGCTAAGGTAGTTGGACCTCGTAGACTTCATTCATCTCAATGGGGTATTATCGACCCAATTGATACGCCGGACGGAGGTCATGTTGGGCTTCATAAGCAAATGACTATTTGTGCACACATTACAAGCGGATACCCTGTATCAAAAATGATTGACTGGCTTTTTAAGCATATGGATATGTATGTTCATCCAATCACTGATTTTTCTCCTGAGTATCTGGGGAAAATCAGTAAAGTACTTGTTAACGGACAATGGATTGGGTCTACCAGTATGCCTACAAGCGTTGTCACTAAGATGAAAATTTACAGACGAAACGGAATTATACCTGTGTTTACGAGTATTTCTATGGACTATAAAACCGCGGATGTTATTATTTACACAGATGCTGGACGACTTTCAAGGCCTATTTATTATTTAAATTCTGATAAAACAAATTACCACAAAAATATTGAAGAGTTATTTGATACTGACCAAATTACATGGGAGCAAATTGTGTCGGGTACTCGTTCTAAGTCAGTCGAGGCATTTAGTCATAAACAAAACAAGGTATTTTCACCTCATCAATTATACCCGGAATTGGTAGAAGAAAATGACAAAAAGAACGATAGTGGGGAACGCGAAGATAAAAACGACAAGTATTTGTTCAGGGAACTAAATAAAACAGCTTCTATGATTGATTATATGGATTCATCCGAGGCCGAGTCTCCACTTATTGCTATGCTTCCTGATGATTTAACCAATACCGAGACGTCACAATTGCCTTATACTCATTTGGAAATTGACCCATCTCTTATTCTTGGTATGTTGAGTAATCAAACCATTTACCCCGAGCATAACCCTATTGCTCGTAATGTGTTTTCATGTGGACAGGCAAAGCAAGCTGTTTCGTTATACCATTCAAATTTCCAGTCTCGTATGGATAAGATGGGAGTAATACTTAATTATGGTCAAACACCACTGGTTAAATCTACGTACATGAAATATGTAAACAATGAGGAACATCCTAATGGTGTTAATACAATTGTGGCTATTATGTCTTACACTGGTTATAACGTTGAAGATGCCATTTTGGTGAATAAAGGAGCACTTGACCGTGGACTTTTTAGAACAACATACATGACAAGTTATGAAACAAAAGAAGAAAGTGAAGTAATAAGTGGTGGTAGTCGGTCTAAATTTGCTAATATTGAACAAACGCCCAATGTATCAAAATTAAAGAAAGATTATGATTATAGTTTTCTTGACGAACGGGGTATTATTCATGAAGGTACTCAGGTAACTGATAAAACTATTTTGGCGGGTAAAATAAGTAATGGAGGAGAGAATGATACGTGGGCAGATGATTCGTTAAAAACAAAAAGAGGTCAACTTGGAGTAGTAGATAAAACGTTCTTAACCGAGAGCGAAGAAGGATTTAATTTGGCCAAGGTTAGAATACGTCACGACAGAACTCCCCAAATAGGAGATAAAATGGTATCAAGAGCTGGTCAAAAGGGAACAATTGGGTTAGTTATTGAGGAAGAAGATATGCCGTTTACAGCAGATGGAATACGCCCTGATTTAATTATTAACCCCCATGCAGTCCCGTCTCGAATGACAATCGGGCAATTGATTGAATCTGTTTTGGGTACAGTTGGTTCTACAGTTGGCGCGTTTGGAAACAGTACAGTATTCCAAAGTAAAGGGTCAAAACTTGATATGTACGGACAGATAATGAATCAGTATGGATTTCAATCGGAGGGGCTCCAATTATTATATAACGGTGAAAACGGCGAACAAATTAAAAGCGATATTTTTATTGGTCCAACTTATTACATGCGTCTCAAGCACATGGTTAAGGATAAGGTGAATTATCGTGCCAGAGGAAAACGTGATATTTTAACACGACAGACAAACCAGGGGCGTGCAGATGAGGGTGGATTACGAGTGGGAGAAATGGAACGTGATGGAATTCTTGGTCATGGGATAACCAAGTTTTTAACGGATTCATTTATTAATAGAGGCGATGAGTTCTTTATGGGTATTTGTAATACAACTGGTACTGTAGCGGTGTACAATAAAGCACTTGATTTATTCTATAGTCCGTTTGCCGACGGACCTGTTAATTTCCACGTAAATCCTGACTCGTCTATGAAATTAAATAATGTCACAAAGTATGGACGTAGTTTCAGTCTTGTACGAGTTCCATATGCTTTTAAGTTGCTTATTCAAGAACTTCAAATTATGAATGTACAGCTTCGTATTGTTACCGAAGATAACATAAACCATTTGTCCACGATGAAAGGTTCAACGAATATTCAAAAGTTGTTAGGATTAGGTGAAGGACTTGACCCAAATATTGAATCATCTGTTATTTCAGACCCAAGTGTTATGGATGAAAAATACAACGAAATTGTTGAGAGTAATATGGATAAGTATAATAAAACTCAATCAACTGATGAAGTGTTAAAGCATATTACGGACATTATCCATAATCTTGATTTACCAGAACAAATTGATGAAGACAATATTAACGATGGAATAGATAAATATATTCAATCTGACATTAACCCATCTAATCTTGTCGAAAAATATAATTTGGATGGGTATGCTCTTAGTTACACAGATAAAATACAGTGCCTTAAGAAAACAAACATTATTCCAGCTCTTACGGACCCGAATGAGTTTTATGCGTTAGCATCGGTTATTTTACCAAATAAATATCATGATGAATCTAAGTCTGATAATAACAATTCTAATAAGCGTCCATCCGAGTTAGATTTACCAATTTATACTGATTTAACAAACGATGATGTAATTAACACATTTAACTATTTATTTTATCATATTCGTATTGGTATTTTTGTTCAGATTAAAAATGGGAAACTATCACAGTTTATACCCTTTCAGAATTTAGAATATACAAATACATGGCATACAAATAAAAAAATATTGCGGTTTTCAGATGGAAAGGGTGGTGAAGTATCAATGGATGAATATTATACCAAAAAGAAAAAACAAAAATACAATCATGCAACCGTTGAAGCAGATGTTGAAAAATGGTCGTCAAATAACTGTTTACTTGGAACATGGAGCGATAATGAAATAGGAAACATGGGATGGTTTGAAGTGAGAGAAATGATACATAAAACTTGCGAAGAACGTACTGTAAAGGATTGTGTATTCTTTGTAAATCGTCGTGACCATCCTGTGTTAACACCTAATGGTATGGAGCCATACTTTCACATGTTTGACGGTCTTACCACACCGCTTCCTGATAAACACCGCCATCTTAAATATGTCCCCATTTTGAGTTTCTGTAAAAACGACGATTTTGCCGATTTGCTCATTCCCAATTACGGAGACTGGCGAAATATCACCAAACGATTATATCCATCCAATTGCGATAGTATGGAAATAGATGATATAACTCATGACTGGTCAAAGAAAAAATCAATGGCTGTTTTTAGAGGAAGTGCAACAGGATGTGGAAATACCCCGGAAGATAATCAGAGAATTAGACTGGCGGTTCTTTCTAAAAAATTAGAGGAAAGTAAAAACCCCGAACACCATACATTAATGGATGCTGGGTTGGTTGGAAAACCAACAAGAGATAAAAAGGTAATGGGAAAGGCTATAGATTTCTTCCGATACAAAAAGTATAAAAAACTTATGGAAAAACCGAGAATGTCAATGAACAAACAATCCGAATACAAATACATTATTCACGTCGATGGGCATGTATCGGCATATCGTCTTGGAAAGGAACTTTCTCTCGGTTCAACTATTTTAAAGGTAGATAGTCAATATGATTACAAATTATGGTTTGATTCATTTTTGAAAGAAGGAACGCATTATCTTCCTGTTCATAAAAATTTGGATAATATGGCTACGGTTATTCGAGACTGTAAAAGAAATGACGATAAATGTAAAAAGATAGCTGAAAACGCACTTGAACTCCATTCTCAAATTATGAATGTTGAGTTTATTACGGATTACATGGCCAATATGATTAATTCTATTTCTGATAATTTTAAATAATTGTAAAATAGGAAATTAAGTTAAATCTAAAAATACTAAAAATATATTAATATAACGTACATTGTTTATTAATATAATATGACATTCAAAACTCTTGTTATATCAGGAGGTGGTCCAACCTTAATACAAGTTTTGGCAGCTGTCCAAGAATGTGAAAAAGAACAAATTATTATTATGTCGGAGTTAACAAAAATATATGGAACATCGGCTGGAGCAGTAATTGGTGTGATGATTTCTCTCGGCGTTGAATGGGATAGTTTAAATAATTATATTATTAATCGTCCATGGCACGAAGTGTTTCCCATAAAAATCCATACATTTATAGAAGCATTTTACTCCAAGGGACTATTTTCAACAGCCGCTGTAGAAAAGTGTTTTGAGCCTCTTTTCAAATCAAAAGACATTCCATTAAATATAACCATGAGAGAATTTCATGAATTATGCGGAATTGAACATCATATTTTCGCGTTTGATGTGAATACGTTCGAAGTTGACGATATTTCATACATCACTCATCCTGATTTATTATTGATTACCGCTTTACATATGACGTGTGCCATTCCAATTCTTTTTTCGCCTGTATGCATTGACCAAAAGTGCTATATTGATGGAGGTATTATATGTAATTATCCCATCCATCAATGTTTAACTGCTCATGCTGACATACCTGAACATGAAGACCACATTTTAGGGTTTAGAAATCAGTATGGAGACAACGCAGACTTAGACGAGCATGAAAGTCTTGAAAATGAATTAAATATTAATACAAACATAGCTGATTCGGGAAATATATTTGAATATGGTCTTAATTTTATTGTTAAGTTAATTAATAATTTCAACTCGAAAAAGAAGAGAATCCGTGCTAAACATGAAATCGTATGTAAAACAAAAAGAGTAAATTTAGATACTTATAAACAAGCATTAATGTCGGTTGAAACACGACGTTCTATTTTTAGTACAGGAATTGAAAGTGCTAAAACATTTATAACCGAATACAAGGCTCGTAATATATAATGATATTGTCTAATGCTTTAATTTACGTTTTGTTCTTTTTGGACCTTTTTTTTGTACGTGTAATTTTCTTTTTAATGTTCGTTGTTTATGTTTATATGATTTTCTCTGCTTTTTTGTTTTTATCTTTAATGCTCTCTTTTTTTGCTTTTTACTTTTTTTAAACCCACCTCGGTGTCTCTTGGTAAATTCATTAAGTGATAAAAGATTAGTATTATTATTATTTTTTTTGATTTTATGGTTTTATGGGTGATTTCAATTTTATTGTTTTTGGTTTAACTGTTTTTTCTTTTTCAACCTTTGGTTTAACTGTTTTTTCTTTTTCAACCTTTGGTTTAACTGTTTTAGCCTTTGTAGTTTTAGCCTTTGTAGCTTTACGAACAACTTGTTTATATGGCTCATCCACTTCATCATATAAATTTTGAAATACTTGTCCAGACTTGATTGTTTTATTATATTCTCTCGTAAAAGCAGATTTAATCTTGGTTGAAACAGAAATATCCAACTCGTCTTCTTCTTCCTTTGTTGTAATTAAAACATCTTTTACTCTATCAAATAAATCATTTCGAGAGAAACCGCAAGCCAACAATGTTGAAATAGCTTCAGATGTATTTTCATCCACAATTAATCGCATAATAATATAATGCAAATATTGAATATAATCTAATCGTAACATATCTGATATTGTTGTTAATGCTGCTTTTGAATGAACGGCAACCGCAGTCATATTTCGAATATTTTTATTTCGAGTACTTGTTTTCCCCAACCATTTTGGGAATTGTGCGAACCCCCCAAAGGCTGAACATTTTGCCCCAACCTCAACACACATACTTGCTGTACATGGTAATAAGTCCCAATTTAAAGATACATTTATTTGGTCCATATCAGAAATTATATCGGCTATATCAGAACATTTATCAATAATTTTATCATCACTTTCTCTGCCAGCAAATTCACTTCGTTTAAACATATCAATGTAATTTTGTTGAATGAATAAAGGCATTAATGAATAATCAGTAAAGAACGCATCAAAACGTTCATCCAATGATTTACTATCTCCTTTGAAAATAATTGTGCATGCGTCAAATATAGTGTCGGGTGAATGGTCTCGTCCACTAATCGTTGTTTTATCATTTAATTGGCGCGCAGTTCCCCACCAAAATTGAAGTGTATTGATACATTGACGAATGTCATTTCCTGTACTTTCAATTAAGTCCATTAGCATAGAACTCGTATAACAATTTGGTGGAACATTTTCTAAGTCTAATATATTTTGAAGACGTTTAATAATTGAGGGTTTCATTGGTCTTTGTACTTTAAGGTCTAAACAATATTTGACAATAGAAGTTACTTTCTGACGGTCATTACACATACAAATTACTGGAATGTCTGAGTCTTTAATAATAGAAATGACTTCCGCAAGTCCACCCATGTCGCCCGTGCTCATTCCGTCTATTTCATCCATTACCAGTACTCGTTTTAGTGGAGGTTTGTCTTTTTTCACAACAAATGCCAACATTCCCGTTTTGGTTGATTCTCTCACCGTATTATTTAAAGTTTGTTTATTTCTAACATCTGAAGCATTTAATTCTATTATATCACAACCTAATTCTTTTAAAACGAGAGAAACGGTGAGTGTTTTACCAACTCCTGGCTGACCTGAAAGTAAGGCTGCCTTTTTGGGTTGGTCTCGGCTCCATGTTCGCACCCAGTTAGAAAGTGTAACGGCCGTTTGGGACCCACCCACAATATATTTAGACTGAATTGGTGCATGTTTATTGACCCACATATTTTATTGATAATTATTAATTTATATATCAGTCAATGTTATATAATAAAGTATATTCATTTTTAATATAAAAAATTGAATTAGAATTATTTATACAAATAACTACATAATACTTAGTCCATTAATAATATACAAATGTCATTATTACAGCAAACAAAACTATCACGTTCAGAATGGGATTCCATAGAAGTTCCCGTATCTTCATCGGAAAAAGACATTTTGAAACTAATTATTGATGGGTACGACCAAGTTGGTATTGCCAAAAATACACATACTTCACTCGCAGGGTTTATGAAAATTACACCCACTAAACAAATGGAAAATTACCTATACACTGAATTTTTCAAACCTGATATTGAGTCAATGTATGAAACGTATTCAGTATGCAAATATTCTAATATTGATGTATTTTCACCCAAAATAAACTCATCTGTTACAATCTCGAAAAGTGATATGATTCGTATTAATCAAAACACTCCGAGTAATTTGAAATCTGGAACGTCATCACATAATAAAAGTATATACGAGTACGTGCTACTGGAACACGTTAAGCAATTGTTTAAAACTTTAAAAAAATCTAAAAAGCGAGGAATTACAATTACAAAGTTGAATGAATATATAGAAATAATGGCATACAATTACTTTACTCTCCACAAGCTCCTTCAAAATACAATTGCGAAATTAAATTGTCATGTTGTTGAATTATGCAAACAAGTAGTTGATTGCCTTGAGCCAGATATTTCCCCAAGATACATTATTGAAAATTCAGTTAAGTTTATTGAACAAAATACGAATATTCTGATGTATGAGGATATGACGCTGTACTCTCATCAAAAAGAATTATTTACTCTTTGTAAAACCCCTGGACCAAAGCTAATTTTGTATACGGCTCCTACTGGAACAGGTAAAACAATTACACCTGTTAGTTTGGCCAATGCGGGACATCGCATTCTATTTGTGAGTGCGGGAAAACACGTGGGTCTTGCTTTGGCAAAATCTGCTATTTCAATGAATAGAAAGATTGCGTTTGCGTTTGGATGTGAAAGCGTGGATGATATTCGGTTACATTATTTCGCGGCCAAGGACTTCACAACCAATCGTAAAACGGGTGGAATTTACAAGGTAGATAATAGTGTTGGTGATTTAGTTGAGATTATGATTTGTGACATCAAGTCGTTTTTAGTCGCAATGTACTACATGCGGTCGTTTTCTCCTCAGACAACTGATGAGGATGGAAATACACAATTGGTGGATGACCTCATTGTTTACTGGGATGAGCCAACTATTTCAATGGATTATGAAACACATGAATATCATGATATTATTCACGAAAATTGGTCGAAGAATGTAATTTCTACAATGATTTTATCATCGGCAACACTTCCAAAGATACATGAACTCACAGATACAATTGCGGACTTTAAGAATAAATTTCCAGATGCGGAAGTTCATAGTATTGTTAGTCATGATTCGAAGAAAACTATTCCACTTATTAATCGTGAAGGGTACGCGATGCTTCCACATCATTTAAGTGAAACAAACGAAGAAGTGAGAGCAATGTGTGCACATTGTTTGGAATATTTAACGAGTCTGAGGTATATGGAACTGGGTGGTGTGGTTGAGTTTATTATGTATGCGATTGACAACGGACTTGTATTATCGCCTCGGTTGGTAATTGAACGTGTATTCACGTGTTTGGATGATATAACTCTTGAAACAATTAAAACGTACTATATTCAAATTCTTCAACAAATACCAGATGATAAATGGGAAGAAGTCCATAATCACTTTATGAGAACCAGAATGGTATATATTCCTGAAAATAAGACAATCGATGAAAAGGGAAAATCAATATATATACCTAAATATTCTGGTCATAGTCTTGCTGGTTCTGAAATATGTAAATCGAACAGTATCGCAAAAACAGAAACTGGTCAAAATGAAATTGGACAAGAAGGTGGTCAATTTATTAAGAGAACAATAAGCGAGCAACCGCCGTCTACACTGACAAAACCAGCATCATCTGCTCCTGGACTATATATTACAACAAAGGATGCGTTTACACTAACTGATGGTCCAACTATCTTTATAACGGATAATATTCGCCAAATATCCAAATTTTACATTAAACAGTCCAACATACCGGCAGCTGTCATTGACTTGATTATGAAAAAAATCGAACACAATGATGCGGTGAATGATAAAATACACCATGTATCACTTCTCCTGGAAGAAGCTATGAATCAATGTGACCAATCCGCAACATCGTCTTCTTCCTCATGTTCGAATAAAGTTAACCGAGAAGCCGCCGGAGATAAATCGGAACAGTCAAGTATAACGAAATTAACAAATGAAATTAATATGTTGGCAAGTACAATTAAACCGGCAATTATAAACGAAACATTTATTCCCAATAAACCTCTTCACAAAGCAAAATGGGCAAAGAATGTGAATACGTCTGCTGCGTTTACAAGTGATATCGATGAAAAGGTGGTAAGGGATATCATGCTATTACAGGGCGTTGAAAGTTCTTGGAAAATTATGCTTATGCTTGGAATTGGAGTGTTTACGCAACACGACAATATCAAATATACGGAAATTATGAAAAAACTGGCAGACCAACAAAAGATATTTATGATTATAGCATCAAGTGATTATATATACGGAACAAGTTACCAATTTTGCCATTTGTACCTTGGAAAGGATTTGACACTAACTCAAGAAAAAATTGTTCAGGCACTTGGACGAGTTGGACGAAAAAACGTTCAGCAAAAATATTCCATCCGATTTAGATGTGATGAACATATTAAAAAGCTTCTATCGCCTGACGCAAATAAGCCAGAGGTAGTGAATATGAATAAATTATTTAATAGTTAGAATGTATTATTGTATGTATGTGTATGTAAATAAAGTTGTTAGATAATTTTTTTCCAATAAAATTGATTCTTTTTTGTAATAATATTTTCAGTTCATAACAAAAATTATAAGTTTATAATGAACCCTAATGCATTAGTTGGATTAATTGCTATTTGTGTATTTATTGGTATTAGTTTAAGTTTAATTTATATTTTCAAAATGTGATACTATAATAACAAATGATTATTATTATTTGGACTTCATTTTTACAAAGTATATTTTATCAATACTATTATTTTTTTAAACAAAGCAATATTCCGTGTATATTACTATTACCACATGAATACTTTAAAACTTACTTTAAGTATAACACACCTAATACAATAATAATTTCAACTTATTATGTCTTAAAAAGCCTTCCACATATTCGCCATCGTTATGTTTTATTACAAATAGAACAGTATGATAATCATTTTACAGATGATTACAAAGATTGGATTTCGGGTGCGTTATATACTATTGAGTATTCCATATATAATTCTGGTTTATATCAGGATATATCACACAATAAAGTAATATACGTTCCATTGCTATATTTTAACGTTCTAAAAATAGCATCATCTTTGTGGATAAATTCCGATAATACAAAAATTAAAGACAATACTTTCTCCAATGATATCGCATTCTATGGAACAATGAACGAACGACGGGATACAATTATAAAGGAACTGAAAAAATATTTTTCTGTTTTACATATCCAAAAATATAGCATGTTCAATTCTGAAACTGTAAGAAAGCTTAAACAATGTAAAGTATCAATAAATATCCACTATTTATCGTCTCCCGCCATTTTAGAAACAGCGCGACTAAACGAGCTTATCAATGCCGAAATTCCGATTATATCTGAGAAATCACAATATGAACAAACGAATGACGTTTATAATTCGTTTGTATATTACATAGATAAAGTCGCCGATGATTATTCCAATATGCCAGACATAATTCAACAAATTCAAAATGCGTTGGATGATATACCAAATTATAACCCAGATTATGAGAAATTAATAAATCATCATAATATACAATTTGAAAAAATTACAGATAGTATCAGACTATAAAATATAATTATTATTAATAAAATATAAACGTTAACACTTATATATTTTAATGGACTTATATTATTTAACGATTGATGTTAGAGAACGCGAACTAATTAAACTGGTTCAGCGTATTATTAAAACAACTCCCAAATTTAATAATATACAATTAATTATTAAATCCATGCCTTTGGGGGATATTTCATTTGGAAAATCTGATATTACTCCTGAAGGTTTGACAGAATATTTAATTATCGAGAGAAAATCAGTCAGTGATTTAACAGCCAGTATTAAGGATGGAAGATATGCAGAACAGTCGTTTCGATTATCGGGAACACCTTATCCAAACCATAATATTATTTATTTAATCGAAGGAAGCATTTTAACACCACCAAAAAAGGCATCTTCATATTCACATTCAAAATATAAATATGCAAAATCATCCACAAATGCTAAAAGTAGTATTCCCGATGGGGTTTGTGTATTTGGAGCATTGACTTCGAGTAATAACAATGAAAATAACAATAATGATGATACCGAAAAACAAACACCGGTTGAACCAGAGATTTCTCTTACAACTAATCAAACAGCTGCGTATTCGGCTATGTTTACACTTAATTATTCAAAAGGATTTTCAGTACTTCGTACCGATTCATTGAGAGAAACTGCTATTTTTATTTGTAATTCATTTGAAAAATGGTGTCGTACATTAGATAAAGATACATCATTGGTCGGAGGAACCAACAAGGAAATGAACGAAGAAAACAATAATGAACAATCATATATCGATGTTGTAAAGCGTGTTAAAAAGGACAATATCACACCCGATAACATTGGAGAATTACTATTGTGTCAGTTCCCAGGTGTAAGTACAGCATCTTCAATTGCTATTATGAGAAAGTTTACTACATTTATTAATTTAATTCATGAAATCGAGAGAAATCCTGAAACCGTATTTGATGATATTTATATTACTTCAAGTACTGGTAGAAAACAAAAATTAAGTAAGGCTGTTAAAGCGACTATTATATCATATTTACAAGTTGGAAAGGCTATAGAGGCATAGAGTTATCTTTTTAGTTTTATACCATAATATTTTTTACATATTTAAACTACCTACCTACCCACTTATGAAAACTGTTCATAAACTTTATTAAGTTCTATATCTAATTCTTTCACCTCATCTTCGTATGTTTTATTTCTTTTACTATCGAATGTATTAGGTGGAATTATTAAATACTTTTCATTTTCTCTGTACCAATTAATAAGTTGTTCTTTTTGTTCAACTTTAATTGATGGTTTATCTTTTATCCATTTTATTAAGCGTGTTCCACATTTATCTTGTTTAGATGAATTACAATCGCCGCAACAAGGTATACAATTAACTATATTGTATCTTCCTCCTTGACTGGAAGGCCTAAATTCATCACCAGAAGGACCAATACGACTCGTTAAACAATAAGAACATTTAGTTTTATCAAATGGAGACGTATAATCATTCGGGACTATTGGTTCTATTTCTGGTTCAAGTCTTTCACTCCAATCTTTAAGAATTGCGTTTCTATGGTCTGCTCTTTTCTTAGCGAATTTTGTTTCAGGACCATATCGTCTTTTTTTAGTTAAACTACAGTTTTATGTATTCTATATAAACGCAAAGTATTAATAATATATAAATGGCTACAACTATTCCAGAAGGAACATATGTCGGTCAGTATGGATATACTATTTTAAAGAAAAATATTACATCCGAACAACTTGAAAATATAAAAGATGAACTAACGGTTCGCCCCGAGACTCCAGGAGCACCAAAAAGTGTTTCTAACAAAAATATATTTTACGCATATCGCTATACCGATAAAAAAGTATTTGTTCCTTATTATTATGGTGTAACTAAATTTGGTATTCCCTCAGTATCAAAACTACCGGAAGGAGACCCAATCAATATTGAATTTGCGGGTGAGCTACGTCCTAAGCAAGTACCTGTTGTAGAAGCGTTTATGAAACATATTGATACTGGACCTAAATCGGGTGGACTACTTGAATTACCATGCGCTTTCGGAAAAACGTGTCTTGCTCTTTATATTATTAGCCTTTTAAAGACTAAAACTCTTATTATTGTACACAAAACATTTTTATTGAATCAATGGGTAAGTCGAATAACTGAATTTTTGCCTGGTGTTAAAATCGGGAAAATACAAGGAGGTGTTATTGACGTGGAAGGTGCGGATATTGTTATTGGCATGCTTCAAAGTTTATCAATGAAGGAATACCCGAAACATTTATTTGATTGTTTTGGATTAACGGTTATAGATGAAGTTCATCATATTTCAAGTGAAACGTTCTCCAAATCATTGTTTAATATTGTCACAAAATATACATTGGGGTTATCAGCCACCATGAACCGTAAGGATGGTACAACTAATGTATTTAAGATGTTTTTAGGAGGCGTACGATTTAAAGGAACTCGGGCTAAACGAGAAGTATCTGTAAAAAGTATAAAATATATTTCGGATGATGCTGACTTTAATGCGCTTGAACTTGATAAACGTGGAGATGTATCATATAGCCGAATGGTGACAAAATTATGCGAGTATACGCCTCGAAGTGAGTTTATTTTAGAAGTAATTAAGGATATGTTGGAAAAAGAACCAGACCAGCAAATAATGATTATTGGTACTAATAAATCTATTATTAAGTACATGCATGACGCAATTAAAACACGAAATATCGCAACGGTTGGAAATTATATTGGGGGTATGTCTGAAAGTAAATTGACTGAATCGGAAAATAAACAAGTAATTACCGCAACTTACGCAATGGCCGCAGAAGGTTTAGACATTCCATCATTAACCAAGTTAGTAATGGTGACCCCTCGGGTAGATATTGAACAAACGGTAGGACGAGTATTAAGAGACCAACATTCATTACCTGAAGTTGTTGACATTGTTGACAAGCATAGCGTCTTTATGAGACAAAGTAAAAAGAGAGAAACATTTTTTAAGTCAGAGGGATATACAATTGATACAATTACCTCAACCAAGTACTTTGAAACGCCTCAAAAATGGACCAGAAAGTCATGTTATAATAACAATAAATCGTCAGGAGATAATGGACACCAGCCTCTCGAAGATGATGATCCTTTAACAGGAAAATGTTTTTTTCACGGACAAAACAGCAATAAATAAATAATAGGTACATTCATATACATATAATTCATGTCTCAGCAATATTCACCCGAAATTCCTTTACCTGGAGGGCAAACCCAAGGCATTCAACAACCTCAACAACAACAACAACAACAACAACCTCAGAACCAAGGTCAACCTCAAATGAATGCGTCCACAGTTAAACTTGACCCCGTAACAGGCTCTCAATTAGTTTCAAGTATAAAGGGAGTTTCAAATCCAGATGCTTTGAAAATTCCATCAGAGCATATGGCACCTGACCATTCGGCAAATGTTCAAGACCCTTCTATTTTACCAACTTATATTCCACCCAGTGACCTTATTGACCCAAATTATATACAAGCCCACAATACTCAGGCGGCTCTCCAAAATATTGCAAACGTTTCTAAATCAGAAGAATCGTTCCAAAATTCATTGGACGCCATGTATGAAAAATTTCAAGTGCCTTTAATATTAGGATTATTATTTTTTCTCTTTCAACTTCCAACGTTTAAGAAAACAAATCAAGAATATTTCCCATTTTTGTTTTCAGACGAGGGACAGTATAACATAAAGGGATATGCTTTTACAAGCATACTATTTAGTATTGCTTATTATATGATTAATATTATAATGGCTAAATTTTAAAACTCTGGTCCTTCTGAACTATTTCCTCTTGAACGTAAATATTGCTGTTGGTCAAGAGTCATACACGCACATCCACTTGATGTAGAATATGTATTTGGGCAACAATCCAGGCTAAACTTAGTCGTGTCAAAAAATGACATTTGTCCTTCGGGAATGGGGACAGGTTGCTCAGGGCGGTTTAAAAATTCAACCGAATCAGGCGTTGTCATACTGGAAAAATCGGCCGCTCCCCATGTAGATGAGTCAACCGAGTCGCTTCCAAGTGTATGGGGCTCTGAATGGTGTCCACCCATTTGATTAATACTATTGGTAAATCCTTCCTTGGCAGTAGAAGAAACGATTTTTATCGTGTCAACCGCAGATTTTTTGCAACATCCACAGATTGTACTACAGACCATGATAGAATAAATAACGCATGCTAATATGATAAGTTGAAGGTCAAGCTTAAATCCGAAAATTGTTATGTGCATAATGTATGGTGTTATTACTTATATAATATATACTTATTATTAAAAAATTTATTGAAAACTATATAAACTATGTTAAAGTATCTTAAACATAGTTTATATGTATAATTTATATTACTATATTATGTCAGACTTTTATGATGGATCCAATACAAAACAGACACAAACCAATGAACCAACTGAATTACCATCCGAAGAAATGCAGTACGTAAATGCTATTAATGATATATTGGAAAACGGAACAGTTCGTTCTGATAGAACTGGAACAGGGACAATTTCAAAGTTTGGGATTCAAATGAGATTTAATTTAGCCAATAACAGTTTTCCACTTTTGACAACTAAACGTGTATTTTGGAAGGGCGTTGCCGAAGAATTATTATGGATGATTTCCGGTAAAACCAATACACTTATTTTAAAAGAAAAGGGTATTACTATTTGGGATGGCAACACTTCCAGAGAATTTTTAGACGAGTCAGGGTTTTATGATAGATGTGTTGGAGATTTGGGTCCTGGATATGGATTTCAATGGAGACATTTTGGAGCAGAATATGTAGATTGTCACACGGATTATACAGGTCAGGGCGTAGACCAAATTGAAAATTGTATTCGACTAATTAAAGAAATGCCTGATAGTAGACGAATTGTTATGTCTGCGTGGAACCCAAGAGATATTGATAAAATGTCATTACCGCCATGTCATATGTTTTGTCAGTTTTATGTAGATAATGGTAGGCTTAGTTGTCAAATGTATCAACGTTCTGCCGATATGGGATTGGGTGTTCCGTTTAATATTGCCAGTTATTCATTACTTACAAAAATGATGGCACAAGTATGTGATCTCGAGTGCGGTGAATTTATTCATTGTATTGGAGATGCCCACATTTATTTAAATCATGTTGACGCACTTAAAGAACAAATTAAAAGAACACCAAGACCGTTTCCAACTCTTACAGTGGATTCATCAAAAACAGACATAAATTCATTTGAATATGGTGATTTTTCTTTAGTTGGATATCGACCGTATCCAACGATAAAAATGAAAATGGCTGTTTAATTAGATAACTTAAATATTTTAATTAATAAAAAATGATTGATTTAATAATATATATTTAATAGTAAATATATATTCTAACAAATAAACAACAATTAAAATGATTATTCCAGTAAGATGTTTTTCATGTGGAAACGTGTTGGCCGACAAGTATGATTACTTTCTAAGAAAGACACGCGAAATGACTATAGCAAGTATGGATAATAATACAGACTACGATGATTCGGTAACCGCAAAATCGACAAATAATGTTGTGTATTTAACAAAGTCGACAAACAAAAAAACGATTCAAGGTATTGTAATGGATGATTTAGGATTAGTGAATCCATGTTGCCGACGTCATATGATTACACATGTAGATATCGATTAACATGATTAACATGAGTTATTCATAATGTAAACTAAATGTCATAAAAATAACAAAAAATATACATATAACATAATACGCATAAGAATGAAAGACTTTTTAATTATTTTTGTGCTTATGATATTGACGGACCTTTTTTATTTAAAAACGACGTCAAAATATTTTGAAAAACAGATATTTTTAATACAAAAAACTCCTATGACACTTGATTTAATTTCAGCATTATTTTGTTATTTATTTTTGAGCTTTGGTCTATACTATTTTATTATTAATTCCAATAAATCATTAATAGATGCTTTTTTACTTGGTTTAGTCATATATGGTGTATTCGACACAACAAATAAAGCATTATTTAGTAAATGGAAATGGATTACTGTATTATTTGATACATTATGGGGTGGTGTATTATTTTTGTTGACAACATACATTTATACAAAGGCGGACCAGTATTTTAATTAATCAATGTAAAAATTTGGGTCAAGTTTGGAATTTTGCGATTGCTTCCGTAATATTTCAAGTTATAATTATTATATTACCATGTTTCATTAAATTTTATATTTTTATTTGTAGTTTAAAAACTCCTTGTTGTTGTGTTGAAGATGATGTTAATCATATATTATAGTTTCATTTTCACTTACAAATTTATTCTGTTAGTAAGCTTAATAATATATAATTGAACCTAAAAAGTAAAAATTAATATAAAAAGAAAATTATTATATTAATTAATGAATTTTTTGTATAACATAGCATATATTAGTATGCTAGGTTTAAGCGGTGGTCTTCTTTATTTTACAATTTTAGATTTAGATAAAATATATATAAAAAAAACACGTTATTTTCCAACATCATTAAATAACGTTAATCAGTTATTTAATAAAGGATTCTTATTTGGTACTGGTTTAGGTATTAGTTATGTATATACAAGAAGACCTTTTATGGATAATGTTTTTTTATGGTTAGGTAGAACATGTTCAAATAATATTTAATGTAAAAAGATATTAATCATACATTATAGTTTCATTTTCACCTACAAATTGAAAATGATTAATGATTTTATCAATTGAATAATCAATTATTAGGTGTATTCTATTAGTAGAACCATTATTATGTACACTATGTGGTATTTTTTTGTCTGTATAAAAAATAACTATACAGTATATTAATAATTAATATACAATGGGTAATTGTCAAGGTAGAGAAGGTATAGAGTATAAACAAGCAACGCCAAGAAGAAGAACCCTTGAAGAAGAAGATGATATGGAAAATGAAATAATGCAGTTTTTAATTGTTTTAAACGAAAATGATTTTAAATCTCCTTGTTGGCTTAAGAAAAAATATAGTACACGAGTTAACAGTAGTGGAACGTATTTATCAGGTATTTTGGAAGTGGTTAATATGAATAATATTTCAAGAAAGACCAAAAATATACATGGTAAACAAAAATTAGTGTATAAAATAAACGGTGTATTAAATTTAAAAACTCTCTATATTAAGCTTCCAAAAGAAAAATTATACGTGAAATCTGATAAATGGCAATTTGAGTATATGAAATCTCAAGTAAGAGAAATATTACATATATTTGGATTATTGGGAGCAAAATCTGTTGAATATAGTATAGTAAATTCCAATGAAAGTTTAGTTAATTTTTTATCACAATTAAATTTTGGGAATCTGCCTATTGAAAACGGATTAGAAATAAAAAGTAAAAATGTTGTTTCAACTGAGATAAGCGGTAAAACCGAATATCAAGTTCCTTCTGAATTCCCAACAGAACAAAAATTATATGATGCAAGAAATACTTATTATTTAGCAAGAAATTTTGATTGGCAAGATATTTGCGAAAGAAGAATAGTTAGCAAAGTAACAGTAGATAATTTTATTTATAAATTTAATAACGAAATAACCTTTTCCACAAAAGTAACTGAAAAATTTAAAGGGTTAGGAATAAGTTTTGATTTAAATACTGAAGAGACAAAAAACTTTGTTATGGATTTTCAAGTATCTTATTATAGCCAAGAAGATATTTTATTATTAGGTAAAGAATTATTAGAAAAATTAAATGTAAAGGATGAATTAAATTATTATAGCGATGATGATATTTGTTATAAAAGTCATAAAGAAGCAGAAGAACATCACTATAATAGCGATAGTGAACGGAAAATAAAAGATGACAGTTTTTTAATGTTAACTGACATAACTCCATCAATTGTAAAAAAAAAATCAAAATCAGTACCAAATGAGACAATACATAATATTACAATAAAAGACACAATTGAAAATTTAAGTCCGACGTCTCGAAATAAAGTATGATAATAAAATATTTATTATAAATTAGTAAAATCAAATATTGTGGTCAAATACATATATTTGTTTTATTTACTATAAATTATATACTTAAAAATAATGTCTATCTTCTTATTATCATCCTTTATGAATAAACATACACCAGTCCATATATGTGTTGTTGGACTAGGGTTTGTAGGAGGAGCCATGTTTAAAAGTTTTAATGAAAAGGGTTGTAATGTCATAGGTTATGATAAATATAAATCTGATTACTCTGATACATTTGAGAAATGCTGTGAAACAGAAATTTCATTTTTATGTTTACCAACGATATTCGATGAAGCTACTCATTCATATGATAAATCATGTATTATTGAGGTATGTGAAAAATATTCAAAAAATGATTATCAAGGAATAATCGTTCTTAAAAGTACAATTGAACCAGGTACATGTAAGATTCTTTCCGACATGTTTCCAACCCTACATATTATTCATAACCCAGAATTCCTAACCGCCTCGACCGCATATGAAGATTTTCATAATCAAACTCATGTTGTTTTAGGAAAGGGTGAAAATACATCAGAAGATAAAGTTGAACGGGTTTCTGATTTTTATAAACAATATTATCCTTTAGCAGAAATATCGCTTTGTGAAGCCATTGAATCTGAGTCAATGAAAATTTACGTGAATTGTTTTTATGCGACCAAAATTCAGTTCTTTAATGAATTATATGCATTAACTAATAAGACAGGGGGAAGTTATGAGGTTATTCGCGAGCTTATGTTAAAGAACAAATGGATAAACCCAATGCATACGTTAGTACCTGGTACAGACAATAAATTAAGTTATGGAGGCGGGTGTTTTCCCAAAGATACGAATGCTCTTGTTTCACATATGAAACGTTTGGATAGTCCTTTTTTAGTTTTAGACGCTGTTATTAAAGAACGTAATTTAATGAGAACTGACCATACAAATGTTAAATTATCAACAACTAAAGAAAATAATAAGTAGTCTCTTTAATAATAATAATAATAATCTATATTTAAGAATAATGGGTTAAATATACATTGAATAAATCAAAACATGAAATAATAAGACTAACATAATGGCTCAAATTAATTATATCAAAAGGTCAAACCGAAAGTTATTTAGAGATTTTCAATTACCACAATTATTGAATGTTTCAAACCCGCAAAATTATATCCCTTTGTATGATATTTTTTTTTCACTAACAAATGATAATTACAATACATTTAATTTAAATAACGAAAACTACATTAAATCTGTCGATTCTAAAACTGACAACGATTCAACGGTTATGTTTAATTGTACTATTGGTAGCACTGAAAATGAATTACTCCAAGATACAAAGCCTATTTATTTTAAAATGGCCCCTTTATTTGACCCTTCCAAACTATTAATAGGAGAAATAAATGATGATAATTTAATTTATACGCTACCTGTTTACAATGACCCGGAAGTATCACATAAAATCCTTAACGTTACTCTGAACTCTTCTTATGTGGATGGTTTTTTTTCATATTTAGTCGATTCACTTATTAAGCCATATAATTTTATACATGGTGTACAATTTTATGGTTCATTCTTGGGTATTAAACACGACTTTATCTATAATATAATTGACGATATAGACGACCTGGGACAATCTCGGTACTTTATTAATAACCGCAATAAGATGTATATTATAACAGATGAATTTATGGAAGACGTTACTGGTATAACAGATATCACACCTTTGATTATTACTAATAACGAATCGGCTGAATTAAAATTAGATTCAACATTAGAAGACTATTGGGATTTCTCTCAAACAAAAAAGGTTGAGGATAATTGCGATGTACTTGATACTTTAAGTTCATTTAATACAATTCAGTTACAACCAACGTCAGACCAATTAAATTTAACAGAATTTAACTTTCTCAAACGTAACAGTCCAAAATCTCCAATGTCGACTTGTAATGATGACACTTCGATTAATACAAATAAGAACGATGATAATAATAGCACAGATTATGATAGCGATGAGTATTGCGATGACAATTCTTTATCGTCTCATACACACACCGATATAGATACTGATAATAATGATACCGATAATGATGAGTGTAGTGAACACAGTGGTGATTTTAGTGAATATAATAGTAGCTGTGATAATATCGACGAAATGCTGATTACAATTAATAAATTTCCCGTACAAGTTATTGCCCAAGAAAAATGCGAAGATAATTTTGATTCGTTAATTAAAACCGGTGAATTAACTCCTCCTGAATGGTACTCGGCACTTATGCAGATTATTATGATTCTTATTACGTACCAAAAAATGTTCAAGTTTACTCATAATGACCTTCATTCAAATAATATAATGTATGTACATACACCCAAACAATATGTTTATTACCGTTTTAACAATCAGTACTACAAGGTACCAACATTTGGACGAATATATAAATTAATTGATTTTGGAAGAAGTATTTACACTGTTAATGGTCATATTATATGTAGTGATGGATTTAGTAAATATGGAAGTGCATATACCCAATACAACACTGAGCCATTCTTTGATGAAAAATTGACACGAATTGACCCAAACTATAGTTTTGACCTTTGTCGTCTGGCGTCTTCAATTTATATTGACCTTGTTCCTGACCCTACAAAGGTTGGTAATTTAAAATTATCTGGAATTGACGCGGTTGCGAGAATAATTGTTGATTGGTGTAAGGACGACAAAGACAAGTGTATTCTATTCAAGTCAACAGGAGAAGATAGATATGTGAACTTTAAGTTGTATAAAATGATTGCCCGGGATGTTCACCGGCATACCCCACAGGTTCAACTTGAACGACCCGAGTTTAAACAGTACTGTATTTCCAAAAAGAGTATGATGAATAGCAAAAATAATAAAAAGTATTTTATTGACATTGACAAAATGCCCGACATGACAAATAATTGCTAATTTATAAAACGAAATTACATAAATAATAAGAATTATTTATGATATTATATACACCCACCAAGAATTATTAAATATTATTTAAATAACGAGAGAAATTATTTTCTGGAACGTTTGCGGCTATGTTTGTGTTTTAATTTCTTTAATTTCTTTGTTTTGTTTGATTTCTTTGATTTCTTTGATTTTGAGGAATTGGAACGAATACGGGAATGAGTCTTTCGGCGAGTTTTTATATGTTTACGTTTTTTACCCTTTCCTTGTTGCATAGGATTAAAAGTAACAGAAGAATCATTTCCAGAAGGAGGATTAAAAGTAACAGAAGATTCATTTCCAGAAGGAGGATTAAAAGTAACAGAAGAATCATTTCCAGAAGAAGGATTAAAAGTAAAAGAAGAATCATTTCCAGAAGGAGGAGGAACAGAAGAAGAATCATTTCCAGAAGGAGGAGGAACAGAAGAAGAATCATTTCCAGAAGGAGAAGGAAAAGAAGAAGAATCATTTCCAGAAGGAGGAGGATCAATACGAGAAATAGGAGGAAGTACAGATTTACTCATTTTAAACATTTCATCTACATCTGAGCTCATAGCTATAATAGTTTCAACCATGCCTTTAAGTTCTTCTCCTTTAAATTCCATGTCCTCATTGCCTTCTAGTTGCTTATCCCAATTTCTCATAGCCCCAGTAACTTTTTTAACCTTTTCAGAAAGTACGTTTTTATCATCCTCGATTTCTTTTTTATTATTCTCACATTCTTCAAGTTGTTTTTTAATGCTTTCAATTTCACTTTTACCAGTATTATCCGATGCTTCTGCGTCTTTAAGCTTGTTGGTTAATTCTGTAATTTTGGTTTCTAAACTTTTTATTTTATTGTCATAAACGGTTAAGTTATCCTTTTGCTTACCGACCCAAGTCTTAATATTACCCAAAGGAATTTTAATTTTATCCAATTCAGATTTTATACTCGTGTAATAAGTTACTGATTTTCCAATACGGTTATCAATAGAATCTATTAATGTATCAAACTCATCAGATGGACCAGATGTAGTAGTCTGTGTTACGAGATTAGTTGCCTGATTGAATATATCCATATGCTATTATAATTATAATATAACAATACATAATAATTAAATAATTACATAATATTTTAAATTCATAAGTTTTATTACATGAAAACAAACTTACTAAATACTATAATTTGGATGGACTTCATATTTATTTTTAATAATATTTAATCGTTGTATTACTCAAGCGATATAACAATGTCATCAAGTTCTTGCTTAACTCTTTTTATTTCTGACAATATGTTTTGTTGTTCGTGTATATGTCTTCGGGATACTTCTTTTCCCAGTTCGTTTGTTTGTTTTACTCGATTCACATGCCGGTATATGGTTTCAAGTGCTTTAATGTGATTTCGCTTTTGAGAAATAATAACGTCTCTATATTGAGTATAGTCTTTTAAAACCCCTTCTAAAAATTCATTTTGTTGAGCAGCTTTATATGTTTCATGATACTTGGACATAAGATACTTTTTTTTCTCATCAATCAAATAGTTCAAATGTATAAGTTTGGAATCGCTTATATTATTATCATTATCATTATTATTATTATTATTATCAGGTAACATCATATATGTAAAGTAAATATTATATGTATTATACTATACACATAAATTAATAAATAATCAATTAATCAATCATTTCTCTCAAATATTCTAATATAAACTACAAAATATATCTAACGTAATACAATTCAATTATTGTGTCTTACTTATTTAATATTGATACCTTAAAAATGTATATTTGTAATATTTAATATATTCTATATAAATATAAATCATTCCTTTAGAATAATGACCATTTCTGAAAATATGTCAATTATAGACTCTTCTACCCATGATTCTATTATAGAACCACTGCTTACTCCATCAGATGATAGATTTGTTATGTTTCCAGTCCAGGATGAGGAAATCTGGAAAATGTACAAAAAATCAACTGATTGTTTTTGGAGAGTGGACGAAGTTGATTTATCAAAGGATGGTCGTGATTGGGAATCACTTACATGTAACGAGCAGCTATACATATCCAGGGTTTTGGCATTTTTTTCATCAAGTGATGGGATTGTACTTGAAAATCTCGCAACAAGGTTTATGAATGATGTTCAATTGTCCGAAGCAAGGGCATTTTACGGCTTCCAAATTGGAATGGAAACAATTCATAGTGAAATGTATAGTGTTCTAATCGAAACATATATTAAGAACGCGGAAGAAAAGGCAACTCTTTTTAACGCTGTTCAAGAATTTCCGTGTATTGGGAAAAAAGCAGACTGGGCACAAAAATGGATTAATAATGATTCAGATAGTTTTGCTATGCGATTAATCGGGTTTGCGTGTGTTGAAGGGATTTTTTTCAGTGGTGCGTTTTGTAGTATTTATTGGCTGAAACAACGAGGATTAATGCCCGGGCTTACTTTTTCAAACGAACTTATTTCTCGGGACGAGGCACTTCATACTGAATTCGCCGTACATTTGTACAATAAATTAATAAATAAATTACCAGTTCGTGTACTTCAGAACATTATTAAAGAAGCAGTTGATTTGGAAATAGAATTTATTTGTGAATCGCTTCCATGTAGTCTTATTGGGATGAATTCGTCACTTATGTCAACTTATATCAAATTCGTGGCTGACCGTTTACTCGTCCAACTCAATTGCCCGAAAGTGTACAGCGTTCAAAACCCGTTTGCGTTTATGGAACTTATTTCTCTTGATGGTAAAACGAATTTTTTCGAGAAACGAGTTGGAGAGTACGCATTGGCTAATAAAGATTTTAGCGATGATGTTTTTAATATGACGGAAATGTTTTAGTTTGAGTGACTTGTTCATTCGTAATATAATGTCCCTTGAAATTCATCCATTCTTTTCTAATAAACGCAGTAAAATGGGTAATAACATATCGTCGTTGGGTTGCGTCTGCTATTAACTGCATGTTTCCTTTTGTATTGTAAAAACTTAAAAAATTACGAACAGCAAAGTCTAATGAAATATTCTCGTACATGTTCATATGTTCGAATGAAAACATACGTTTACGTGTACGTGCATTAACAGCATTATGAAATACGAATAACATACTTTTAAAATCGTATTTGGTTTGAATATGTCTTAAAGGAACTTTTGAGAGAAATTCTTTTGCGTGCTGAGCACATTGAGGACATGGAAGATTATACGCAATGTTTTTAATCCACGAGAATACAAGTGGTATCATTCGTTTTTGGTCTTCTTCTGGAATTTTTTCAGCAAGTGTATGAAATAATAGCCACGTGGCAGGACCCCATTTAGTAATTGGTGACATTCGAATATAGAGTATTGTATATTACTATAAATATACAATACAAATAAATAAACATAACTAAATATATACGATATCATATAGTATTTATAGAAATACGTAAGATGAATATAAAAGAATATATTAATACTCATACATACGTAAAACATGTATTCTTCCGAAGAATGTTCTGACTTTTATGCTGAACTTAATCGGGATACTAAAGATAAACAGTCTACAATTAATGATGGTTTAAAGTTATTAGAAACTGACCATTCTGACTTAAAAATGTTATGTTGTATAACACATCAACCATTAACTAAGCATTTTGTGCAGTTAGATTGTGGTCATGTATTTAATTACATGCCTCTTTATAAATCATTATTAGCATCGACAAAATCACAACCGACTTATTTTATAAATCCGCTTCCTCAACTTACATGCCCCTATTGTCGACACAACACTCCATGGTTGCTACCGTTTCATAAAGACCTTCCAACAGAACGAAAAGTTCATGTAAATGTTTCATTTAGTATACCTTTATATCCTAAGTCTCGTAATTGTTCTAAACGTGGTTGCGGTTATTTAGGTGCGGAACTTGGAGAATTAGATAAAAAACAATACAATGATACAAATGTATACTGTTATACACATATGTGTAAAGTTTTAAAAAAGTTTGATAATTGTGCGGTTAGGGAATACAATAAAGAGCAAAAATTAATTGCGGAACAGGAAAAAAAGAATGAAAGGAAAAGAAAAACAGAAGAAAAGGAATTAACACGGCAAAAGAAAATGGAAGAAAAGGAATTAGCGAAACTCAAGAAAATGGAAGAAAAGAATATAAAAAAAACATAGTTTATACATAATAATATACAGTAATGGAGACACAAGAACAACTTGAAGTATGTATTAAGCAATGGATTAAGCTTGATAATGAAATAAATAAACTTAAAGCTTTTATAGCAGAAAAAAAAGCACTTCAAAGAAGTCTTACAGATAATTTAACAGAAACAATGAAAACAAATGACTTTAATAAAGTAAATACAAATGATGGGTCATTAAGATTTAAGCGAGTAACAAACCGAGCACCCATTGGAAAAAAACAATTAAAGGCCGCGTTATTATCATTTTACGATAATAACGAAGAAAGTGCGGCTAAAGTATCACAGTATATTTTAGAGCAGCAAAAGGTAACTGTAACAGAAACAATCGACCGGCGAATAAAGGCAAATCGGTCAACTTAATTTGGTACATGTGGTTTATATACAGCACCCTTTGAAATAATACCATCAATACATAAATTAAGGTCCTCTGGATTTTGGTACCGACCTGTATGCATCCATATTTTTATAACACAAAAGTTCTTTTTAGGTGATATAGTAATTCCATTAATATTGTCTACAATATTTTTGTTGCTACTTAAAGTATTACCAACAAGTAAGTAAGTAAGCTTTTTCCATACATTATACGCATTTTTATTTGATACTCGGTATGAAAAACAACCACCTTTACAATTATTTTTATGTTCCCACATGGGAAGTGTTCCATCCCTCATAATAAACAACATTCCATTTAAAACAAGTTCTGATGGAGTTGTTTCAGAAATGGCAATTGTATCTTCCATTGTTTTAAATTCCCACAATAAACGATAGCTATTGATAGTCCAATCGGAGTCTTGTGGTAAATGAAACCACAACATCCAGTTGCTCGAAAGAGGGTGAGCGGAAATAGACGTGTCAGAAGCAGCGTTCATATATTTCATACTTGTAATAAATAATTTATATTTATATTATATTTAGTTTAGTTTACTCTTACATTAAATAGCTGCTCCCTTTTTTAACCCAATAATTAACAGTATTAAAATACTTGCCATCATAACAAAAATCATAAAAATAAGGGATACCGTAATATAAATATACGGATTAATTTCATAAAGTATAAATTCAATTATCGGATTTAATAGAGCTCGTAGCTCATGTTTAACATCGCTTCTTTTTAATATTTCTATACATTGTTGTCCTAATGTTTCTGTCATTATATTATTGTGTATAATATTATTAATTATTTGAACAATTAATTAATTAATATATTAAGTATACCTTTTTGATACACTATATATACGTAAAAAATCGTATTTTATTTAGACTGTAATTATCAATGAATATTGTTTCTCCTGATAGTACATTTGATTTTTCGACGATTACTCTCTCGTCGCCGCCGGCCAAACAAGCGGATGGAACATTTTTTACAAAACTACTAAATTCTGGTGGACCTCTATATGTTCAAACTCCTGTTGGAGGGACAAAAAATGGAATTGTTAAATTTTCAAGACATAAACATGTTGAATTAGTGTTTGAATCTAACTTAAATAATGAATTTATTGCTTGGGGAGAAAAGCTTGAGGAGAGATGCTGTACATTAATTTATGAAAAAGCAGTTGAATGGTTTAATTCAGATATAGAACCACAAGATGTGGATAACATAAATTTTTTTAAAAGCTATAAATCTGGAATGTACCAAACTATTAGTACAAGTATAAAAAAATTATCAGATAATTCAGACGAGCTTATTATTTATGACGAAACGAATACGATGAAATCATCGGATGATGTAAAACGAGAGTCTTCGATTATATCTATTATTGAAATTTGTGGAATCCACTTTTCTGCTAAAAATTTCAAAGTATTAATTGAACTAAAACAATTAATGTTATTGGAACCTCCGCCAGAAATAGATGAAACAACTCCATTAGAAAGTCCTGAATCTCCTTTTAATACTTGTTTAATACAACCGCATACCGAAGAGTGTTCTGAATTAAATGTAAGCGATTCAAATGTCGAACGTGTTCTTGAAGATAATAAACAAGAAGATGAGTTTGAAATAGAAAAAATAAATTTAGAACCAGATGAACAATTAGTAGAACCCGAATTGGAATTTATTGATTTAGACGAATTAAGTAAACCATTAACGAGAGAAACACATGGGGATGTTGAATTAGCAACTATTAAAAATACGGCATTAAACGCATCATCAACTCCTAACACGGTCAATAACATTGATGCTAATATCGAACCGCAACTAAAGTTGGATAGTAATTTAGCTAATCTGGATGATTTAGGTGCAGTATCTTTAGACGTAAATGATACACCTGAACTTAATAGTAATGTTCAATCTGTAAAAACGTCATCGCATGATAATCCTACTAATGTTAAAATCGACCATATAACCAAACTGGAATCACTTGACCGTAGAAATATTATTGAGGATAACGAGGATGAACATAAGATAATCAATAATCAGTCATTAATAAATGACCCACTTACTTTAAAATCCCGTGCCGAAATTATTAATGAAATGTATTCTAATGCCAAAGACGAAATGGATAGACTTAAGCACGAATTTATAGCCGCCACACTTAAATTTGAAAATCTAAAAAAAGAATATGGATTGAATTAAGTGGAATTATCTTTTGTTTTAAACTTTAAAGACGTTTTTTATTATTTTATTAATATTTAATATATATAATATAATGAAATCATTTGCTTCGAAATTGTGGAGTGATTACGGCATATTAGGTCTAATCCTTCTGTGTGTTGCCTTATACGGCATTGTCATGGTCTTTCAATATTTGTCAAATAAAGGTGCTTTTGGACTTGAATCTAACACAAGCATGGGCAGTCAATACAAGGGTCAGTCCGAAGGAGCTGGCAGTGAACCTGTCGGGGCCATGTCGGGCGGAACTTTAGGACAAATCGATTCATATGCTGCTGCAAATGGTCTCCAGTCAACTGCCCCTACTGAAGGGTGTAATAGTGCCGGACAACTTCAGGACGTGAACGACCTTCTTCCTCAAGATACCAATAATGAATGGGCACAAAATAACCCAGTTGGAACTGGCGATTTCGAGGGAATTAATTTGTTAAACGCTGGTCACCATATTGGTATTAATACTATTGGTCAAACTCTTAGAAATGCTAATCTTCAGCTAAGACCCGATATTCCTAACCCCCAAGTGCCCACTGGTCCTTGGAATCAGAGTACCATTGAGCCTCAGGAATTCGTGAGAGCCCCTATAGATATTGGTATGTAAATATGCCTACTTAAAAATAATAATTATATACAAATATATTAGAATAATTTATCAATAACATAAATTAAATATTGATAAATTATATTATAGTATCGAGTGAATAAATGAAAAAAAAATCTGTATCTACGCCAACAACATGGTCATCCACGTCAAATTATATGTCTAACGCATTATTGAGTGTTAATCAAAGTAAGGTTTTTGCGGGTATTATTATGATACTTATTAATATTGGAACCAAATTTATTAGTATAAAATTTAGTAAATCGTGTGAAATATACTTACAAAATGCTATTAATAAACACATACTTATATTTGCTATGGCGTGGCTCGGAACACGTGATATTTATACTGCGTTTATATTGAGTACTGGATTTATTTTACTTTCAGACTATTTCTTTAACGAAGAAAGTAATATGTGTATTATACCCGAAAAATATAGAGTTTTACATACATTAATTGATACGAACTCGGACGGTGATTTATCTGATACAGAAATTGCCGCAGCGGTCGCCATCCTTGAAAAAGCAAAGCGTGAAAAAATAAAATTACAGCAAAAACAAGCGGTTGCTCGTTTTAAAGAGGTAGAACAAGCAAATGTTGCGATAATGAATGGAACATAGACATATTTGGATTATATTGTAATGTCAAAATCTACTATAATTGGATAATGGTCAGAGTTTAATGTACCACAATATTCGTTATAAGTATGGTATATGCTTACATTTTTAACAACATTCAACAAATTATTTGATACTAATATATGGTCGATTTCAACAAGTTCATCGGATGATGAACTACAGTCATTGTTTTTATCCCACCAATTTGAATACCTATTTTCTTTATCAACAAATGAATTCAGATTTGTTAATTCGTATATACCATTTGAGTATACACCTTTTAAGATATTTAGTACTTGTGATATTGGTTTATTATCATTTTTATCCTTAACGTCATTGTCATAATCATTTATATCTCCTATAATCATTATTTCATACCCACTTTTTACATAGTCAATAACCAAGTCTTGAATAACCATGGCTTGACCTTCTCGTTTTATACATCTGTCGACTTTATCTGGATAAGCTAGAAAATGTAATGAAATATAGGCTACTTTCATACTACCCCAATTAAATAGGGTTGTAAAATGTTTACTAACTCCTTCTGTACCCGAATCATTTCCTGTATATCCACAGCTTGAAAAGGATACTGGGTAGTCTGCTCTATTCTCGGTTCGTGATAATTCGGATAGGGGTAGAATATTAGAAATCATTCCTACGTTTTGTCCTGTACTTGTATCAGTTCCTTTAATCAAATATGAATTATATGAATTTGATGAAGTATTTAATAAGTCTTGTAGTTTATTTAATTCATTAATACCTTCAACCTCACACATATTTATAACATCTGGGTTCACTTCATTAATCACATCCGCAACTCTTTGTAAATGTTCATATGCAGTTGGTTCGTCATGCCATGGACACCCATTTCCCGGACAATCGGCACTTTTATAATAATCTATAAATAACCATTCAACGTTGTATTGCATTACCCTCAACGCATTAGATGTATACCCAGAAGCCAATAAAAGTACATTCCTAAAAAACTTCATTGGTTGTTGTTTATTAATTATTTATCTAAAATAGATTTTTATAAAAAATTAAATAATATATATTTAATACCATTAAGTATATATGAGGATTGAAATACTTATATTAGCAATTACTGTTGGATACATGTATGACACGTACCACGATGGTAAATACTCAACTTTATTTTTTTCATATAAAAAGTACTATCAAATCGCTTTTTATGGATTAATGGGCATGAGTGTTTTTTACATGTTTAGAAAAAACCCAACCCGATGTCGCAATGTCTTGTACTATGCCAATAGTATGGGAAAATATTTACCAATTGACCAAAGTGCAATGCACGCAATGTCTCCTATTTTAGATTTTACAGGTCAAACGGGAGAACCAGGAACAATGGATAATATTAATAATAATACATCTATTCCTTACTCGGAACCATTTAACCCACAAATGACCACAAGTGGTGGAAAATTAACAAAACGTTCTGTTAGCGAGACAAAAAAGAAATATGTAGCGGCAAAACAAAAATGGGAATGCGGAGGCTGCGGGTCACAGCTTGACCATACATTTGAGATTGACCACAAAATGAGATTAGAGTACGGTGGAACAAATGACGAAACAAATCTAATTGCTCTTTGCCGAAACTGTCATGGACGTAAAACAGCACGAGAAAATATGTAATTCAACTATTTTTTTAAATAAAAAATGAAATAAAGAAATATTTTGAGTACTACTATAACAATGGAACAATCTATTAAAACGTTAGAACCACAAGTTATAAATAATGATATTGATATTGTTGATACACATGAATACTTATGTTCACTTGTAACACAAATGAAAATTATAGATTCAAACGATAAAAAATATATTTTGGATAAAATCGACAATGAGAAAACATTAACCGGGAAATGTATATTAGCTCGTAACTTTTTAACCCCACAATCAAGTGATTTAGAAGCCATATGTAAAAAGGACTTGGGTATTGGTAACGCATTAAACTCGACAAGTGGTGATGGACATAAAAATGGCAATAATTACGAAATAAAGTCATCCATACACGCCAAAAAATCAAAAATAAATTTTGTTCAGTTAAGACCTGACCATGACATTGATTATTACATATTTATAGCATATAATATGTATGAAAATAATACATTAGGTAATGCTCATATTTTCAAAATTCCATCACAAAATGTTTACGACCTTATTATTCGATTTGGCGGATATGCTCATGGAACTTGTGAAATATTGGGTAAAATTACACCAGATAATATTAAAGGTAGAAATTGCGAATATGCTTTAAGATGTGACCCAAACTCAAAAAAAGGTAAAAGTTATGATATTTGGAATGAGTTTATGAAATATAAAGTTGAATATAGTCCTGATAATTTCTAACCGAATTTTAGTTTATATAAATGTATCAACTCTTGTTGCCCAAGACTATCTTGCCGTACAGTATCTTTTGACATTGAATAGTCTAATTGACTAAATCTATTTTTTAATAATTCTATATCGATATTAGACTTTAGCCAATGCCAACTTTTTGGTCGTAATACCTTTAAGTTTGTATCAATTATTTCTCCACAATTCGCTCCATATGCTTTTATTACAAAATCACATTTTTTCGGCGGGGTTGGCTGATTATTTTTATCTTTTGGACCATATTTTAAGAAATTAAAATCATTGTGAGATTTGTCATAAATAACTTTGTTTCTTTTTATTTCAGTTTTAACCCAAATTTGAAAACAACACTTTGCTGTCATTTTGGGCGTAAAACAACAAGGATTAATTGGAAGGTCTTCATTATAAATTAATTGAAATCGTAAATCTAATTTATTTTGAACGCTGACTCTTTTAAATGTCCTTGGTATTATAAACGCAATACAATTTGCAAATTCGGCACCTTTATTAAAGAATTTCATTGCCAACGACGATACTTTCCCAAAAGGCGGATTACCAATAATTAAATAAGTTTTATCTTCATCTGGAATATAATCAAAGAAATTCATTTCAGTAATACCATTTGATTTCGGTTCTATATCTAAACCTATTTTTTTAGATTCGTCCATAATATTAAAGAATGATCCAGAACCCGCGCTTGGTTCTAAATGTATATCGTAATCATTCAGGTTAATAACATCATTTAGCTTGTTATAACATTCCAATGCTATATTTTTATTTGTATAAAACTGGTCTAATCCATTTTCATTTTGTTTTGAAATATTCTCCATTGTGTTGTCATGTGTTAACAATATTATTTAAAATCAATTTTTATTAACTCAATAAAATTGAATTTATTTTATTTAAATATTATTATACTATACTATAATGAAGGAATACTATAAACATTTATCAGAGCCATGGTTTACTTTAATAAAGCTTGGTATCAAAACATGCGAAGGAAGATTAAATAAAGGTGATTTTTCTAATATGAATAAAGGAGATGTAATATACTTTAATAATGACGATTTTGGGTTTAACCGTGTTATTTGTTGCCGAATTACATCAATCCGTTACTACGACACATTTGAGGCCTATTTAAGAGGTGAATCATTACATAACTGTCTTCCTGGAGTGGATACACTGGAAGAGGGAGTAAATACGTATTATAAATATTATAGCCCCAAACAAGAAGAAACATATAAAATTGTTGCTATACGACTAAAAATTAAGGATTAAATTCTATAACTGGTACAAGTTATCTTTTTAATGTACTCTTGTGTCGTCTTCTATTATTTTTTTTGGTTTTTTGTTTCTTTTTAGAGGCTACCTTTGATTTTTGTTTTTTGGAGTTTTTCTTATTAGTTCGGATTTTTTTAGTATGTAGTTTTCTTTTAGAATGGTTCTTGTAGCGTCTACGACCCGCACCAACATAATTATCATCTACGTCCATTTTACTACCCTCATATATTTTACCATCCTGTTCTTCTATTTGTTGGTTTTCTATTTGTTGGTTTTCTATTTCCTTTTCGAATTGATATATCATATTATATATATTATAAACACATCTATCAAGGTCATTAGTTTTTTGTCCACCATTATGATAATAATTTAATAATATTTGTTTTATACAACCATCCAAATCAAACGATTCATAATCAAATGGGTTTGTTTCTACCATACTCAATATATCAGATGGGTAAAAATCATGTAATGACATTTTAATTGTGTTAAGGGTATTGTAATAATTTGGGTTAATATCTTTACTACCATGAAGTTCATTACGTAATATAGGCAGTAATGTATTATCAATAAATTCCTTCATGTCAAATAAATTAGAATACATTTCTTCAAATTTTTTCAATAATTCAATCGCTCCTGTATCAATATGTTCGCGAGCTATACCATCGTAAAATGTTCGGGGAAGTATCGAACCTTCAAAGAATGGTTGTTCGGCTTCGGCTTCGGCTTCTATTTCTTCTTGGCGTTTTCTTTGAACTTCTTTTTCTCTCATTTCGGCGGCTTTGGCTCTGGCGTCGGCTTTGGCTCTGGCTTCTATTTCTTCTTGGCGTTTTTTTTGAACTACTTTTTCTCTCATTTCAGCGGCTCTGGCTCTGGCTCTGGCTCTGGCGTCGGCGTTGGGATTGGCGTCGGTTTGTTGGCGTCGGCTTTGGTGTTGGAATGGTTGGGATGATGGTTGGGATTGACTTGTTGGTTGGAATGGTGGTTGGGATTGGCGCGATTGTGGATTTAGTGATTTGTAATAATCAGTGTTTAATACACCTTTCATAATACTCGAACTCGCGCCCCTTCCGTCAATCTCGGGATCATCTTCTCCACCAGAACGTTCATTACTCGCTGAATCAAAAGCATCCTCTGCGGAACTCCCCTTACTGATATTGGAATCATATATCTTTCTTTTATTATCATCCTTAACTATTCTATATGCTCCCCGTATATAGCTAAATACATTTCTCTCACTTGTATCGGTTCCGGCTTTGTCTGGATGATATTTTAACACAAGTTTCCTGTATTTTTTACTAATTTCAGACATCGTGGCATCAGGTTTAACTCCTAAAGCCTTATAAATATCATATCCTCCTTTTTGAATATTGCGGTTGACTTTCTTCGTATTTTTTTTCTTTGTATTGTTAAGGGGCATAATTATTTAATATATAATAAATAATTATAAAATTATAAATAATAGTTCATTTATAATTATATTTAAACAATATAACATTCTAAAATAACTTAAGTATTAAGTAATATGAGTCAAGGAAATTCTACAACTTATAATCATATACTAACGCAGGCACAATTAGACGAACTTCAAATTGCACACCATGAGCAAGTAATGAAGCACAACAGTAATCAAGTTACGACATCAGCTGCTCAATCATATGCGAATACTATTAATGGAAATAATGTAAGACGTACATTTGCCACACAATCTCATAGTTATACGAACCCAAATACACTGAATTTACAGAGGTGGGGATATACCGCAACAAATAACGGCGGACAACTTATATGCGGAAATAATACAAATAATTACGAAGAAGATATTCAAACAAACGCCGATAACATAGCACAAAATACAATTGATATAGCAACCAATACAACTAATATAGAAGAAAATACAAATAAATTCAATTTATATGCTCCAATAGAATCGCCACAATTAACAGGTAATGTAACACTAACATCTACTAATCCGGTGAGCGTTGATATTATTAATGATAATGGTTCTTCTACTGGTCAAGCTAATCTATATTTAGGTCAATCTATGTCGGTTGGTGGTGGTATTCGTTATGATGGCACTAGTGGTAATGATATATTTGAATTATATACTAGAGATACCAATGGTGATAATGTGTTTCTTTCAAACAGTTATCATAATAATGACGTAACTATGTATGGTAATTTAAAAATACAGTCTGATATTCTTACTTCAGTGAATGTTGATATTATTAATAATATTGTTGGTGCTGAAGGTATAGCTAATCTATTTTTAGGTCAAGAAGCATATACTGGTGGCGGTATTCGTTATAATGGCGTTAATGATAATATTGAATTTTATAATAGAGACTCTAACGTGGATAATGTGGTTCTTTATTATAGTTATAATAATAGTACTAATTTACACATCAATGGTGACTTGATTTTTCCAGATGGGACTACTCAGACGACTGCTTATACTGGGCCTACTCCAGCTCCAATAGCAGGATTAGGTGCTAATTATAAAATGCCTTTTCATGTGTTTGGTTCAAGTGATGGAGCTGTAAAGTCTTTTCCTCTAAATGTTTTTCAAATGGAATTAACCCCAAATGGATGGTCTCGGTTTGATAAAATTTATTTAAAAGTAAATATGAGACATATGACGACCTTTAATGATAATGTATCACCTAATACAGTTATAAAAACATCCAGAGGATATTTTGATGGTGTTTGGATATTAAGTCCATCAAATTTAAGAAATCCAGAAGTAGCAAGCAGTAATCCTGTATTCGATTCTCCTGATAATGGAACTGGTAATCCGATTAGTGGTGGAGTTGGATACGGAGATGGTGCTATTGATACGTCGAATGTTTATAATTCAGACTATTTTTATCGGGAAATGGGTTCTATAGTAGATGGTGATTGGGGTCTTGAGAACAACATTAACAATAAAATAGTAAGTTTTTATTTATATATATCAGGCGATAGTACTGCTCAATTTATATGGAGATATTTATACAATGATATTAGACCAGGAACTACTCGTAATCAAGATATGAGTGGAACAATTGAAATATTATCAGCAGTCAATTCTAACACTGTTGGAGGAACAGGAGGAAATCTTACCTTAAAAGCATATAATATAAATGGTGGTTATACATTTAATGATACCCATAGTATTATAACAATTTAATTTAAAAAAAAAATAATGGTAATTAAATACCTTGAATAATATATTTAATAAATTATTATAGTATATAATGGAAGACTATTCATATTTATCCAACTCTGTTCCATTAAAGAACGCGTCTGTATTGTTTGCTTCTGCCCATGGGAGTGTTGAAAATACAATATTTAATAATATTCGAAGTATATTAAAGAGTATTATAGACAGAGAATCACCAATGTTTATAAGAGCTATGACAGATATTCAAAAATTTATTTACACAAAGGTATTATATTCTCCCATGGCTCGAACAAATACAGTGGCGTTTTCAAATAAAAATATGGCAGACGCATATTTGAAATATGGTTACTATAAGTATAACTCATTGGAATTAAATGATATAACCAGTTCAAATTTGAAAACTATATTCAATAATGTTCGAAAATACAATGTAAATGAATTAAAGGATCAATACCTAATCGATTATGATGAACTAATTAATTATTTTCGAAATATGTATAATATTCCAAAAATGTATAATGTAATAGATTTGGATGAAAATAACGAACACTTATTATTAAAACCAGCAAGACCAGATGCTATGTTTTTAAAAAATAAAGTAGATAACCCTGATGTAATTAATGTGAGTTGGCTAATCAGAGAAAATAATAAAGCCATATTACAAATTCCTCTACTTAAGAATAGTCATCCTGACGATGAGTTTATGAATTGGGTAAAAGACCAAATTGGCATTATTCCAAAATTATCCAAACATCAATATGATGATATTAATAGAGCTAAAACAATTACTTCGAATAAAACACTAAAAAAATATTATGATAATAACAATGTTAAAGTAAACGATTTACGAGGTAAATTATACAAATATGTTAAGTATATCAATAACTATGTAGAAGATAGAATTATAGAATACCATAATAAGAAACAAGGGCATTATATGTATGATGCTATAATAAACGAAAAAACACCTGAACACATTTATTATTTTGTAGCAAAAGCGAATGAGTCAGATGAGAAAAAACATACGGGTCTCCATCGTTTATTATATTTAAAGGACGGTAAAAAACGCTCAAATTATGAAACAAAATCACGACCCAAATATTTAAATCAATTATATTGCTCACTTCCAAAATCTAACAAACAATCACTTATAACACCAAAACAACCTAAAATCTTATCGTATGACGATATAATTTCTTATCTTAAAGAAGCTCTTCATTATAAAATATGTAAAACAATGAACCAAAATATAGGTGTCCCATTATCATTGATTATTTTACATGCCTGGGCGGATAATATGGACCATTTAACGATTTTTGCTATAGCATGCCGAAAGTATCACCCAAATGATATAAACATAACCGATGACCCAATTCGCCGTAAAACAAGTGTAAGGAATTCCAAAAAAAATAATAATATTCGTCCTATTCGACAGAGTTTAAAAAATAAACTGGGTGATAAGCTTAAATTTAATAAACATAGCAAACGTAAATTAAGTAAACGAAGTAGTAAAATTAAAAGTAAAATATGTCCAGCTGGCTCATCTATTAATCCCAAAACAGGTAGGTGTCGTAAAGATTGTTTACCAAATCAAACCCGAAACAATAAAGGAAATTGTGTTAAAAATAAGAAATTGTTAACAAAAAAATGTCCACCTGGGAAAGAATTAAATCCGGACACAAATCGTTGCCGAAATAAATGTGAAAAGACGAAAATACGAAATGAAAAGGGTAATTGTGTTAATAAACATTAATTCATAAAATTAATTAGTAACGAAGATTTGGGTTTATACATATTTCCTGACTCGGATAAATATCCCCCGACATGCATGTATCATTTTTCGTAACCTGAGCACATGTTCTATGTGTATGGTCTGTACCAACATAACACCATCCGTCTTTTCCAGCACCTTGTAAAGTGCTACTCGCTTCATCCGCTTCAAAATCTGTATTATTATTATCACTTAAATTGTCCGTTGCTTGGGTCAATACTGTGTTAATAGCATCTCTTCCTATTTGATTACGTGCGGGTACAGTACGGTCTGCGTCAATATCTGTTCCCATATCAACACCCATGCTCATTTTAGAATTAGACGGCTGTGTTATTCCACCTGGTGTAGCATTCTGAATATCTGTAAGTGTTGTAGTCGTAACAGCTGCACCAGCCATTGCAACTTCTTTTCCACCCTCTGCCGTAACATCAATTATTTGCGAGCTTGTTGAGCCTATAATTCGGCTTATCCAATCTACTATTGGCTTAAATATATGAACAATTGTATCTGTTCCTTTTGCTAAATACATAAATATATTTACACCTAAAAACGAGAGAATTAATAAAATAATAATCCAAGTAACTGCCCCGATTTCAGAAAACCATGTGTAAATACCAGATAATATGCCAGAATTTTTATTTCTCTCGAAATTATCCGAACCATAGCTCAAACTTGATTGAAGGCTGTCTCTTGCGTCGGATGATAGTATTGGAGCTGATGACGAATGTGGAGGCGAATAGTCATTCATTATCTTAAATTATATAATATAAATTTGTATATAATTTAATTTATACGAGATTTCCGCTCATTATACCCTAATTTGAATAATATCCATTTTTAAAGAGTTTATGCCTCTTTTAATTATTGAGTTTTAAAGAGGCCACGGTCCTTTATTATATGTGGTTGATTGTTGTTGAGATTTTATATATCTTTCAACCTCTTCTTTATTTTCATACAGTGAGCACGGATTGGATTCATATGCTTGTTTCACATCCGAAAATCCAAATGAACTAAAAATATCCGAGCTATATGAATTTCCTCCGGTATCTATTAAATCAAATCCACCAATGGATGCTGTGTTTATTGACCTATCGTCAAGTGTTCGTGCTACCTGCGTTTCTTCGAATGATTGATTTGTACAATTATCAGTCGATTCATCTTCAAGCCAATTACCATACCCTGCTTCTTGAGACGCAGGCGGTTCGTACAATGAATTAAATTTATCCACAAACCGTTGATTATCCCAAACATTTTCACCGTTTCTTCCTGGATTAATATCCTTAATATTATAGTTGTTATCTTTGTCTAAATCAATGGTGCTATAAATAACTCTATTTGTGTTTGTAATCGAACCAGTTGTTTGTAAATATCTTGTTTTCTCTTCACGTAATTTATTGTACGCTTTATAAAAAAATCTAAAATAATCTGGGTCAATAGTTGTTTTATCTGGATGAAGAGACCTAACTATCTTTTTACAGTGCGCTAAATGTTCGTCCGTATACTCATGTGGTATCTTAAAAAGAAGAATAAGGTCACTTACTGTGTAATCATTTATATCTAAACTCATATCTAAATCAATCGTAAATTTCATAATAGAATAAATTAACCTAAAGTGAATAAGGATAGTTAATTTTTACTAAGTTTATATTTTTTTAAATTTTACTCATCATCATGAATTATTATTATCATCAGATTGTGTTTCTTGTACTGATTCATTGGTTGTTGTAGAAGAATCGAGAGAAGATTGTTCTTCATTAACCATATTTTTATAATGAGGAAGATGTCTGGTATTTTGCATTTGAAAACATCTCATAATTAAATAAGATGAAACGGATAATGTACTAACAGCTGTATGGTATCCAATATAACCAATATGACTTAATGATTTACTAAATTGAATACTATACCACCAATAAGGAGGGATAAATAATGTTTGTCCGGGATGAACCTCAATAACATGCGTTGAGATTTTAGATTTAATGGTCGTATGTTTAGTATCTGACGACCATGGATTTAGGTCTGATTTAAATTCAAACAAGTCGTAATCGTAATGAGGAGATAATTCATTAATACTCGATGGAGGGGCTAATTGAACACGAACCGATGTTGTATAAGCTGTTAGAAACGTTCGATTATTAATATCATATTTGAATGGCGTTGTTCCATTATTTCCACCAATTATTAAATCTCGGGTTGTATGCACATTCCCAACAGGTTTTAAAAAATTATCTTGACTTTTAAGAGCTGTATCGAGTTCTACATTATTCGATATTAAATTTGAATTATAGCACGAAAAATGCGATGGATTAGACTGAGTAATTTGACTAATATCCGAATAGTCCGATTTAATTTGTAATGGACTACCTCCCTTATCATCAGGTACATAAATTGTTAATGTATCTGTTCCAGACATTCCTAAGTTATTAACAGCATTTGTAGTACGTGTTGTATCAAAGTAAAATACACATGGTTGGCGGATATTACATAAATCGGCCAATTGTATAGTTGTTGGAATACCAGCATCATAAATTTCTAAAGAATTATTTGTTTTTAATTGAGACATTAAATGGACGTACACAAATAATACAATTAAAAAAATAGTAATTTGTAAAAATATTGAATTCATACAAGTATAATCAAGTAATTTTAAATTATCATTTTAGTAAATTTATTATTAATCAACGTATAAAAGAACCTCTATTCTTCAGTAGCAACGGGTTCTTTATCGGCTAATTTCATAGAAGATGATGTGGATGACGCCAACGCCATATTAGAAACTTGTTCTTGAAGAGCTTCGAGTTTCTGAATAATATTAGAATTAATACTTTGCTGTGCGTGTGCCTCTTCCTCGGGCATATCCATTGAAGCAACTTTTTCTTCCAAAAACCCCAAACGTTTCGACAGAAGTCCTATAGCATCCGAAACAGCAATTTTTTTAGGTCTTGAAGGAGGAGCGGGTGGCTCAGGTTGGTATTGAGAATATTGCTGGGATGGTTGATTAAAATATTGAGGGGGGTATGATTGTCCATTACCATGGTTCATATATTGAGGATGAGCACCGGGAACTTGGTTCATCCCACTTGACGGCATATACCCACCCGCATTAGGAACCTGATAAGTTGGTTGTGGGTAGTAGTTAGGTTGAGGAGGATGGAAATTAGATGCTCTTGATTGGGGGTGATTGGGTTGTCCCCTATTATATTGTGCTGATGGTGGTGCACGTGATTGTCTTGAACGTTGTGGCATTATTTATTTATATTATGATTGACAAGAAAAGTTTGCCTAAACATACGCATCAACTACAATTATTGTGAAAATAAACGAAGGTTTAATAAAAACAATATAAATATTATTATACATATAATATTATTATGATTGGTTTTTTTGCGTCTTTGTTTGCGTTTTCTACTTTTGATACAGTTCCTGAATTAGATGTGAATAAATATTTAGGAAGGTGGTATCAGGTATACGGAGCACCCACAAATGTTGTATTCCAAGGTTATGGGGAATGTATAACCGCAGATTATGGATTAATGGAAAATGGACAAGTAAGTGTATTAAATAGTCAAATAAATAGAAAGGGTGAATTAGATACAATTGGGGGCTATGCGTACATAAAGAATGAGACAGAACCGGGACAATTAACAGTTCACTTAGATGGTACTCCAGTTGATGCGCCATACTGGGTAATAGAATTGGGCCCAATTGTAAATGATGAATACCAATATAGCATAATAACAACACCAACAGGTGGTTCAATGTGGACACTTGTGCGAGATTTGGATAATTATGATGACGAAACTATCGTAAAACATTTAGAAGATTATGAGTTTAAATATGTGGATATTAAGCAAGATAATTGCGAGTATAAGTATATGTAATCATACACATAAAAGAATTATTAATCGTTCCAGTTCTAAAATTAATATTAACAATATATAATATTAATATTGTATTATTACATTATCTAAATGAATAATAAAATTAATAACGAAATTTTAAATGATGTAAATGACGATAATTCTTATAAACATATACTTATTTGTACAACCGCAATTAATCGCCCTATTCTTCACTCAGATGTTATTCATGAATGGTATAATTATATTTTTGATGCGTTACAATCTAATCCAAATAAATATAAAGCTCAATGGTTTATCAATATAGATTATGTCGGCCAGTTACAAAGTAGTATTCTGGAAACAGAACAAAATTTTGAATGTCTTATACCAGACATTCCCATTCATTTTATACATGAACAAACACTACCAAGTAGACCTGGTGATTTTTTATTAGCATGTAAAAAACTAACAATGGCTGTAATGTCATACGTTAAAATGAATAAACTTAATCCAGACAATGTAATTATGTTTTGGCTTGAAGATGATTGGAAACTCAACTCTCAACACATACAACTTCATAAACTAATTGATACATACTTGTCAAATTTATCTGTAATTAACTTAAGTTATATAAGAAATAATTATCTACACGCACTTGCCCCATGTATTATGAATTATCAATTATTTATAGATTTACATGCAAAAGCATGGTTATCTCAAACAACTAAGATTGATCCTGAGCACTGTGTTGGTCAATTATCTATTGCTCAGTATGGTCCATATGTAGACATACAAAATATTACTATTATTAATCAATATAAAACAATTAATGCTAATTTTTTTAATCAAAACATGTTATCATATCCAAAAAGTTATTATACGTACGACTCGGATGTTAATAAAGATACACATATTATTCGTGATAATTATATTATCCCTGAACAGGTTCCAATTATCTCAAATAATATACTAACATTTATGCGTATAACATGTTCATCGTGTAATGATTATGGTCGCACATTTATGAAAACTCATAATATAACAAAATCAAATATTCAAACAGATGAGCATAAAGAGTTTTATAAATAATAACGATAATATTTACAGTTTTTTTAGATTTTCAATTTCTTCATTAAGTACAGGAAAAAGATATTTATATCCTGAAAATGGTCTAAAATTCTTACGCTCTTTTATTCGATGTGATTTTGGAGCATTATTATGTAAATGAAATGTTTTGATTGATTTAGATGGATTTGTAACATTATAATTATTTTTATTTAATATATAAGCTATATGATTATCACAACCACTAATACCTAAATTAAAATTATAAATATCATCAGGTATAATATTATTAAATATCCAAACATCTTGCGATGTTTTACAATCTTTATTATCGTGAACCCATTGTTCTTCTATATTGTCATATAAAAATTCTTTATCTCTTAATATTTTAGGTAGTACTAATTCATATCTTAATAATGCGAATACGTTATTATTTAAATCACATAATTTTAAATATTGTAAATCTGTATAACTTAATATTATATCAGTATTAATTAATATTTTAATATCATCTATATTACAATAATTATTACTATAATTAAAGACATCATTATAGGTTAATCGGTGTGATATATCAATCTGCTTTATTTTTGTATGTGTCATAATATCATTATCATATATTTGTTCATTAAGTAATATAATTTCATCAATGAAAGGATTATTACAATTAATTTTTAAACAAGTATCTAATTCTAATTGTCTTAAATCATCTAAATATTCAAAATATTGGGTGAATACTATTATTTTAGGCATGGGTATTTTATTAATATATGAATTTAATAAAATTTGAACTTAAACATACATATTATTAATATAATATAGTAAGTATGTTAAAAGAAATAGATAACAATACAATCATTCTGGAATACATTTGGGTTGACGGAAATAATTGTTCTATTTTTAGTAAATCGCGTATATATTATTCATCGGGTCCGGAAGTTCGTCTGGATAATATACCTAATTGGTCATTTGATGGGAGTTCAACAGGACATTCAAAAAAGAATTCAGAGAATTCAGAAATTATACTTATTCCCCGATTTACTTGTTTAAACCCACTTCAACCAAATTCTCAACTTGTACTATGTGATACATATAATTCTGACTTAACATACACAGATTCAAACCATAGAGTAGACGCAAACAAAATTATGACAGCGGTACATAACCAATCGCCTATGTTTGGTCTCGAACAAGAATATTATCTAATTACACCTGATATTAGAAAAAATATTCAACAGACAAAATGTTGTGATAAGTGGTATAAAAAAGTATTTTCTTGTAAAACCCCATGTCCAACCGAACATGATAGAATTCAATCATATTATTCTAAAATTCAATATTGTGGAGGAGGACACACGCACACTCTTGGACGAAAAATAGCAAATGAACATTTACAAGCATGTGTGAAAGCAAAATTAACTATTTCAGGTATAAATGCTGAAGTTGGACCAAATCAGTGGGAATTTCAAATAGGACCAAGTATTGGAATTGAAGCAGGCGACCATATGTGGGTCGCACGTTATTTATTAATTATGATTGCTGAAAAATACGAAACCAGTGTAGATTTCAGTCCAAAACCATTTTTAAACTTACCTGGTTCAGGTTGTCATGTTAATTTTAGTACGAAACTTATGCGTGAATATCATACTGGGTTGTCCCATATAATAAATGCTATTAACTTATTGGCCATAGACCATGAAACTCACATGAAGATTTATGGTTATAATAATAATTTACGATTAACTGGAAAGCATGAAACCGCATCTATTGATGATTATACGTATGGTATTGGAACTCGGACAACGTCTATTCGCATTGGACAAGAAACTTTTAAAAATAAAGGAGGATATTTTGAGGATCGTCGTCCAGGTTCTAATATTGACCCATATTTGGTAACTTCGGCTATTGTTGGGTCGACTGTTCTCGAAAAAGCTATTGAACTGGAAATTGATACAAACAACAATACACAAATTCTTGATAGTGATGATGATACACCATTGACTTTACAATCTAATTCATCATGTACGTACAGCCCAAAATAATGAGAGGACCATTTCCATTATGATATTAATAATATATGTTATGTTATATTATTATATAAATCAATACGAATATATAGAATGTTTAATTTTTTTAATCCGTCAAATTTATTAATTTTTATTAGTGTATTTTCTCCAATAATTTTAGCATGTATTGTTGCGAGCTCAAGTGTTGTATTTGGTTATGAGAAAGGGTTTGTGTATTTAGGCTACTTAATTATGGCGTCCATATTGAGAGAAGTGTACTACTATTACAATCCATTTATCGGAAATGATAAAATATTATCTAACCCAATATGTTCAAGCGTTCGTTTTGGAAGTGCTAATAGTAACAGTTCTTTATATAGTCTATTTGTATTTACCTTTACTATTTGCTACATGATTTTCCCAATGTATTCATTTAACACACCCAATTTTGCGGTATTTTCATCTATGCTTGTTTTCATGTTTGCCGATTTAATAACTAAAATGAAATATGGATGTATTCCTCAATGGACTGACCTTGCGATTAATGCTCTTGGTGGTTCTATTTTGGGTATACTTGTAACCGCCTTAATGATACATGGGGGTTCTGGTTCGTTTTTGTTTTTTGAACAATCATCCAATAGTACACGCGAACAATGTTCTCGCCCCAGCGAGCAAACGTTTAAGTGCGCAGTTTACAAAAATGGAGAATTATTAGCTAATATTGATTAAGTTTCAAAATAAATTTTTAATTTTCCAATGTCCATCCTTGATTCCAGTTTGCTTTTATTTTGTACAAATCTATATTAGGATAATATTCAACTATTCTCATTGTTCCATTATTATAATAATTAACAGGTTTTTTATAAACACGTATATTATTATAATCTTCTATAGTTCTATTATTTTCATCATTATCAAAAATATAATCTTCTTGATTATTTATACTTTTAAATTCCATACATCTATTTTCTTCTGTATTTTTTTTAGTTAACAAGAAATTTTTAAAATCATTAATAATTTTTTGTGAATAAACACCAATGTTCATCGAAAAGATTTTTTTAATTCTTAATGAAGAAACATTTTCTAAATTTATTGAACTAATTTTATTAAAAAAATTGTTTCCTATTTTACATTGAATTAGTAAGAGTCATTCATTATCTTACACCAAGTCGTAATAAGGATTATCGCGTATATCAATTCCACAATATGGTTGAGGGTCCTTTTTATAATCTCTTGACTTATATATGTCTCCTTCTTCAGCCTTTTCTAAAAGATATTTGAAATTTGTCCAAAACTCTTGTCCATGTCCAACTGATTTTGTCATGACGTGAGCCAATTCATGAATAGCAACAAATGTTAATGTATGTTCATCAATTAATTTGTTTCCATTTTTAGTACGATTCAGGCAAAAAGCAATTTTTTCTCCTTTATTTTCAGTATATGCCGTTAATTCACTTGTAGGAAGAGTTTCCCTTATTTTTGTTGGGTCAAACCCATTAACAAGTCGTTGCGTCCGTTCATCATCTGGATATTTTATCTCCATGTAGTCGACCAGTTTTTTACATGTAATTGTCGTTTTAGCCAATAAATCGGCCGCTAATTCGAGTTTCTGGCGTTCTCGAACACAATAACGGTTACCATCTACGCTGGAAATTATACATTTTAAATTATATGCATCAGACTCGTAATATATCTTTAAACATAATAGTCCTACAAACGCAATAAATACATATACAAATAAATCTTCTTTTTTCATATTGGTTAATATGTGATTATACTTTATTTAAATATAAATATATAAATAAAGTGTTAAATACATCATTATGAAAACAGTAATTATTTTAATTGCAATATTTGTTTTAATCAATATAACTGATATTTTTGATGATTGAGTTAAACATCGTTTCCATATGCTAGTTTATACCACATATTGTTATATGGTTAAACATTTATAAACCGTTGAATAACAAATGCGTATTGAAACCCTAAATCACAACACATACTTACTATAACACTGTATCTATTTCTATTTTTAATCGCTTTATTGTATAATTCAACATTCTTGTGATAAATATCTATTTGTTCATCAGTACAGTTTCGAGGAAGTTCCATTAATGTTTAAATTATTTGAAACTAATGAAATTTATGTGAAACAAGATTTTAAATTTTAATTTTGGAAAAGTCCAATCGTCCAAAATCATTTTTGAAGTCTTTATCTATTTTTTTAAATTTCTTGGTCATATTGGAAATTTCGTCTTTAACATTAAAAGCATAACAACTTTTACTTTTATCAGTGTATCCAGTAACTTTTCCAATCCAATCAAATATTATTTTAAATGTATACGAATACAATGTATGAATAATATTTCTAAGAAACTTTGGTAGAACCATTTTGTAAATCATGTTACTAAAACTTCCAATTGAACCAAAAACATAAAATAAAATACAATTAGGTAATGAAATAATCTTATCAACAATAAGTTTTAATACTTCAAAGAGAAATACAAATATACTACCTATTCCAATGATTAGTGAAAATATAGGATCAATCAATCCCTTTTTAAACACCGCACCTAACTGAGTAAATATGGATGCCATTTTCTTTTTGAAAAAAGAAACTGTATTTTTTTCTATTTTTTTTCCAAGCGACTCCATTTTACTATCAATTTGCTTAGGTAATTTTTTAACCGATTTTCCAATTGAGCTAACCGATTTTCCAATTTTACCAATACTTTTCGCATTAAAATTTTCGATTGTTGTTTCTGGAAAAAATAATTCTATATTAAAATGAAAAAATGTATAATATATTATTCCAATAACACATAGTATAATAATATAATTGGTATTGTACATTATTATTGTTAAATTAACTCTTAATATAAGATATTATTTAATTTGTTACGATTTGTATATAAATATAGAATATTATGTTATTGATAATGAAGAGACGATTATTTACCGAAATAAATGGTTACAACGAATCAATGATTAGAACTATGATGAAATCAATACAAACCTACTACCAAAATAATAATGATAATATACATTTATTTAATTTTGAAAATTTTATTGGATTGTCTCAAGGAAATATTAATGAAGTACTTGTTGAATCACTCGGAGAAATGTTAGATGATGGCATTGAAGTAAATATTGAAAAATATAATAAATTGAGCATTCAAATTAAAGAATATTGCTTAACCTTTGAGTGATTTACTTACATTAAAGACTGATTTTTGTGCACCTATTACACCTTTAAGTAACGATTTTATGGCTTTGTCGATTCGTAATGCCTCAGCCGCTTTTGCTGCTGCTCGCTTTGCTTCTTCAGCTGCTTTTGCTGCTGCTCGTTTCGCCTTTTCTTTTGCCTTTCTTGCTGCTTCTTTTGCCTTTTTTGCGGCACGTCTTAATCGGCGTTTTACTCTATTTTTTAACCCTTCTTGTTGAGGTACTTTTAAACAGTATAGTACATATAAAAGAATTAATATCCCGACCAGAATAATTAATTGTTGATTAATAGACATATTTATTAATATATACTACTATTTTTAACAGTATAAAAGCAAATTTATGTTATAATTCAATCGATTTTAAAAATGCGAGTAGTTGGTATTTGTGGATTTTCTGGGTCTGGCAAAGATACAATGGCTAATTATCTAATTAAAAATTACGGATTTAAAAAATTAAGTTTCGCAAGCGTCTTAAAGGATGCCGTATCATCTATTTTCGGATGGGACCGAATTATGTTGGAAGGTCTTACTCCAGAACATAGAAAATGGCGGTGTACAGTAGATACATGGTGGTCTAAAGAATTGGATATTGCTAATTTCACACCGATTTTTGCCTTACAAAATATAGGAACAGAAATAATGAGAACTCATATACATAATGATATATGGGTATTAAGTATTAAACGACACTTATCAAAACATGTTGGAACTGATAATAATTTTGTTATTACTGATTGCCGATTTAATAATGAAATTAATATGCTAAAAGAATTTAATGCTCAAATTTTTCATATTGAGAGAAATTTACCTCCATGGGTTACCGAAATTAAACATACATTAAATTTTATTCATCCAAAATTTATGGAATTACACGGGTCTGACAAAGAGTGGTTACGCGCGGTTATTATGGATAATAATAACATTCAGCGTATTGATAATAATTATGATTTAAAATTTCTTGGATATATGATAGAAAAATCAGTTGATTGTGGAGACTCTAAAAAATGCAATTTATGTTCATATTTTTCATGCTACAAATTATGTGATTGTTTTCCAAATTGTACCGAAATGTCCGATGATGACGTTGATTGTGGAAACTCTAATAAAGGTAATACATGTTCATATTTTCAATGCTTTCAATTATGTAATTGTTTATGTGAATGTTTTTCAAATTGTACTGAAATGTTCGATGATGATGACTAAGACATTACTTATTTATAATATTCATAATAGTTGTTTTTACTATTTAAACAATAGTGTACTTAATTAATTAATAAATCATAAATATTCATTAATTTTTTGAATGGTAGATGTATGTACACAAATAGAAGTCCCATTTGGGCCAAAAAAATCTTATCATGAACCTGATTCTAATTCACAAATATTCAATAATAATCAAAATGAACTTGAAAGAAATATGAATATTATTCAAGAACAGATTATGGCGAAACCATTTTTAAGTCAGCATGACCTTGTACTAATTAGTTTATTTGATTTTTATAAAAAGGACAATAACTTGGAGACTATGTTAAATATTCTTTCTGAAAACAATCGTTTAATTTCACTTAGAATTATTGACTGGTTTGTAACGAACTATGCTAAAAAGAATTTCACATCGTATCCACTTGTAAAACCTAATAAAACAACACCCATTCAATTCAAGGTGTATAATGAATATCGTCTTAACTTAGACTCTTACAGAAAAAAGAGGTTCGACCCTTTTTGTAGAAACACCCGAATTAATTTTCCATATATTAATGGTCGTGTAATCAATACAACTATTGGACAAATGAAATTTTTTAAATGGATGATTGAAACAAAAGTTATCGAGTATATTGTCGAAAATTATGCCGTTATTGAACGAGATATGAATGACAGAAATAGTACAAAGAAAAATAAAAATCCCAATTCAAAGCCAGGTGCTAAAACACGAAGAAAGCGAAAAGAATTATCTGCGTCAGCCACACGTTCGGTTAAACGCGAAAACGTTTGTGGAGTTTTAAGTTTTAATTAAATCCATATGTAGTTTTTAAGAATTATTTAATTAAATTTGAATAGTAACGAATCTATTACTTTATGTTGCGTGCCCAGCCGAAGCTTTGCACATATTATAAAAAATTCTATTGCTAAAATAAAAGAAAGCAGAATTAAGACTAAAAAGAGCCATATTATAAACAGCGTCTTTCGAGTTTTTTCCAGGAATAGGTTTTATAAGAAGTTTAAAAAACAACGCAAGAGATACAATACATGCTACCGCACTTGTAAATGACATATAAAAGAAGTAATTACACATACGAGGGTTAACGGGACCGAAATATGTTTCAAGAAAGGAAGGAGAAAATACCATTATGTTAAATAGATATTAATAGTTATACTATTGTATTAGATAAAAAAATACAAATAATACAACTATTAATTATTGATTATTACAAATGAAATATACAGACGCATTTAAACATCTAAATATTTCTCTCGATACTCATTTTGAACCCGATAAAATAACATTAAAATATATTAAACGCAGATATCATGCTCAAGCTTTACTCCATCATCCCGATAAAAATAATAATACTCTCGAATCAATTGAGAAATTTAAAAAAATAAACGAATCATATGTATGGTTATCCAATAACATTGATAATAGTAAACTCGATGAATTCTTACATGAACCAACCACAGAACAAATGTCGTCGCAGTCTACTACATCGATTTATAAAATATTTGAAAAGCTATGTGAACGCCTAAACGCAAATATTGTTGTATCAATTGCGAGTACTTTAATACATGCCGTATTAATTACACCCACTTTAAAAGAAAAATATTTAAAAATCATCGACAATATGGATGAATCAACATGCTTATATATGTATGAAACCTTTAAAGCTTATCAACAATCTACTAACTGTGAACTCCCTGAATTAGCTGATTGGATAAAAGATGTAACGGCCGTAAAATGTGGTAGACTTGAAATAATACATCTTTCACCGTCAATCGATGATTTGTTTGACGCAAACTTAATTCAATATGAAAAATATGGTACAACATTTATTATCCCAACATGGTTTCCAGTATCATCATTTGAATTAGAATTTGATTATGAACCAATTAATTATACTTATAATAAAAAATATACAAAAGAAATAAGATTCACTTGTCGTCCGCTACTACAATCAAATATTTCTATTGCCGATGATACAAATGACATTAGTGTTAATATATTCAATGATAATGTATCTAACATTGAACATGTGACTATTGGAAAACGAAATTTTGACATTATATTATCAGAAACAGACCAAGAAAATTTAAAAACTTATCATTACATAGGTTATACCATAATGAACGCAGGAGTTCCATGCTTAAACTGTGTAATCGAAGACAATAATAGTATTAATGACCAAATTGAACGAGCCAACATTATCATATATTTTTACGTTTGATTATAATATGTTATCAATCGCAGTCATTTGGTCTTCTGTTAATTCGGTTGGAAATATCACATTAAAAGTTATGATAATATTTCCAACATATTCATCGCGTGGAATTCCATATTTTGGAATAACCTTCTTAAATCCATGCGGCATAATTGACCCGCGTTTATTTGAAAGAGGAATAGTTCCAGTCAAATGTTCCAAGTCCATTCGAAACCCACATAATGATTCTTTAAGTGTAAGCTGCTTATGAATAATTAAATCTAAACCTTGTCGAATGAATGGAGTATCGTTTATTACAGTAATAGAAACACGAACATCACTCACATTTCCGGTTTCATATATATTTCCCTTTTTTGGAATTATTATGATTTCACCAGTGTCGGTTCCTTTTGGAATTGGAACATAAATAGTTTCGTTTTCGGTTTGACACAATTCAGAATTCGTATTATATTGCGTTTGGTAAATATTCCGGGTAATTGTAGTTGGTTCAATGCTACCAGTCATTATTTTTGATATATGAATATTTAGTTCACAATTAATATTTACAATTGGTCGTAACTTGTTAGGGGATTGATACATATCAGAATTAGAGTTGTTAATATTACGGCTGTTATGAGATTGAGTTGAATGGACTACTAAATCAGTATTTATGGTGTTAAAGTTGAGTGATTCATCATAGTTATTACGTAACTCATTATCTCCAAGTATATCATATGCGTTATTAATTTGCGTTATAATACGCTCACATTCACTTTTACTTTTGTTTTTGTTTTTATCCGGGTGATATTTCATGGATAAATTGCGATAAGCATGCTTAATATCAACCGCTGATGCGGTCTCTGGTATATTTAATATTTCATAATAATTTTTCATCCAAACAAGTTATGCTTGTTTATAAAAATACAACATGACTATTCAAAGCTTTAAACGAATATAATAAATTTTTGGAAATTATTATAAAATAAATTGTTATATATAAATAAGTCAATATACAAGTATTATTACATATGTCGGCACTTGATTACCACCCAGAAAAATTTTCAGAACAAATTCAAGTAATGAGAGAAAGAATACCAGGACTTATTAAAAAATTTATAAGATATGATGTTCTGGTACAAACCCATCCGGAAGATGATTCATATAATAGTGAATACGATTCAACTACATCCGAAATACAAGCAATCCAATCATCTCTTACCGAGGCGTCTACAAAAATGTCTGATTTAATGAAAGATATTCGAGATAGAATGGAAATACTAAACAAAAAAATAAAACAAGAAAGAATACGCCATTCTGCTTTGAAAAAAAGACATAATTGGGCTTCTGACTCAAATACGGGGTCAGAGTTATTATATGATGATTATCAATATAGATACAATACACAGGTATTACAAAACACACTTACCTTTATTGGTATATTAGGCATGATAAAACTTAATCATAGTTTATTAAAGTAAATTATATTTTTATTCTTACAACAATTATTGATAATTCTTATTGCGGTCTAAAAAAATATATATTATAATAGATAATTTTTTTAAATATATAGATTATTATAATTCAATCAATTTAAATGGCCCAATTGAGTGTGTTCCTATTTTAATGAAAGATATTATTATGGATGAATTCAATATAGATGAAATTATTCCAATAAATTTTTTTGAATATAAAAATTTTAATATTGATGATGTTATTCAATTAATTGAGAAATATCCTAATCCACAATTTCCTATAAATACTGACCCAATTTTAGATAGTTGCCCTTTTTAGAATTATCAAAAACAAAGAGTGTACCATATCCTGAGTATAACGAAGTGTTTGATAACAAGATGTTTCATTGAATGCATACCACTACAAATAAAATCTTTAGTCAATTACATATTACATTTAAAAATTTCAAACTCTGTATCCCAAAAATTAAAATATTCCGAATTAACTAATCCATTTCCTCTATGATATTTAGTATTTGCATGTTTCCTTGAGGGAATTGTCCAGTTACCATATAATTGTGTTAAATATAATTCACTATTTAGTGGTATGTTGTAACTTTTTCCATTTAAAATTTTATTATCTAATTGTGGAAACGCTGGATTTGTATATATATCGCAATATAATTTACTATATTTAGTTTTAACACTAATCATATTACCATCTTCCTTTTTGGGAAATCCATTTAATATTCTTGTTTGTTGTAATTCATATTTATTAAAATCTATTGATTTTAATTTATCCCAATTTGATAAGTGTATTGTTACATCAATATCGGTATCCTTCTCCATTAATCCATTTTCTCTTACACAACCTAGTAATGTTCCACAATCTAAATAATAAGGTATATTATTTTCATCCATAATATCAACTACCTTACGTAAAAGATAGTTCATTACACCTAATTTATTTTTAAAATCTCTTAATTTAGTTGCCGATATTTCGTTTGAATATGGTAAATATTGAATAGACATAATGCTTTTAATATACTCAATACTAGGAAAATATTCGTTATCATTTCCTCTCATAAAGCACCAGTTTTTATCAATTAGTAAATTATTTTCATCAGCTTCACTAAAATTAATTGATATATATTCTTGTATAGATTTCGTTGGGTCTACATCATCAATCTTGAATACATCATACGCATATTTTTCTAAATTTTTTTTACGATTATCATAAGAATCAATATCCGAAATATTTTTTAGTTGTTCAATACTATTATTATCATGTAATCCTACAATAATTTTTTCAGTATGTTTTTGCATACATTCTAATAATTTTATATGACCTTTATGTAATTTATCAAAACAACCAATCGTGAAAATATATTCAAACATATTTATATAATTATATAATATATTATTTTTAGTTGATATTTTCAATAGTAACATAATCTTCTTCAATCCATATTTCTTCTTTTGTTGGACGTTCCTCACCGCTTTCAGAATTAACCGTTTCTGAATCACTAAAAACAACTAAAGTTGGTTGGGAAGATGAAGGCGGTGTCCCTGGAATTATCTGAAATTTAGTCGTTTGGTTTACATGGTCAATTATCATCCAAAATGTATTAAACATATATGTTGTATGCGTACTACTAACATTTGAATTTAAAAAATAACCAGTATATTTATTACAACACCAAGTGACTATTTGTTTTCTACTTTGTCTCTTTTTTTGCTGTCAATTTTTCTATTTGGTTTCTTTTTCAAAATATTATAATCATGTGGCAGAGTAAAATAACAATAAAGCGATTAAAAATAGAAATAGATACGGTGTTATAATAAGTATGTGTTGTGATTTAGGGTTACAAGACGCGTATGATATTCAGCGGTTTATAAATACTTAAATAAATATACTTTAAATTTCCTTTTTTATGTATAAAAAAATGATTATTAAATGATAAAAGCTACATGTACCATATTAAAGGTTGAATATCATGACGCATATATACACTAATCCATTGGATATGTTTTTAAATGCAACGTATTTGGAAATGTCTCTCAAGTATACGGGAATTGTACTATTAACTATATTGATACAAATGGATGAATATATATGTTCACCAGAATTTCAACGTTTTAGGTGTCCGGGTAAAATTGAAAGTATTGTACAACACGAAGAAAACTATTATAAAAAGCATAAACACTTTGACTTTAATGGAACTATTCACATTGGTTACAATAAAGCTGATACTAAATATTATATAATAGACGGTCAACATAGATTTGAAGCAGCTAACATTTTATTTAATAAAACTCGTATAGATGTAAAATTGCTTATTCAGCTTCATATAGTTACGAATCAGGTAGAAATGAAAAGTATTTGGGATACACTTAACCATAACACGCCACTACCAGAATTTGCTTATTCTTATATTAAACCCATCGCTGAGGCAGCTCTTGCACATTTAAGAGATAAATATCCTGACTTCTTTGTGTCTTCTGTTAACATACGCAAAATAAAACGCCCAAGGATGTCACAAACAATTGTACTTGAAGAATTAGGAAAAATAGTAGATGGATTAAAACTAAAATGTTGTGAAGACCTTATAAAGATTGTACTTGATTTTAACGTTTGGTTGGTAACGATGTCAACAGATACTGTTACTGCTTATTTTAACAACAAAAATGGAGAACAATATCAAATGGAAACCAGACTAATGTACAAAACAGCGAGAAGGGCGGGAATGTTTTTAGGACTATATAAACTCAAATCAACTGGATATGAATGGACTCGTGAAATTATTGACATGGTAAAAGCAGAGAGAAGAGAACTAAAAAATATGTCAACAAATAACACGGTTATTATCCCTTCTAATAGTGGTACCAAAAAAGAAGTCAAGGCAAATAAGGTTAAATCTGAATCTTCCAAATTAACAAAACATGAGAAATCAATTATTCAATCAAATTCTAAAAATTCAAATAATTCAGAGGGGACCCATGTCCATGTACATCATTCTACCAAAATTACCCCACTTAACCGTTCCACATTGATTACTGAATGCCCATACCGAATGTACGCATAATTTAAAGTTTAGTAGTTATAGTTAGTTACGAATTTATACGTATTTACGATAAAACAACCAACTATTATTATTTTTATTATATAAGTCAAAATAATTAATGAACGTTTCAACTATACCCAATACTAATACCCAAGTTAGTTCTAATGTTCCGTCTCGGATATTTATTGTCCCATATAAAAATCGTCCACAGCACAAATTTTTCTTTTCTCAACACATGAACTATTTACTGGAAGACTTTACAAATTATGAAATTTATTTTTCTCATCAGGAAGACGAACGAGTATTTAATCGTGGTGCAGTTAAAAACATTGGGTTTTTAGCAATGAAGAAAAAATATCCCAATGATTATAAAAATATTACATTTATTTTTAACGATGTTGACACAGTTCCATTTGACAAGATTTTTAATTATAATACTGTTACAGGAGTAGTAGCACATTATTACGGCTTTAAGCATGCATTAGGAGGAATTGTTGTAATTAAAGGAGAGGACTTTGAAAAAATAAACGGATATCCATGCTTTTGGGGATGGGGTCAAGAAGATAATTGCCTTCACAAACGGTGTGTACATCATAATATTAAATTTGACTACTCCAATTTTTATCCCATTGGAAGTCCTCAAATTCTCCAATTATTTGACGGTGTATCGAGAGTTATTTGCAAAAGTGTTAACTATAAGGGTATGACAGATATTGGAATTGATGGTCTTAATACTATAACCAACTTAGAATATACAGTAGATATAAACTCTAGCTTACATGACGATAATATTTTTAAATTTAAAGAAGATAGTGGGATTCAGTTTATAAACATTAAAAAGTTTTCAGTTTACGAACCTTATGTATTAAATTCATTTGAAAAATATGATTTAAGGGACCCAGAAAAAAAACCTACACACCCACTATCAAACATTAATCGTACATTCTCAAATAATCATAATAAACAAAATTATGTATCCATTAAAGACCATCAAAAATTAATTAAAAATGCTGATAATTGGACAGATATTCCACATCATGAAAAATTCGAGGCAACCCATGCTAAAGCAATACTAAGAAAGAACCGCATTCAAATGAAACGACAAATTAATAATCAACAACAATCGGACAACGACAATAGTGAAAATAATAGTTATTTATCATCCACTAATAACCCAGGAACGGAATCAGAACACGAAACAATAATTACATCACCACATATTATAAATTTCAAAGGATATACTCATGACCAGTCCAGTCGTAATAATCGTCATAAACCCGTTAAACCTCAACGTTCTCATATATATGCCCCAATTCCAACCAAACATCACGGAGGTTCGCGGTTTAAAAGATAATTATTTCTATAAGGATAAAATATAAAATGACTAAATTAATTATTTTAACCGCATCTATCATTCGTGGTGATTTTCATAAAAAAACGATTGGTAAGTTTTATGAGTTCTTTTATGAGTATTTAAAAGAATATGATATTTATCATATTATCAATATTGATGAACCAACCAAATTAAAACTTTTTTTTAATAGACATGAAACTATGCATGTTTATAATGAAATTATTCCAGAACAAGTAAATACAATTTTTATTAATGAACCTAATCCTGGATTTTTACAAGCTTACAAAAAACTTGTATCAAAAGTAGAAGAACTTGAGTTAGTAAATGATGATTATTTATATTATTGGTTAGAAGATGATTGGGAACCAAAATCAAATTATAATATTCAACAATTTTTTACTTTATTAAAATATTCAAATACATCTTATACTTTTTCGAATAGTGCTCCATTAGGTTCGTTTCGTGGAGGACCTTTTATGACCGGAACTTACTTCAAAAATGTATTTAATATTAGACAATATATGAATGAGACTTGCGACCCAGAGAGACAAATGCAGCGTTGGGTACGCGGAGGAAAAAATAAAAATGGACATAGTTTTATCCACAGATTGTCTATTACAAACGAAACTATTGATAATACAGTCATTCATTTAATTATGATTTGTCCTGTTTCTAAAATAGAGACAACTGATTTGTGCAATTGGTTATATAAATCACCTCCATATAGTAGTTCTATTTCTTTTCAGGTTCATTTAATAACATATAATGAACATTTTGAATTACAATATTCAATAGTAAACGATAATACATATGAGTTAAGTCCAATTACACAAATACAATTGGATTTAATATTTAATAATCTTTGTATAAAGCATTTTGTAATCAAGCCTATTATTATGTTTGATCTTGGTCGTCAATTTAATGATAAATATGATTTAAAAAAGTGGGTAAAAATAACAGATGGTACATCTTATAGTAGCATAGATTTTTATAATGCACAATTAGGAAATTGGAGATTACTTAATATAGATAGTTTAAGATTGAAACCAGAAATCACTATGAACAAGGGATTTTTTAGTGCGTTTGCGTACATTCATCAATGTTTGCCTTATTTGGAAAACGAATATTTTAATAAAGACATTTTTTTAAATATAATGTATTATAGTCATAACTATGGAAACTATCCCAATTTTCAAGTAATTGGTGATATATTACAATTGAATTACAAACCATCAATTAACAAAGAAAATAAACAATTTACTGAATTAACTTGTTTTGCTGGTTTATGTAGACAAATATGTGGACGGCAACAAAAAGATGAAGATACTTCACAATATAAATCTTTTAAAAATGACTTTACAAAAGCGAATAAATACTTGTTTAAATATTTCAAATTTCACCCATCTATCACAGAATATGTAGACTTATTTACTAAACAATTCAATAATAAAAAGGTATTTGGAATACATTATAGAGGCACAGATAAAAATAAAGTAAACTGGGTAACACATATATCAATAGAAGAATTTATGTTAATAATTGAGTATCACTTAAAACATAATCATTATGATATAATCTTTATTAGTACTGATGATTTTCAATTTATTATTAAGATGAAAGAATGTTACGATGCATATTATACTATTTTATTTTATGATGAAGAAAAAAACAGTGATAATAATCAGTCAATTCATTTAAATAGACTTACTGTAATGGAAAACAAAACGAGAGAAATAAAACATTGTAAAGATGATATAGATAAATTGGTAACTATAGAACATGAATTAAAATTAGAAACACAATATAATCGAATATTATTTGAAAATGTAGTCGTGAATAGTTTTTTATTATCCAAGTGTGATTTGGTATTAAAAACACATTCTCAAGTGTCTGCTTATTCAAAAGTGTTTAATCCTGAATTAGAAATATATAGAGTGAACGCATGTCAGGAAGGATACTGGCCCGATAGTCATATACCATTATATGAATATCAAAATATAGATGATACGAAAGTGAAAAATATATTAGAGAAAAAATTAAAAAATGAATTTAGTATAGAAAAAAAATATAAATACAAAGATATATAATGAATTGCGTTATATGTTTACCCGTAAAGAATTGCGGACCATATTTATTAAATGTATTTAATAATTTACTTTCCATAAATGAAGTATTTATAAAAACAAGTATAATTTTTGGTTATGATAACTCAAGGGATGATTCTTTGAATTTATTACATGAATTCAAAAATAATAATAAACATATAGATATTGTAATATTGGAAAATACGCAAAAACTACACAGATATAGAACTCATAATTTAGAATATATAAGAAATTGGATGTTAGAAATAGTTCATGAAAGGTATAGTCATTATAATTATTATATTACTATCGATAGCGATGATGTATGCGCAAACCCAATTGATATTAACATTTTAAAAAAACATATAGATAATGATAGTAATTGGGATGTATTAACATTTAATAGAAATTCTTACTATGATATATGGGCATTACAATATGATATTTTTGTTCATCACTGTCGTTCTTTATCGTATAATTCTCATTCAGTTATAGATTATATGAGGGATGATATTGAAAAAAAAATAAATAATTTAAATGAAAATGAATATTTTCAAGTTTATTCTGCTTTTAATGGATTTGGAATATATAAACTTAAATATTTAAAAGATATTAGATATGATGGGAAAAAACAATATCATTTTTCAAAAGAAAAAGTACAATACATGATTGATTATTTAAATAATAATGTTAAAAATAAAAGAAAAACAATTCAAATTACTGATATAACAGAAAATTGTGAACATATAGGATTACATATGTCTATGATTAATAAGTATGATATTAGAATTATGATTACAAAAGATATATTATTTAATTAATTTATTATAATTGGGTTCATAAGGGGCGTGCCCCTTATTTATTTATTTATTTATATCACTCGTAAAATGATATAAATTTAATTGTATTATTTTTATTTAGCTTTGTTTTTTTAATATATTCATGGTAGTTAACACGTTTAAGAGCTGTAAGTGATACCACCCATACCAGACACAATCTTCAAGAAGTTGTGGTTGCGGCCGTACACGCGGACCTTGGCAGTCTTGGTACCCTCAACGGTAGCATTGGACAGCACCAACTGAAGGGTGGCATTATCAATTCTGGAGAAGTTGAGTGAACCGGAAGGCTGGGTCTCCTCGGGGCGAAGAGCGAAGGACATCACATTGATACCAGTATCGGGGGCACGGGTATGGGCCTCCTTGGGGACAACGGTGTCCCAGTAAGAACCCTCACGCTCGGAAGTGCGGTCCTGGCCGTTAAGCTGAAGCTTGGCAGTGACCACGGGGTTCTGTCCCCAACAATGCATGTCAAGGGAAGACTCAGCCAACACGAAAGTACCAGCATCAGACACACCAGAGTTAGTGTTGTGGAAATCCTCCTCAAGATCATTAGTTCCTTCAACAAGGCCAGGGCCTCCAAAGTTAGGAGCACCATACTGGTTGTTGGTTCCATGCCAGTAACCGGAGTTGTTTCCACCGGGAAGACCGACAGCACCGGCATCGTTGAACATACCATGCTCATCGATAAAGGCGGCAGAGTTGGCAGCAATACCAGCCGCACTGCCAAACGAATGGATGGCATTGGGGAGGGCATCAAGGGCATCAGTGTAGTTAAAGGGCTGAGCACCAAGCACCTTGAACAAGGCAGAACCACAAACCAGGGAAGAGCAGTAGTCAACGTTCTGGTCGGGCTGAACAACCCAGACGATCTCCTCGGTGGGGTGGTTCAAGTTAACCTTGATTCTGTTGGAAGAAGAACCGACAGACTCGTCACCAGTGAACTGGAGCTGAGAAATCAAGTAAGTGTGGGCACTCTGAGACACCTTGCGTCTCTCGTCAGTGTCCAAGAAGACGTAATCAACGTACACGGAAGCGGCAACCATGGACTGGTTGTAGGCAATGGAAGCAGGAACGGGCTGTCCATCCTTGGAATTGCCAGCGTACACGGGGTTACCAACATTATCACCAGAGGTTTCTGCTGTAGTGTCAAAGCAGTTAAGGGTAGTCACAGCCCACAAGCACTCATCCAGAGGACGGAAGTCAAAGCTGAGTCTGACCTCGTGGAACTGAAGGGCAATCAAAGGGAGAGCCAAACCGGGGTTGGTGCAAAACCAGAACTGAAGAGGCACGTAAAGAGTGGTCTCGGGGAGGGCGTTACGGGGAGCACACACCTGGCGGGGGGCATCCGAGTCGCAAGGACCATCGACATCCGAAAAGGCGGGGTCGGTGATGAAGGTAAGCTGGGTGGTGTTACCAACCATCTTAAAGTAAGCACGCTGCTGCTCAGCAGTCATAGTAAGCTGATTCCAGATATGCATCCAGTCACCGTAATGACGGTCGATTCTCTGTCCACCAATCTCCACATCAACCTGGGCGATAAGCTGCTCACCGGGGAAATCCAACCAGCGAGCATACACATCACTTCCGTTTCCGTCACCCATATTCTGGTTAATCTCGGGGAGAGTCACCTGAAGATAGGAACGGTAGGCAAGATCACCACTTCGGGTGAGGGTGCACTGAACACGGCGACCAAAATCGGCCTGGCCGTTAAAGGTCTGTTCAATAGGTTCAATAGCGAAGTTAGTATATCTCTTAAAGGTATTACGCCAGTAAGTAATGTGAGGATTAGAAGTCAAAGGAACGTCTTGCGCTCCGACAGCAACGAGATCAAGTAAGCCACCAGCCATTTTGTTATATATATAATACCCTAAACATAAAAAATATTACGAATTAGTGAATTAATTAATTAAATAAAGCGATATATACTCTCTTTAAACATCGTATAAATAATAATATAATAAATGGAATGTAAACCATAATACATATGTGAATTAATAATATTTAATATCACATTAACATATATGTATGAGAATTATTCATTTATTATCTTTATTTATTGTATAAGTGAAATAATCAAAATATGGTAAAAACTAAGTCTAAAACTAAAAAATCGAGTCGTGTTCGTTTAGCCCAAACACATAGTAAAAATAATCCTAAAGGTAATAAACCCCGTAAAACTAATAAAAAAACTCAAAAAGCGTCAAAACCATTATTTACATCTGCTAATTTTAATAGTGGTGATGGAATGATGACTGCGTCATGGGGTCCAGCTGTATGGCATTCACTTCACATGATTAGTTTTAACTATCCAACTAATCCAACTGAAAGAGATAAGCGTGTATATTCTTCATTTATAAAAAGTCTTCAAAACGTATTACCATGTAAATATTGTCGAATTAATTTAAAGAAGAATTTTAAACAACTTCCTTTAACAAAGGCTGTTATGAAAAATAGAGAAACTTTCTCTCGATATATTTATAAACTTCATGAATTAATAAACGCAATGCTCAATAAACCCCCGTCCAATATAACATATGAATACGTAAGGCATAAATATGAACAATTTAGGTCAAGGTGTGTTGATAAAACGGACAATACTGAAAATGATATAAACAGTAATTCCGATAAGCGTATTACAATAAAACCTAAAAATAAAACCCAAAAAATAAAACGAAAGGGTGAAAGGGGTTGCGTTGACCCACTTCATGGAAGAAAATCAAAGTGTGTTGTAAAAATTATAAAGGTATAAATTATACATTATTTATCCTATTTTTGATTTTTCTTTATACATTTTTTACAACTTTATTAAGTATTGTTTCAGAATAGGTCGGCATTGAATTTATTGTATTTGAAATCCCATATTTGTAATTATAAAGTTCAGTCAACTTTTGGTAAAACGCTATATCAGAAACAAATTCGGACCGATTTAAGTATACAAGTTCACCTGAAAATAATTGGACTAACATTATTCTTATTATCTACATTATATTTACATCCTTATTTTAAAATATTATATTTACATTAATTATAATATATGCCAAGCCTGAAAAAAAAATCCAAGTCTAAGTCTAAGTCCAAGTCCAAAACTATGAAAATTTCAAAAGGACGCCAAAGATGCCCAAGAAAGTATACATCCAAATATGTATCCAGACGTTCCCCACCTTATTCCGCAAATCATGTAAGATGCAGAGGTACTAAAAAAATGGGAAATGATGGTAAAATGTACCTTTCTAAAAAAACAAGTAATTCTTTCAGATGGGTTAAACAAGTGAAATAATTTACAAGAATTCTATAGAATTCTATAGAAGAATTCGAATGGCGCGTTTTTAAGGTATTTTTACCAAAAGTAAAAAACAAAAGTTAAAATTGGACATTTATAAATGTCCAAAAACAGTTTCCATAATTTACTTTTGGAAAAAAAGATGGAAAACTGGAATTTATGCCCTATTTTTTCATTTAAAATGTTTATTATCATGTATCATAATAAATATAATTAATTATTTTAAAAACTTGTTAGCGTAAATATTTTTGGCTCAAAAATGGCCAAAAACAAGCAAAATCAAGTTAAATATAAGTGATTATTATAAATATAGACAAAATTAGATGGAACTAAATGGAACTAAAAAAAGTGTAAAAAAGTGTAAAAAAACTTTTTACTGTGAAATTTGTGACTATGTATGCTTTAAAAAACAACATTTGATGAAGCATTTTGGCACAGCTAAACATAATTCTGCAAAATGGAACTACACTGGAAACGAAAAGTGTGAGCTCGATTTTGAGAAAAAATCTGAAAAAAATTTTCACTGTGAATTTTGCAACTATACATGCAGCAATCCTCAACATTATGCAAAACATTTAACCACAGCTAAACATTTTAACAACAAAAAGTGTAACTCTCTCACACTTTTAGTGTGTAAAAAGTGTGAGACGAAAAATCATACTTGTCCAACTTGCCACAAAAATTATAAATATTCATCTGGACTTTATAAACATTTAAAGAATACATCATGTAAAGCTGTTACGAGTGAAAACCAAGAGCTTCGTCAGCAAATTATAGATTTATCAAAAACAATACAACAACCAATAATCACTAACAATAATAATAGTAACATCATTAATAACAATACTTTTAATCTACAAATCTTTTTGAATGAAACATGTAAGGACGCAATTAATATTTCAGAATTTATTGAAAATATAAAAATTTCTCTCAATGATGTTGAAAATGTTGGAACAAAGGGATTTGTGAAAGGGATATCAAATATTATTATAAAAAATCTGGAAGACTTGGACGAAAATAAGCGTCCAGTACATTGTAGTGACCTTAAACGTGATACTCTTTATATAAAAGACAATGATATATGGGAAAAAGATAGAGAAGGAAACCAAAAAATGGTTATGGCTGTTAAGCATGTATCCACAAAAAACTTACAACAATTGAATAATTGGAGAGAAGCCAATCCAGATTTTAATAATTCAGAATCTTCGGTGTCGGATACATACCAGAAGATTATTCGTGAATCGTGTGGTATTACTAATAATCAGGTTCCAATCGATGAACCCGAAACAAAAATAATTAAACAAGTATCAAAGGCAGTGGCGGTTAATAAAGGAAGTAAGAATTTCAGTTCATAATTACTTTATAAAAATAACCAATAACTAAAATAATAACTAAATAATAACTAAAATATAATTAATTATTATAACTATGTCGTTTAAAATCTCAACAACAATAACAAATATGCGTAAATCGTACACAAAACTAAGTCATATAAGTAAAGTTCTTGTTGCCTTGGCTTTTTCGCTTTTGGTAATTATTGCTTTTAAACGAGCTAATAATGATTCTAACTTATCACTTGAAGGATTTTCAGATATTAGTAAAAAACAATTAGAACAATTTGTTAGTAAAGTGGACGATGCAGTATACGATGATTTTTACGCCTCTATTTACGATTCTCTTTTATTTAGCGATGTTAAAAATAACTTTGAAATAAATAAGATAGTTTCTCTCGTTAACGCCACATCAACTCCATCTTCCGCCGTTGTTCTCGATATTGGATCAGGAACGGGGCATCATGTTGCTTCTCTTTATGAAAAAGGAATAAAAAATGTAGTAGGAATAGATTTTTCACCAAGTATGGTGAAACAAGCGAGAGAAAATTATCCAGAATATATATTTGCGCATAAAAACGCACTCAATTCATCGGCCGTCACATCTAATACGTTTACGCATATTTTATGTATGTATTTTACTGTATATTACTTTAAGAATAAGTCGGTGTTTTTTAACAATGCCATGAATTGGTTGTTACCAGGTGGATATTTAGTTGTCCACTTGGTTGATAAAGATATGTTTGACCCTATTTTGCCTCCAGGTAATCCTCTACATATTGTATCTCCCCAAAAATACGCTCCCGAGAGAATAACCCATACAAATATTAAGTTCAAAGGGTTTGACTACTATTCGAATTTTATTCCTGAAAAGGGTTCAAACCATTGTACATTTAAGGAAACACTTAATTTCAAAAATGGACAAAAACGGGTGAATGAGCATAATTTCACCATGGAAACAAGAGATGAAATTGTACAAATGGCCAAATCGGCTGGGTTTACACTTAAAAGTATAATTGATTTAATTGAATGTTCATACACGAACCAATATTTATATGTATTTAAAAAACCAAATTAAATCTGTAACAAATTTGGAAACGAAATTTAAATTAGAATTATTCGCATTTATCACACTTATATATAGTAATGTCGTAAAACAAATCGTTACCAAAAGTATATTTAAATTCATTAGAATGTGATAAAATGGAACTTAATTTATTTAATTGATTAATATCATTTTGTTTAGAATCGTCTTCATCATAAAAGGTTTCTAAGTAATTAATATTTTCAATTAATTTATTAAGAAAATTATATAAAGCATTAAAATCATCGTAAATTTCTAAATCGTTATCATTCGTAGTAGGATAATCCCAACACCCATGTGCAAATTGATGTGTTTTCAATAAATAAATAGTTTTATTTTCTGGGATATATAAAATTGTGTTTCGTTTGTCATTGTATTTTCTATACATATCGAACGGAAAAGTAACAGAATCATTTACAATAAATTCATCAAAAGTTGGAAATGTACTTTTCTTCATTGTCGTATTCCATATTCTTTCGCCAAACTTTAAATTTTTATTAAAATCGTCTTTTATATTTTCTAACGAATTATAACATTTAATACAAGAAGATAAACATAAATATTCATCATCCATAATGTAACTCAAAATAATATACATAATTTATTTATAGTTATATTTATGGTTTTAAATCATTTCATTTTAAATAAATACCAGTTTGACAACAAAAGTTGAGACAAATAGGAAACCGAAAAATATTTATAAACTTCCTAATAATTATCGCACATATTTTCCTACTTTTGAAAAAGAATCAGCAATAAAAATCATGAATACCCCTAAAAATGAGTACATAACAACTTCTTCAGCAACATGTTGAGTTTTGGCGTCTTTTTGTTCTTCAAGAAGACTTATCATGTAGTTAATTTTATGCATAAGTTGGTCTGAACTTACCCCACTATTATGGGTATAAAATGGTTCTTGGATATGTTGACTATGTATTTGATTATGTGTTTTATATTGGTTATGTTGATTACTAACTCCTTGATTGGGAAAATTTTCTCGATAATATTCTTGGTTTGCTTGTTCTGTTGCTGAATCGGATAAATATTCTGCCGAATTCATGGATGGGGAATAATTATCATATGACGACAAAGGTTGAGGTGTTTCGGTATCAAGCACTTGTTTCATGTCTATTTCACCCACCATATTTTCAGTAACTTGGTTTAGTTTTAATGAGCTTGCTGAAATAGGATTAGCAGGAGGATTAAAATATCCTGTAGTATTTGTCTTTTGAGAGAACAATGGTTGTTTTTGTGGTTTTTTATGAATATTTTTTATATTTTGCATTGTCTCATTTACTTTTTCTGCGTTATATTCACCACGATTCTTTTTTACAGGACGAGATGTCCTTTTTGCCTTTTTTATATGATCAATTTCTGGTTCAGGTTCAGGTTCTAAAAATGAATATGCTAAAGTACCCGACATAATACAATACAATTATCTTTGATAATAAATATTTCTTATTACTTTATAAATATATATTATAAAATAAGGGTTATACCCTTATAACTCATACATCATATCATTGTATTTTATGTTTCTAAACTTATAAAATATTATCCAAATCGTCGATGCTATATCCCATGTCTAATAATTTGATTATTCTCTTTGGGTGCATATATGCTTTTACAAACTCTTCGAATAAATGTTCTTGTACGAATTTTTGAAAGTTATTTCTCAATTCAAATAATTCTTTATCTTTTGTATATATATTTTCACTTAAATAATTCCAGTCCCAAGGCTTGTTTAAGTTTGATTCTATAATGTCAATTGTCATATTTGGGTTTGAGCTTAACCATTCCCAGTCCCAAGGTTTATTAAGATTTTTTTCCACAAAATCCATAGTAATATTTGGATTCATGCTTAACCAGCGCCAATTCCATGGTCTATCTGGGTTTGATTCAACTATATCTATTGTAATATTTGGGTTTGAACTTAAATAGTACCATCTCCAAGGTTTATATGGATTTGCTTCTACAATTTCCCAAGTAATATTTAGATGTTCACTTAACCAATCCCAATTCCACGCTTTATTTGGATTTGCTTCTACTATTTCCCACGTAATATATGGTCTTTTACTTAACTCCGACCAATCCCAATTTATATCTGGATTTGCTTCAACTATTTCCCATGTAATATTTGGATTACTACTTAATGCGGTATTCTTCCAATTTAAATCTGGGTTTGCTTTCACAATTTCCCAAGTAATATTTGGATTTGCACTCAGCCAACCCCAATCCCAAGGTTTATTTGGGTTTTCTTCCACAATTTCCCAAGTAATACTGGAATGAATACTTATCCATTCCCAACTCCAAGGTTTGTCGGGGTTTGATTTTATAATTTCCCATGTAATATTTGGATTCGCACTTAATAATACCCAACTCCAAGGTTTGTCAGGATTTGCTTCCACAAATTCCCAAGTAATGTTTGGGTTTGCACTCATAATAATCCAATCCCAAGGTTTATCAGGATTTTCTTTTATAATATCCATTGTAATATTAGGATTTTCACTTAATAATGCCCAATGCCATTTATCAGAATATCTTGTAATAAACTTGAAGAAATAACGATTCCAATTTGTTTCCATTTAACTATTTTAGTAATAATCATAAATTAAAAATATATTGTTTTATTTTTAATTATAAATATTTTTATACTAACATTTATACTAACCTACCCAAAGGTGATTACCAAGCACTAAAATTTTCATAGCCTGCGTATTCGGACATGGCTACAGGTTCATTATGCATTTGTTGATGTTGTTGAATATTCTGAACAGGTTGAGGTGCTTGTAGGGGCTGAGATGACGGCAAATCCTGTATCATGGTTGTTCCATCGGATAATGCCATTTGTCTGGGTGGAATAGGGTTAGCTAATTGCTGATGTTGCTGACCTTGTTCTTCACCTTGTCCTTGTCTTTTATTCTCGACATTTTTAAACGACTCGGTTCCGTTCCAAGCATCCATAATTCGAGTGGATAGAATACTGACTTTATCACCTAATTTTGTTTGAAGACTTAGCGTAATAGTTAGCATAGCAAGTATATTGGTAATAATATTATGGTCGGGGTAATTAAGTCCACTATAAGTGGGGACGTATGTGATAATACGGTGAATAATAAGTTGACCGATAAACAATATAATCATTTGTCCGACGATTTCTACTAAAATTTCAATACTTGATTTATCCTCGTCGGCATCCGGAATATACTTGTACATTAATTTATTTAAAACCACAACAGGGGTTAGGGCCAATACAGCATATTGAACAATATTCATCATATCTCCCTTGCTATCTTTATCAAATTTGAATACATGTTTCAAAAAACTGGTTGATTCATCGAGTGGGTCCATAATTATAATATGTTTTATTAATTATAATTTATAAAATTATAAAAATTTTTTAATAAATATTCCAAAAACATTTTTTAATATCATCATAGTAATTATTACATCCATTTTTATGAGAATAATTTAACCATCCATTACAATTATGGCGTTTTGCTTCAACACAAGTAATATCACCAATCATAAATTTAGGTAAATTATAATGTTTCTTATGATAATCGTTTAAACAATATATTTTATTTGTAGGTTCTGAATGTTTAGTTATAAAAGTTAATGTATCTTTTAACAATATAAAATCACATAGAGATATTATTTCATTGATATTTTCCGGATGTATATGTCTACCATTAAAATCCTTTAATATGTGGGGTTCAATAAAATGTAAATTAAATTCCATATCTAAATAATCAGATGGATATTCATATTTTATTGTTTTAATTAAGTCGGAGTCAATACCGTCTAAATTTATTTCATTAATTTTTAAAATCATCACTCGTATGACGTATTAATAATATATTACTTTATTATGTTTTTATATACATAATAAATTATTGAATTTATTAATAATAAAAACAAACAGATATAATAAAGACGTTATATATAATGGGTATTGTTAAAGTAAAATACGCAGGACTGTGTTTTATACTATTTCTTATTAGTGCATTATTAATATGTTCTATTTTAGGATGTTCGAGAGAAGGAATGGACGATATGGAAGAAAGCGAATCCGCTACTGACACAAATAAGTCGTCTAAAATATCAGTAGGTCAGAGATTCGAATCGGAATCGGGTGGAAGTATCGAAGTAATAAGTGATACGAGCATAAAGGTATCAAAAAATATGGGAGAATCAATAGTTACTTTTACTACAACTAAACCAAGTACTTCTGAGCTTAGCGTAGAAGGCTTTAAGGAGTACTTCACAACGGCAGAAAAAACTGTGTTTTATGGACCTGGTGGAGAAACGGCAACTGTTATCACCAATAATGGACGTGCCGCAATTCGTGTGAATTATCCCGATGATACTGTGTATTTATATACAAATGTTGACATTGACAACGACGTGAACGCTGCCAGTGTAACGGGGCCATATGGAAATTCGGCATACGTGGCAGAAGGCCCCGAGGGTGAAGTGGTTTATGGAACCACTAACGGGTCTCCTTATTACGATGATTACAATGATGATGTAAATACGGCATCTGTTACAACTGCTACCGGACCAGGTGGAACTACTGTTGGTGTAGCTACCGGGCCAGGTGGAAATTCAGTTGCGGGAATAAGCGGTTCTCAGATACCACCCGGTACAGAAGATTTGTACATTCTAAAATCTCAGGTTGTCCCTCCTGTTTGTCCTGCTTGTCCCGTGGCGTCGTCGTGTCCTCGAACTGAAGCCCCTCCTCCTTGTCCTCCTTGTTCACGATGCCCTGAGCCTTCATTTGAGTGTAAGAAAGTACCCAACTACAATGCGGCTGATATAAATATGTTGCCTATGCCCGTATTGACGGATTTCACTTCTTTTGGGATGTAAATTGAAGAAAGCTGGCTCTCCATAGCAAAGATTGGTCTTAGAATAACAAACTAAATACAGTGTTTATATGTTTCATGAATATTATTAAGCATTATATTTTTGCTTATTTTAAATTTACAGTCATTATATATTTATTTAATATATATAATGAACAATGTATGGACTGTTGAGGTAGAAGATATATGCGAGAAACTTCGAATTAATTGCGTCAATCTCGCCGAGTATCACAGAAAACGATATTATCATTTTAAATCATATGGTAAATATTTTAGAATACCATCAATTATTTTAGCATCAATTACAAGTACAGCATCAATCGGATTACAACCTTTATTGGACCAATCTATTATTAGTGGTATAACCTGTATATTAGGTATGACTATGGGAATACTATCGGCAATAGAAATTTACATGGGTATTCAAACCAGTATGGAATTAGAACTTAAACAAAGTAAGGAGTTTTATACTCTTGCTATTGATTTATATAAGACATTAACTTTGCAGAGTCAAAATAGAGGTGAGGATGGTAAGGATTATTTAAACAAAAAATACGGACAATATATTAAAATGGTAGAGGCGTCTAATTTATTGAAACGTTCACTCAAAGTAGATTTATTAACATCTATACCTAAAAAATATAAAGATTACGCAAAAACCGATATTCCTCCTCCACTTACACCATCCCAATCTAATGTTAGTGATAGTCAAGCAGAATTAGAAATACCTCATATAAAAGAACAGATTTACGAGGTATCCAATCCAGAACTTTTTGATATACCACTTAATAATGATAATAATGTAGATATTATAAATAATGTAGATAATATAGATAATGTTTAATGAATAGGTTTAATAATATTTAAAGATTAAAAATTTCTTTGGCATAATTCATCATATGTGGAGTTATTATTGAACGTTTTTTCTTTATTACTGAATTAGGTTCAAAATCTTTTAGTATATCTTCAAATGCGTCCCGTACGATTAATCCAATTATTTTGGTATTATTGAGTTTTTCATTTTCTGTCAACTTTGACAATACAGAATTTTTTCGGTTATCATTTATGTACTCATAACATCTATCTAAAATAGATTGAGTCTCTTCGTCCAGTGATTGTACATTGCTTTCATTTGATACTTTTGTTGATTTGTTTTTGGGTTTAAATTTAGGTGTATCTTTTTCAGAAAATCGAGGGCTTTTAAATTTAAGAATAACACGTCCCCGTGGAGTATGTACTTCTTCCATTGGTTTTAAAACATATCCTTCCGCATAATTATTTGGTAATAATGGTAAATCTAACTCGTCAAACATGGTATAAACATGGGATAAAAATGTGGGGTTCATCGACATTAATTCCGTTAGAGTACCTGTACGCATAATTGGGACGTGTAGCAATTGCGAACTTTCACAACATTCAATTACAGTTGATGTATCCAAAAATGTTTGATATGTACTATTATTATCAGTATCATTATTCTCAAAACTCGCAAAAATATCAAATACAATAAATTCAATGTGAGGACAATAAGATACTTCTTTTTGAACTGCCTTGCCTGTATTTTTAAATCCATGATATTTTCCACCACATATTTCACCGAAAATATGTATTTTGATTAATTTTTCTGAACTAAATTGATTGTTGATATGATTAAATGCCTTAATCACCGACTCATCATACTTTTCTTTTATTTTATGAGAAGTGTGAAAAGTAGAAAGTTGTGAATCATCCAGAAAAGACCCACGTTTACCCCATTTGATAGTTGTTCCATCTGTTGTAGCTGAAAAATTTGACCCATGAATTTTCTCGGTGGCACACCAAACTGTATCGGGTGTTGTAAAATTACTAAAATAATCTATGACTGATTGCTTGTATGAGTTTTCAATAGATGCGTAATGTTTGAAACTATTCATATATTAATTATTGTTATACTTAAATAAATTTATTTAAATCGTTTTAAACTCCATGTTCTGCTTTTATCCATTTTCGTAGTTCAATATCAGTCGCTGTTAAATAATCGCCTGAAAATGCGTCTAATGAAAAGAATTTAGGTTTTTTTATCTTTGGGGGTTTAAAGTAAATATAATCCCCCCTTTTACTTTTTCTGATTGAAATAAATGACGTAATTTCGCGTATAATATTTTTGTTGGGGGGAATTTTATCCAAAGTTTCATTTATTGGATTTGGTGTTGAAATATTTGAATTATCTTCACATTTTTCTTCTGTATCAATTGAACTAAAGGGACGTGCTACTTTATTATAGTATTCAATGTAAACATCATGCCATGTAGAAGGTGATTCAGAATCGTCTTTGTCTTTTTCTCCTTGTGCGATTTCGTCCAATTGCTTCTCCATGTTTGCCGTAAACTCATAGTTAAATAACATATCGAATTCATTGTGTGTATATTCTGAAACGCTTTTACCAATGGGTTGAATAATAAGTTTATTTGTTTCTCCTCCCAATAACTTTATGGTTTCTGTTTCAGAAATATCTGATATATCAGGTATCATTTCCAAATCCACACACGAAGTTGGAACTCCCTTAATTGTCTGACACTTTACGTATTTCCTGTCCTGAATTTTATCCACAAAGGACGCAAAAGTAGACGGTCGTCCAATTCCAAGTTTTTCAAGTTTCTGTATAAGATTTGCCTCCGTTAAATGAAGCTTTCCGGTGGGGACGGTAAAAAATGCTTGACATGAATGCATATTAACGGAAACAGGTGTGTTAGCAGGAATAGATGATAAATATGAATATTCCATATCAATTATTGACTTGGATGATGATTTTGGAGCACAAACTATTTTCCAACCTTTTTTTCCTGGTTGAATTGTATCGAACGTTGCTTGATATCCACTGTACGAATTCATATCATGACATGAAACAGAAGCACTAATCGTGTATATCAACGCAGGTGGCATACAACTTTGTACGGTTCTCTCCCAAATAATTTTATATATTTTTGAACTCTGTTCGCTAACATCATCTAATAAATTGTTAAAATGAACAGTTAAACAAGTAGGTCGTATAGCTTCATGGGCTATACAAGGTGTAGTCCCTTTATGACTTTCACTGGTTGTTAGACTGATGGGTTCATATGATGGTGGAATGTAGTTGTGTCCGTAAGTATTCGAAATATATTGTCTTGCTTGGTCTAAAAAGTCTAAGCTATACGCTTGTGCGTCGGTTCGAATATATGTAATATGCCCTTTTTCATATAGTTCTTTACAGTACTTCATTGTTTCGGATGGTGTTATTTTTAAAAGATTACTAACTACTTGTAGTAGGATACTTGTTTTAAACGGAAGGGGAGCGTCAATCATTCCTGAAACTGGTTGGCTTCGTTCTATTATATGAGTGAAGTTTCTCTCGTTATTTAAAAATTCAATTGCTTTTTCTTTCGTATTAATGGAAACAGTTGTAGTTGTACCAGTATACAAAGTAAAAGGAATACATGAATTAGTAAAATATCCCTTTACTATGTAATATGGTGTGTATGGATTGGATGACATTGTTTCATCATCAATTTGTTTTTGATTATCGTATACAATACGAAGAGCAGGTGTCTGACATCGCCCTGCTGAATGTTTCCCTCCTTTTTGATATTTAGTATTATTATTGATATTATTAAAATGCTTCCACAGCATAGGAGACACGTAAAACCCGATAAATAAATCAATAATTTGTCGGCATTGTTGGGCGTGAACAATATTTATGTTTATCCGTCCTGGACATTCAAATGCTTTTTGAACGTCTCTGTTTGTAATTGAATTAAATATAATTCTGGGTGTTGTGGCCACATCGAGTTTACAAATATGACAAATATCAAAACACATTCTCTCACCTTCTCTATCAGCATCGCATGCTAAAAAAACTTCTTGACTTACACTAACTGATTGTTTGAGTTTATCAATTGTTTTTTTATTGGATGAAATATTTTTATATTTTACGGGCAAAACAGATTTATCATGTATATCGGTAATATCTGGTTTTAAAGTTGCTTCTCGAATATGCCCGCATGTGGCAATACATTTATAACCGTATCCCATTATTTCTTCGATTTTCTGACATTTGGCAGGTGATTCAACAATAATTAATCTAACCATTTATACAAGTGTTATAATTTAATTATTACAACTATATTTATATTATTAATACTTTATGGAGTAAATACTTTTACAAAGGACCCACATGCCTTGTAAGAACGAGTCGGCTAAATCATCTTGCTTTGGATGTTGGTCAAAATGCGTCTGCATATCCTGTGAAATACTTTCTGGGTTTAACAATACAAAACAGCGATAATTATCAATACCTTTTTTCTTTCGTGCTGCATATGGAGTTATATTGGATGATTCGCAATCTTTATTATCGTCCCCAGAATTTGTCGAACTTGATGTTTCACCAAGTTTGAGTTTATTTGACGATGATACAAACTGTATATCAATTGTCTCATCCACCATAACAAAAAACTGAGTAATCATTCCCTGAACAGATTTCATTCGAACCGCAAGTGGTCCAAATTGATTTTCAATAGCAACATGTGTGATATTGTAATTACTTATTAATTCAGTAAATCGGGTTTTAATATTACAAGCAACAACTTTTAAATGGACTTTACTCGCATTAACCGAGTCCACTGGTTCAAAAAAGTTAGTCTCAATATACGTTTTTATTAATTGTAGTTTGTCTGCTTTACAAGGAGTGCGTTTTTGTTTCTTATGAACATCACAATTATTATCGGTATGGTTATCTATATCCAATTTATACTTTAGAATAAACGCATCTAATTGTTTAACATTCATTTTATTTATTGACGTTAATGATGTATTGCTTTTTGGAAAATGAATGGATGGAAATGTTTTTTTTGCGTGAGAACGACAGAAATGATTAGATTGATAAATAAATGTAGCAGGGGACATACAAGAGTCGTATTCACAAATAGTTGTTCTATTTGTCGATATGTCAATAATATCCCATTTTAAAATACGTACAGCATTGTGATTTTGTTCGAATTGGGGGAAAATAGGCTCAAGAATACAAATAGCCAGATTTTTTATCCCTACGTCAATGGATAATAATTGCATAGTTAAGTAAAATAGCTAAAACCATTTAAATTATTTATCATATCTATTTATATAACATTAAATGGCAACTTTACCAGTAGATTGTAAACGCCGTTTAATCCGAGATATTAAAGAAGCGATTGATGGGTCACTTGAACCACATGGTATTTATTATGCACATGATGAAACGGATATGCTTACTGGATATGCCATGATTGTTGGTCAAGAAGGAACACCTTATTATGGTGGATATTATTTTTTTACTTTTCGTTTTTTATCTTCTTATCCTTATGTTCCACCAATTGTAAAGTTTGATACACGATGTGGTAATTATCGTTTTCACCCCAATTTGTATTCAAATGGAGAAGTTTGTTTGTCGATTTTAAATACGTGGGGTGGAGGAGACCCATGGTCGTCGTGTCAAACTATTTCATCGATTCTTTTGACTATTTGTATGATTATGGATGATTCACCACTTCTTCACGAACCGGGTATAACGTTACATCAACCAAGTTTAAACGAATATAATCAGATTGTCGAGTACATTAACATTGGTGGTGCCATTAATCATGTTATTCGAAAAAAGATGCATCGTCCATTTTTTGATACATTTCGTCCCCAGATATTAACCCACTTTTTGAAAAACTATGATAATATTGTCGTTATTATAAAAAAACGTTTGAAATCAAAAGACGGACACAAAAATCTTCAAAATGGGTATTATAAGATGTGTATTGTAACCGATTATGTGAATCTTTTAAGAGAATTTAAACTGATTAAGACTGAAGTTAGTCTTGAGAACAATAAAATTACTTCGTCCTTATAATATATTATATTGAATTATAATAGTATTAAGAAATGAACTTTTTTTCACAGTTAACGCCTATGTGGGTAATGATTTTAGCAGTCGCTATATTATACATTGTTTACTATGTGTATTATAAAGGTGGGTTAACAAAAGAAGGAATGGAAGACGGTTTAGATACAAGTTCTCGAAATGGAATTGGTAGTAATTCCGAAGAATTTGCAACATCTATACACGATAAAGTTGTTCAAATTCAAGATTCGCTTCTTACATCAAAATACGCAGGTAATTACGAAAATGTTATTATAGGCATGGACGAGCTTGTTGATAATTTAATGCTTAAAACAGTTCTAAGCATTGACCCAACGTCGCCTCACAAGCAACTTGAATCATTGAATTCATTACACAAGACAAAACAATCACTTAATTCTGTTATGAAATTCATAATGAGCAAATAAGGGAATATACACTCTTATTATTCTTATTCCGGTATAAACATAATACACTTATATAACATAAGCACGTATAATGAATACTGTTAATTTAACAAACGATAATGCGTTATACACATCTGTAAATTTAACTAAATTTCCAGATGTAACTCCCACCACAGAAGGAACTTTTGTATATAATCCTTACAATTCCAAAAACATTGAAATAAGCCGCCAAGATGTCTTGGACCTTCTTCAGAAATATGGACTTCCGCCTATTATTAATAATTTTGAACTGTATAAGCGAGCGTTTGTCCATTCGTCTTATGTAAAAAATCCAGAATACATTCATGGAAAAACTATAAATATATCTGATGAAATAAATATTGATATTACTCCTCCTCCTCCAGACAGTATTCCATTGAAAAGTAAATCAAATGAACGTCTTGAATTTTTGGGGGATGGAGTACTTGAACTTGTTACCAAATACTATTTGTACCGCCGTTTTCCAAAGGAGAACGAAGGATTTATGACAGAGAAAAAAATTGCTATTGTGAAAAATGAATCAATTGGAAAAATTGCGTATGATATGGGTATTCATAAATGGCTCCTTTTATCAAGTCAAACAGAAGAGAAAAAAATAAGAACACTACTTAAAAAGTTGGGATGTTTATTTGAAGCATTTATTGGTGCTATTTTTTTGGATTTTAATAAAATGACCATAAAAGATGAAGAAGATTGGTTTAGTAGTATTTTTAAGACAGGTCCTGGATTTCAAATGGCTCAACGATTTATTGAAGCAGTGTTTGAAGAACATATCGATTGGGTTAAGTTAATTCAGACAGACGATAATTATAAAAATATATTACAGAAAAAAATACAACGTGAATTCAAATTAACACCAGTATATTTAGAAATTGAACATAATGCGGAGACAGGATATACAATGGGTGTTTATTTGTGCATTGGCCAATCTATACATGTATTAAATCACGATGATAGTATTAAAATGTCGTCTGAAATAAATTCATTTTCTAAAATGAGAAAACATATGGAACATACTGGTAAGTTATTACTTTTTATGGGCTCGGCTACACATAAAATAAAAAGAAAGGCAGAACAAAAAGCATGTGAATATGCGTTAGATATGTTAATTGATTAATTAAATATAAAAATTGAAATTTTTGTTTATAGAAGATTGGATTGTATACTTTATGTTATTTTATACTCTCATGTCAAAACTATTTAAGAAACAATTGGAAAACAATAATACAGATTTATTAAATGAAGATGTGAAAATATTAATTTTGGAATTTCTTGTTGGTGAAAAGTTTTAGAAATGAGTGGCAAAAATATATGGCAAAAATATGTAATATGGTTGCTTTTTTTACAACGGATTATGAGTAAAATATTAATAACTGTGTAAAATAACATAAAAGTATAAAAAATTGAAATGGAATTATCACTTAATTCAACACTAAATGAGAAAATGACAAATTGTATCGGATTTAACTCGCTATTAAGAGAGGGTATATGCGTCTTCGAGATTGAATCGTCAAATTTGGAACAAAAATTTGATGAATCATTACGCCAACAACCCGAGATAAATATGGAACCACCATATGTTGGAGGTGGGTTCGCAGCACTTGGAAATGCGTCTTCATTTCATACACCTTTTGTTAGACGTGTGCGTATTGAAGCACTTGAAAAACTGAAAGAAGCAATCAGAAACAATGAAATAGAAATTGAACCAAATTCAAAAGTTGAAATAGTACCTGATAGACAAACAATGCGTCCAACTGGTATGGTTCCCACTGCTGAAAGTTGGCATCGAGATATGTCGCCAATTCAGTTATCTAAAACGAATCCATATGTGGTATCAAAAAAAGAAGATATCATTCTTGGTGGATGGGTAAATTGTAATACGGAACAATCTCAACATTTTGTGTGTGTGCCTAGAACGCATATCAAAGAATCCAATTCAGGAGATAAAACCGGATTTCAAAAAGTGGACAAAAATTCTTGTAAAGAAAATCAAGTAACTGTTGAAATTCCGCCTGGATATGGAATGTTCTTTATCCAATCTCTGGTTCATTGTGTTAACGCAAAGAAACTATCATTTGATATGAAACGGGTTTATATTTCGGTGCGAATAAGTTCACCCGATACAGAAGAACCAATGATTCTTGATATTGTTGAACGTCTGCGTGGTGGAGATATTGTTCCAATGAAATCGGGTCAATTGCCGCCAATGTATCCTAGATTATGGGAGGTAAACTGGCAAGATAAATTGATTGCTTTCAGTGAGAAATTTGATGAAAAAATGAAAACGAAAAGATTGATGAAAGGTAAACGACTGCGAAACCGAGAAGATACCCCAGACGAAGGTGAGTACTTTGTGCTTAAAAGATTTGCTCCATCTGTTGAACCTATTGTGCCTTATTTAGATGACGAAATTGCGTTATATCTGCCACATAATCTGTAAACTAATCCGTATAACTAATTAGTAATCCCTTTGTATTTATCTAATTTATCTAATCAAAACATGTGAAATTAGTGAAATGTAATTTAAACTAAACAATATCAAAACAATTATAATGTATTATTGAATAAGCATAACTAAAGTTCCTAACTTTATTAATGATGAATATTTTTAAATCGAAATTAAGAATCCGAAACAAAATAGCCAATAAAGTTGAAAAAATAACAGAACATGTATATGAATTTAATACATCTTATTCATTCACTTGGTGTGGTAAGAAATATACTGGTTATTTCTTAAATTCAAATGTTAGTAGTACGCATACAACATATATGTTTAATACATTTTGGATGTTTATTGACCATGTAAACCAAACGACTAAGTTTAAAAGAATTCCAGAGACACCGCCTTCATCTTCCAAACCAACTTCAGTTGCTTTTAGTGATTCCGAAACGGATAATTCTGAAAGCTGTGAGGAAAATCCAACAAAAGAAGAAATATGGATTGATGAAGATTATGTTACTATTGAAAATACAAACGAATATTTTTATTAAAAATATAATTAAAAATGTGGTATACTACTCGATGAAACATCTTATTTAAAAATTATAAATTTATCTTTTTTAGTTTTATAAAAAGTAACATTTAATTCTTCTAATGTTAGTTTTGTATCTATCAATTTTATTCCATATTCTGGACGAAAACAATCATAATACATGTTTTTAGCAATTTTTAAACATGTTTTAAAATTATTACAATATTTCCAAGTTCCAGGATTTTTATTATCAAGTCCATATTCAAAAGGAGACATTCCCATTCCATGATTAGACATATATGCTTTAACAAATTCTGATTCATTAAAAAGTTCCATAGCACGTATCCATGTAACAATAAATATTTGTCTTGGTGTTCCATTAGTAGGGTTTATCCAAAAAGTAAGAATTAGAATTGTATCGTCTTTTGACATGTACTATTATTTATATAAAAAGTAATTTTTAAATTATATCTAAATAGTTGTTGTTATCAAACACTTCGTTATACTCAGGATATGGTACACTCTTTGTTTTTGATAATTCAGCATTATTTTTATTCCATTTATTCCAATTTTTTGGAGGATGTATTTGAGCTTTTTTTACTCGATTACTTATAATTTGGCCGATTTGGTTTGGACTTAAATTATTAATTTCTTTATGCTGTCTTATTAATACAGGAAGTCCTTCTATACTGGAACCGGAACTGGACCTGGACCTTGAACTGGACCTTGAACTGGACCTGGACCTGGACCTGGAACGTGATGAACGCGAATGTCTACGTTGAGGACTGGATGATTTGGATTTGGATTTGGATTTGGATTTGGTTTTGGTTTTGGAGTTGGATTTAGAGTTGCGTCGTTTACTGGTTAATTTATTCTTGGAGTTATTCATTATAATGTATTATACTATATTGTTACTAAAAAAATAAAATAAATGGATAATAAGCATATAATTGAATAAGAGATAAAGAATAAGCATAGTGTGTATACAACTCACCTTATTAGAGTACTTCCAAGTCGGAAATTTTCCAATACTCGCAGGTACCATCGTTCATTGGTCTACGTATAATAAATGGAATTTTTTTCTGATCTAATTCCATTTCGGCAATTATATGAGAATTAATAATATTGTCTGGTACATGAATGAATGGAGTTGCACCATTTTCAATTTGAACACTTCGTTGACCCAGAATTTGTGTTTTTTCATACTTTGATAAAATGGGAATAGACCTATGAAATGGGTCAACAATACAATTATTAATCCGAGTTATTCTTGATAACTTGACAACTTCATCTGAATTATGAGAAATTTGTTCAGGATGTGCTCGTTTAATATAATCCATTTTAGACGTCTTTTCAAACTTTTTAAAGTACTCGTCATTCATGTCTGATATATCGCTATAATCCGAGTCATCATCTGATATATCGTCTGTATCATATGAACCATCCGAGTCGTCATCTACTTCGAGATTAATATCACCACCATGCATTAATAAACCTTTCATTTCCTCTTCATTAAATTTTGGCACTTTAACATCAACATCGTCATCATCGTCATCATCATCATCGTCATCATCGTCATCATCATCATCGTCATCATCGCTTACTTCGTTATCTCCATCACTGTTGCTATTAGCATCAACGTCATCATCATCGTCATTATTGCTATCATATTCTTCTCCATCACTATCTTTGTTAACATTTTTTAATAACTCATCCATGTTAATAGAAGACGCTTTTGTATTTGATTCTTGTGGAACAAGTGTAATTTGCTGAAGGTCATCTTCTTTATAAAGTTGAGGAGAGATTGACATTACTGGTTGTTCGTATTATTTATACAAAATATTATATTCAAATGATATAATACTTTTAATTCATTTTTATTTTATAAATAATGGAGTTATAATTCCTGTTATTTTATTAGCATAATATAACAACGATGAAGAATTCACGCATTACTACTAAAAAACATCGTCCGCGTCAGTTGAAAAAACCAAAAACCCAAAAACGAACACAAACAAGACGTAAACAAGTGAAACTTCAATTTAAAAATAAAAAGAATACAAAAAAAAATAAAACAAAATCATTAAACGACCCATATGCGAAAACGTGTTTATTTCCACCAATAGAACCAAATAGTACAGAATTTATACAAGTTTCAAAAAAGCATAAATTGTATGTTGAAACATATGGAACACCAAATGGAAAACCAGTATTATACGTGCATGGTGGACCTGGTGCAGGAATTAATCCATCAATGGCCCGTTTTTTTAATCCAAAAAAGTATTTTATTATTTTGGTCGACCAACGAGGAAGTGGTAAAAGCACTCCGTCTGGTGAACTTGATGGAAATACATCCAATAAACTTATTCAAGATTTTGAATTAATTCGAAAACACTTCTCAATTGATAAATGGATGGTGTATGGTGGTTCATGGGGGTCAACTTTATCTCTTGCTTACGCAATCCATCATCCAGACCGTACTACTGAACTTGTTGTTCGAGGGGTTTTCTTTTGTACACCAAATGAAAATAAATGGATAGGCGAACCAGGTGGTGCTCAACGAATCAATCCAGAGGGATGGGATTATTATGAATCATCACTTCCATCTTCATCAAGAAAAAAACTTGCTAAGTTAAAGTCCAGTACAAAATTTATGAAAGAATTTAAGAAATGTTTTTATTCGGGAACGTCTCAACAACGCGATAAATGTTTACTTGCCTGGAGTGTTTGGGAAGATAGTCTGGCTACCATTAATCGTCTTCCGTTGGAAACGGTAATTAAAAACGTAAAATCAGACAGGTACAAACAAACAAGTAAAATAGAACAACGTTATTTTGAGAATAATTGTTTTTTTCCAAATGGGTATTTTACAAATCCTAAAAATTTACAAAAAATAAAACATATTCCTATAACTATTGTGCAAGGAATGTATGATATGATAACGCCATTTGAAACTGCGTATAAGTTACACAAACTACTACCACATTCTCGTTTTTTCCCAACAATGGCAGGGCATACGGCAATGGACGATGAAAATATAAAATATTTGGTAAAAGCGACTAATTATTACGGGGAGTCATAAGAAGAGTGTCGTGACACTTATAATATTATAACAATTCTTGAACATGACGATGCTGTTATGGGGTTCCTGCATACAGGGCATGTAGCATTCGATACATTCTTAATAATCCATTTAAAAATACACGATTGACAATAAGCGTGTCCACAATTGGTTATTGTATCACATTTTTGTGTATCGCAAATACAGCACTTGCTATATGTGCGTGGGTCATATGATGATAGTTCGATTGTATTAGTTAAGATTCCAGACGTTTGTAAATATCGATTTGTAAGAATATTATCTGGATCTATATAGTCATCGTCATCTGAATCTTGAAAATAAATTTGTCTTGGGCGAATTATTTCTCGAATATTATTATAAGAAATTTCATTGGGTATCATAAGAATATTATTTATATGTTGTGATTGACGTCGTCGTCTATCACTTATCTGAATAATTTCATCACTATCACTCATTATACTAATAAATTATGAATTAATTTAACTTGTACTACCTATTATTGTATGATAATATAATTCATTTTTATTTTTTACACATGTATTATGTATAAAAAATTGATTAATATACGTTTATATAAATAGTAGTAAAGAAAATATCAATAGTACTTATGAGTTTCGATAGACCCCGTTCTAATTCAGTATCACTTGACGATGAATGGTATCAGTTCCTCGTTGATTCAGATAATATGGACAATATTAATATAACTCCAAGTGAATATTTAAAAGAAGAATTTAATATTGGAACTGATGAGTATAATGAAATGATTGAACCCATTGATGGTAATATTTATAGTGATACCAATACTATTAATGACATACCTGATAAAGCACCTCAGGCTGGACCTATCAATATTTCAACTAAATCGCAAATTGTCCAATTGACACATCCATTGGATATTGAGACATTATTTTGGGAACTTCCTGTACAAGAGTTTCACGAGAGAAAAGCTGGTATTATTAAACAAGTATGTAAATTAAAATTATCTACTCCAGACGAAGTAAATAAATTACAAAATAAAATAAATAGACACCCACGAGCCATATCCAGAATTGTATCTTCTAAAGAACTGACCGAGTCTCTTGTTGATACTCAAATTAAAATAACAATTGGATTGTCTGATAAAGATATAACTAAAAAATCCCGTAAACAGACAAACGCGTTTTTAAATAGTATATCACTAACATATAGGTTTGAATACGAAGGAAAATTAACTGAAATACATGCGAAAATGTTCAATACTGGTAAAATTAAAATACCAGGAATTAAATCAAATGATATGTTTTTAAAAGTGACTCACGATTTATTGGGTATTCTTAAAAAAATTATACCAGATATTGAGTATATTAATAAACCAGTTAACGTTATTATTAATTCGGACTTTGTATGTGGGTTCTTCATTGACCGCGATAAATTCAATGCGATTTTAAAAAATAAGTATAATTTACAAACGGTGTACGTTCCATGGTACCCAGGAATTAATTGTAAGTTTTATTATGATTTGAATGATACAACCCATAATGGTCAATCAACAATAAATACAATTGAAAATAAACCTATATCAATTATGATATTTAGGACAGGTAGAGTATTGATTGTTGGGAAATGCGACGAATGTCTTATTCATTACATATACAAATTTATTTCTGATATCATTAGAGATGAATACCTAAATATTCGTCAAGTCAGAGCAGCTCTTCCAGTATCGGCTCAAATAATTTTTGACACTGGTAATAGTAATAATAGTAATTCTGGTATAAACTCAGCTGAACTTAAAAAAAGTCGTAAGCGTAGGAGGAAAACCATCACGATTGATACAAATTTACTGTAAGATTACCTATAATCAATTGATAATAATTTTAATATTCATTAATTATGTAAGTATTTTTTTTGTTATTTTACTAATATATTAAATGGATACGCCATTATCTTCGACTAAAACAAAATCCGTAAACATTATAGGAAAACATCATGCCTATCAAATTAAAAAATTATTGAAATCACAAGATAAATCAAAATCAGATGCACCCGTCGAGAGAAAAGGAATTCAAAAAATTATACAATACAATGATAATATTATGTGTACTGGAGACAATAAAGAGGCGACTCCTTGTATTTTCTCTCATTCTTATCAACTTGAACTAATAAATTCCATAAATATAGAAAATGATCCAGTTAAAGCATGTTATAAAGTAAATCATAACGGGGATAATACTCTATTATCATTGTTATTGTCTGAATTAAGTAAGAAACAATCTGGGTATAAACGGCAAGACCAAACAAATAAATCTCTAAGTAAGAACCCAAACATAGAACCATTAATTACAGTTAATAATATTATTAGTTTATTTGTTCAATCTTCTCTGGTTTGTTTTTATTGTAGTAAATCCGTTTATATTTTTTACCGAAATTCGAGAGAACCATATCAATGGACACTTGATAGAATTGATAATAATAGAGGACATACATTAGATAATTGTGTAATTTCATGCCTTTCGTGTAATTTACAACGCCGGCGAATAAATGATAAAAAATTTTTATTTACCAAGAAGTTAAAACTAACTAAATGTGGTCATCAAGACGACGTTCACGATTAATCGTGCTGATTGCTTCAAGTAACAATTGGTCCATTTGTGATAATTTTTGAAAAATAATACATTCATCCATTGCAAATTGGAAATAATATGGGCCTTTTTTACATACAACAAAGCATTCATCCTTTCCGATTTGAATATTACAAAAAAACGCCCCTCGATTAAGCGAATCCTTTGTAAGTGTTTCGTCTGTTAAAGATATCCATCTTAAATATGCACCTGATTTAAATTCATCAGCCTGGTCAACGTACATATACTCGTCCAATTTATTTAATATTTCTTCTTTATCCTTTGTTGATTTAATAGCCGATATAGAATAAATAACACTATGTTTAACATTCTTAATTTCATCATTTGACATTTCTAAAAGTGGTTTATTTCTGTCGTCGTCCAATGCGTCTTGGAGCTGTTGTTCAATAATGTCGTCATATTCATCGTCATCGCTGTATTCATCATCATTATTTTCAGTTGACATTTTCATGTTATCAAAATTTATATAATATCTTTATATCATATAAATAAACACATAATTCATACATGTTCTCTCTTACGTCTCCTCAAATTAAGTTTATTCTTTTTTGCATTCCTGCACGTTTATTACTCGCACTACTTGCTTACCGAGCACCAATTCAATATTTACCAATGCTTGGGGTACCATTTTTAATCATGTCTATGGGATTTTTAATTCTTTTTTTCGGAAATCTTCGTCAAAAAGCAATTGAAGCTGATGGAGTTACATGGTGGGCAAACCAACGATTATTACATGGAGGGCTTTATTTAATAGCATCTATTTATGCTTTCCGAAAAAGCCGCGATGTTTGGATGCCTCTTATTATGGACGCTTTATTAGGTATATTTCTTGGTATTCGAAAAGGAATATGAGAGAAAATAAATTATAAAAGTTATAAATGTGGGCTTAATAAATTACTTGATTCGTAATAATAAGTATCACTACTATTATCATATTTTAATAATACCGCAAACTTACCAAAATTTTTAGTACCATCAATAGTTGTTATTTCATTATCAAAATTAGATGGTATAAATAAAATTTCATTAACTCCTTTAATTCCTGTCATTATACTATCGGAACCATTATATAATCCCCCATTGGGAAGAATACTAAATTCTGTTCCATTAAAAAATTGTCCAGTACTATTAGTATAACCGCTATAACCTGTAGTTAACACAAGATAATTTCCTAAAACATTCATAGAAGAAATATAATGTGATGAAATTATTTGAAAATTATTAATAGTAAAAGTAGTAGCGTCAACATAACTTATTTTATATAAAGTCGACCCACTAAATGTATACACGTTAGTATTGTAAAGTATAAAATCATTATATATACCGTTTACTATATTCAAGTTATAATAATAATTAGTATTCATGTTAATACTAAATTTCCCAATATTGGTTGTTTCAGTACCATCAACGTTTGTTAATGTAAACCCGTGTACTGTAAAATACATTATATCATTATTAAGTAAAGAATTGATATATAAATTACTATTAGTAAATGAAGAACTAAATGTACTTTTTATTATTTTGTTTGCACTTCCAGAAATGGTTGGTAAATAAAAACTATTATTATCAATATTATATATTAACATAAACTGAGAATTTGTATATTCGGTTTCTCCTAATAATTTTACACGATTAAAAGAACCTATAAACATTAATTCATTCGTACTATAATCAATAATACTTGAAATATATGTTGTTCTATATTGTTCGAAAGAAACACTATCTTCTACATTATTACATATTTCTAATTCTATTCCACTTGGGATAATAAATGTATGTAATTGTGTATTTTTGTTATAACCTACAACATTATAAGTTTCGCCTTCTGGTAAATATGTATTACTAATGTCTTCTGGTGGTTTAATAGCATAATAAATAATATCACCTTTTTCTACTGAATTTTGAAAAGCGGGATAAAAGTCCGTTAAATTATAAGCAGATGGAGATGATTTTACAATACTTGTTACTGTATCACTTGAAGGTGTGTCTAAATTATAATTGGGGTCGGATACTATAGTATAGGATGAAACTGTTGTAGGCCCTTGTGGACCTGTTGGACCTTGTGGGCCTTGTTCACCTTGTTGACCTTGTGGACCTGTTAGACCCTGTATACCTTGTGGACCTGTTGGACCTGTTGGACCTGTTGGACCTTGTGGACCTGTTAGACCCTGTATACCTTGAGCACCTATTGGGCCAGTATCTCCAGTATCACCTTTTAGACCTTGTATACCTTGTGGACCTTGTGGACCTGTTAGACCTTGTGGACCATCAGAGCCTCTTGGACCAGTATTACCTTGTGGACCTTGTGGACCTGTTAGACCCTGTATACCTTGTAGACCATCAGAACCTGTATCTCCAGTATCACCTTTTAGACCCTGTATACCTTGTGGACCTGTTTCACCCTGTATACCTTGAGCACCTGTTGGACCTTTAACTTCACCAACATTAGTCCATCCATCAACATCTGGCGGATTATCTATTGTAGCAACCCATAATTCTACTCCTATAATATAACTGTGACCTATTATAGCATCAGTTGGTAACTCGCATATATCAAGAAGAGCACCTTGAATATTAATTGTTCCTGTATTAACTCCTCCAATAGTTGAACCACTCGGTAGATCTAAAGTTCCGCCAGTTGAACTAATTGCTGCATCACCAATATAAATAGTATTAGCACTAACATAGAAATCTTTAAATCGTTTATCTGCTGAACCAATTGAATAAATATTATCTTGGTCTGGTATTAAATCAGTTGTAATTAGTCCAGAAAAATATCCAGTCTCACCTTGTGGACCTTGTGGACCTTGTGGACCTTCAGGGCCTTCAGGGCCTTCAGGACCTGTATTACCTTGAGAACCAGCAGGGCCAACAGGACCTTCATCTCCTGAATTTCCCTTAACACCTTGTATACCTTGAGTTCCTGGATTACCTTGTATACCTTGAGTTCCTGTATTTCCAGTATCACCTTTCTGGCCCACAGGGCCTTGTTCACCTTGTTGACCTTGTTCACCCTGAGGACCTTGTTCACCCTGAGGACCTTGTTCACCCTGAGGACCTTGAGCACCCTGAGGACCTTGAGCACCTGTTAGACCTTGTTCACCCTGAGGACCTTGTTCACCCTGAGGACCTTGTTCACCCTGAGGACCTTGTTCACCCTGAGGACCTTGTTCACCCTGAGGACCTTGAGCACCTGTTAGACCTTGAGCACCTGTTAGACCTTGAGCACCCTGAGGACCTTGTTCACCCTGAGGACCTTGTTCACCCTGAGGACCTTGAGCACCTGTTAGACCTTGAGCACCTGTTAGACCTTGTTCACCCTGAGGACCTTGTTCACCCTGAGGACCTTGTTCACCCTGAGGACCTTGTTCACCCTGAGGACCTTGTTCACCCTGAGGACCTTGTTCACCCTGAGGACCTTGAGCACCTGTTAGACCTTGTGGACCTTGACTTCCACTACCAGTGTTTTTTTTTGAACTTGTTGAAAAAGATTTTATGCCTGGAATACTGTTCCTTTTACTATTCATATTATATACTTTACAAGTTTATATATTATACTTTAATATTTAAAAAACATAATTTCATTGGTTTATTTTATTTATAATAAAAAATGAAATAATAGAATATAAATACTATTTAGTATAATAAACAATGTCAGACTACTCTAAAATCATCGGTGTTCAATTTAGTTTACTTTCACCCGAAGAAATTCTTCGAGGGTCGGTGACGGAAATTACAAGTAAGGATACATATAATAATAATAAACCAGTCCTTGGTGGTTTGTTTGACCCTCGAATGGGTGTAATTGACCATGACCTATTGTGTCCAACCGATGGTCATAATCATATGAAAACACCAGGGTATTTTGGTCATATTGTTTTAGCCAGACCCGTATTTTATATGCATTTCATGAAAGATATTTTGAAGATTTTAAAATGTGTGTGCTTTAAGTGTAGTAAGTTATTAATTAGTAAAGAATCACATAAACATGTGTCGTCTTTGCCAAGTGATGCTCGGTGGGCATATATTTCTAAATTAGCTGGTGGAATTACTCGTTGTGGTGAATTAACAACAGACGGTTGTGGCTGTCTACAACCCACAAGTATTGTAAAAGAAGGACTTGCTACAATTAACGCTGAATGGAAAAGCAAAATTGAGACAGATGACCCAGTAATGCCCACTAAACAAGTGACAAATTCGCTCGTATTAACTGCTGAAATCGTTCTTAAAATATTCAAACGTATTTCGGACGACGATGTTGATTTTATGGGGTTTAATTCAATCTGGTCTCGACCAGAATGGATGATTTGCCAAGTTATGATTGTTCCTCCTCCATGTGTTCGTCCGTCTGTGAAACAAAATGACCAACAACGCTCAGAAGATGACCTTAGTCATATTTTAGTCGATATTATCAAAGCGAATAAGATGCTTCAAGAAAAAATCCAAACTAATGCATCGTCCCATAGCATTGACGACTGGACTACTTTACTACAATATTATGTAGCGTCTCAGGTTGATAATAATATTAAGGGGTTTTCACCCATGGCACAACGGTCAGGGCGTTCACTTAAATCAATCAAAGACAGACTTATTGGAAAACCTGGACGTATGAGAGGAAATTTGATGGCTAAACGTGTTGACTTTAGTGCTCGGTCGGTTATTACAGCTGACCCGAATATTTCCATTCGTGAATTAGGTGTTCCTCTTTCAGTAGCAATGAATTTGACCAAGCCGGCCGTTGTGAATAAACGAACCAAATCATATTTACTGGGATTAGTAAGAAATGGTCCAGATGTTTACCCAGGAGCAAAAAGTATTGTGACCAAGATGGGTGAAATAAGTCTTAGAGTGATTGATAGAAACTCAATTGTTCTTAATGATGGTGATATTGTTCATAGGCACATTATTAATGGAGACATGGAAATTTTCAATCGTCAACCAACACTCCATCGTATGAGTATTATGGGACACGTTGCTCGCGTTATGATGAAAGGTGAAACGTTTAGGTTAAATGTTGCCGATACTAAACCTTATAACGCTGATTTCGACGGAGATGAAATGAATATGCACATGCCACAGAATGGCGAGGCTGAAATGGAGTTACGACAGCTTGCTGCTATTCCGTATCAGATAATCAGTCCTGGTAATAATTCATCTATTATTGGTATTTTCCAAGACTCAATGTTGGGATGTTATAAATTTACTCAATCGGGATTGCGTTTTGATGCTCGAACGGCTATGAATTTACTGATGTCAATCCCGAATGTTAACGAAAATAAAGTTTTTGAAACTATTCGTACAACTGGCGCACTTACGAATTTTGAGTTACTTAGTCATATACTACCACCTATGACAACCAAAAGGAAGACATCGAAATTTGATTTTGAAAAAGACGATTATGCTACATCTAATAAAGTACTTGAAATTAAAAATGGTGAATATATTAGAGGACAATTGGATAAAGGCTCACTTGGAGGTCGCACAAAGGGAATACTTCAACGTATTTGTAATGATTTCGGAAATATGGCGGCGTCGAATTTTATCGATAATATCCAAAATATTGTAACCGATTATTTGAAAACCGCATCATTCAGTGTGGGTGTTGGAGATTTACTTATTACCGAAAAGACGTCTAATAAAATTATCGATGTTATTAATACTAAAAACGCGGAAGTGGCAGAATTGATTGACAAGGTCCATTTGGGAATTTTTAAGAATACAACAGGATTAAGTAATCAAACGGCGGTTGAAACGGGTATTAAAAATATCTTGGATAAATCGCGTTCGGAATCTGGTCGTGTTGGATTGAATGGATTATCAGATGGAAACCGATTTTATGAAATGGAACGTGCTGGTTCAAAGGGTTCAACGCTTAACATCACATTTATGGTTGCTTGCTTAGGACAGCAAGATATTGAGGGAAAACGAATTCCTTATGGATTTGACAGTAGAACACTCCCACATTATACAAAGTATGAAGACACTGGCGTTGCTCGCGGTTTTGTTGAAAATTCTTATTTAAATGGATTGTCGCCTCAAGAATTATACTTTCATGCTATGGGTGGTCGTACTGGTTTGATTGATACCGCAGTTAAAACCGCTGTTACGGGATATATTCAACGACGATTTATAAAGGCCATGGAAGATTTAGTTGTTGGTTATGATATGACAGTGAGAACTAATACAGGAAACGTTATTCAGTATATTTGCGGAAACGATTGTTTCGATACAACCAAAATGGAAAGTCAACAAATTCCACTTGTGAATATGTCAATTGAGGAAATATATGCTCATTACGCTCTACCAAAAACATCTGGCGGAAGGACAAAGACGTTAACGCATATTTTAACACCTGAAGCTATGACGAGAACAAAATCTCAAACAAAAAAATTAACAACCGTTACAAAAACATACATTGATTTTATGATTGAGAAGAAGGGAGAACTTATTAAACATGTGTTTAGGTATACAAATAAATCGGAAGTTCATTGTCCTGTTGCGTTTTCATATATCATTGATAATATTTGCGGGCAATGCGGTATCGATAAAAACAGTACTCGTTCAGATGTTACTGTTATGGAAGTATTCACTATGATGGAGCATTATATTAATCTACTTGACAGTATGCATTATGGAAAGCCTAATATGCTATTTAAAACATTGTACTACTTTTACTTGTCACCTAAGGTACTTGTATTGGATAGACGAATGACTAAAACCTCCCTTACTCTTCTATTTGAAACAATTGTGCTTATGTACAAACGCGCTTTAATCGCACCAGGTGAAGCAGTTGGAATTATTGCTGGCCAAAGTATTGGAGAAGTATCAACTCAAATGACCCTTAATACCTTTCACTTTGCGGGTGTTGCGTCTAAATCAAATGTTACTCGTGGTGTTCCTCGTCTTGAAGAAATCACCAAGCTTACATCAACTATTAAAAATCCATCCATGACGGTGTATATGAAAAAGTCCGAGGAGACAGATAAAGATAAGGCATTGGCGACGATGCATATGCTTGAACATACTCCACTTAATTTGATTGTGGAAAGCGTTAGTATTGTATTTGACCCTCGTGACACTAATACACGAATTGAAGAAGATACTGATATGATTGAAAAGTTCAAAAGGTTTGAAGCACTAATGGAAGAATGCGCGAGTACAAATACCGACACTGATACAACTGAAGGTGTTTCAGATACTAATAATACGGATAATACAAAATCAAAATGGGTTATTCGTATTGTGATGAATGCAAAGGAAATGCTCAATAAGAACATAACTATGGACGATGTTCAGTTTACGCTTAAAACAATATATGACGACAAATTCGATTACATTTATTCTGATTTCAATTCGGATGAGCTTGTGTTCCGCCTTAGACTTTCAAATATACTGGAAAATCCAAAGAGTGATAGTACATCTAATGCTGCACCATTGGACCAAGCTGACCAAATATACCTTCTTAAAAATATTCAAGAAACTCTTCTTCAGAATGTGGTTTTGCGTGGTGTACCCAAAATTAAAAGCGCTCGAGTTAGAACTGTCAAAAACACAATGGTAGAGGAAAATGGAGGGTTTGAAAAACGCGATATATGGGTACTTGATACGGTAGGAAGTAATTTACTGGGTGTTCTTGCGCTGGATTTTATCGACCAAGAGCGAACTACAAGTAATGATATTATGGAAATTTATAATGTTCTCGGTATTGAAGCCGCAAGAAATGCGATTATTACCGAATTGATTGAAGTAATTGAGTTTGACAATACATATGTAAATTATCATCACTTTAATCTACTGGCTGACCGTATGACATACCGTTCAAAGATGATGGCGATTTCTCGTAATGGGTTAAATAACGACGATATTGGACCAATTGTCAAGGCATCATTTGAGGAAACACCCGAGATGTTTATGCGAGCCGGAAAATTCGGAGAATTGGATACGTTAAATGGTGTATCAGCAAATGTTATGTGTGGTCAAGAAGGAATGTTTGGGACTAATGCGTTTCAGGTTGTATTGGACTTGGAACATATGGAAACATTAAATGCTCAAAACGAATATACACCACCTAAGAAATATGACGAAGAAGTTGATGAAGCATTCATGATGGATAATGTTGATGGTTCATCCAATGTGTCCACATCTGTAATTAATTCTGATAAATGTAGCGTGAATAAAATCACTATTAGAAATAACATTGCCAATATTATTGATAAGACATTAGAATCAGATGATGAAGAATATGACCCAGGATTTTAAGTAATTAAATAATAAATAGTAACATAAAAATAAGATAAATACAATATATTATTTTTTTATTTTTTTATAACATTATATCTGTTAGTATCACATAGTATGGACCGAAATATTTTATTTTGTCACATTCCCAAATGTTCGGGGACCAACATCGCACATAACTTAAATGAATGTCCAAAAATAAAAAACAGGTACACGGTTCTGTTTCATAAAAAATTGAAATACGATATAGAATTGTATGCTTCATTTTACAAGTTTGCTGTAGTGAGAGACCCAGTTGACCGATTAATCTCCCTGTATTTTTTTTTGACCCAGTTCAACGTTACGCCTCAAATATTTGTCAAATATAACATTACCGACGTGATTTCGTTTTTAGACAATTTTAAACATTTTTACAAAATTGAAATACAACCCGTTTTAGAGGATAAACGTCGTTGTCCCAATTATTTGTATATTGATTTACTGTATTCAGGGTTTATTCCACAACATACATTTGTGTGCGACGACGACTTTAATATATTAGTGGATGACATAGTTCGTTTTTCAAATGTGGATGAATTCTTATTTAATAAATTTGGAATTGTAAATAATACGCGAATAAATGGACACAGTCATTCAAACGACGATTATGCTTCATTTACCACTCCCCAACATAAAAAAGATATTCACGAAATATACAAAAATGATTACGAACTGTTTTTTAATGAGTAGAAAATATTAATAAAAAATATAAAATATATGTTTTTTAATGAGTATTATATTCATTATATAATATATAATGAATATTCATTATATAATATATAATATATAATGAATATTGGTGGAATTATTTACAGTCCGGACGGACTTATTGCTTCCGGAATATCTCCTGAAAATACCATTGAAAACCTGGAAGTGAGAGA